GTATTGAAAAGCGAAGAGTTCAAGAAAAGAATCAAAGCAACAAACTTAGAAAGATATGGATGTTGCTATATAGGAGGGAGTGTATGTATCAAAGAAAAGAAGGAAAATACATGCATAGAAAGATATGGTGTTAAGTCATACTTTAACAGCAATGATTTTAAAGAAAAGAAGAAAAATGCATGCATAGAAAGATATGGTGTTGATAATCCATTCAAGTCCAATAAAATACAACAACAAATAAAGGAAACAAATATAAAGAAATATGGGGTAGATAATCCATTTGTATCTCCTATTTTAAGACAAAAAGGAATAAAGACAATGATAAAGAAATATGGTAGCCCTTACATTTCTCAGACTAAAGACTGGAAAGAAAATATGTCTAGATTAATGTCTAGTGAAGAAATGCAAGAGCATAGATACGCTATCATGAAGAAAAATCATTCCTTTATGGGTTCTATATCTAAAGCAGAGAAGAAAGTGCTAGAGATGCTGAAGACTGTCTATCCTGACATCATCCATCAATATAGAGACAATGAGAGATATCCTTGGAACTGCGACTTCTATGTTCCAAGCAAAGACTTGTTCATAGAATACCAAGGCTACTACACTCACAACACACATCCTTATAATGATGACAATGAAGAAGACAGAAAAGAAGTAGAAAGACTTATATCGAAGTATGGTGAAGATAGTCAGACAGTCACTATATGGACTAAGAAAGATGTAGAGAAGCGAACTACTGCAAAGAAGAACAACTTGCATTATATAGAGTTCTTCAGTATAAAAGAAGTTGAAAAGTACATAGAGAATCCTATATTTTGATTGAACATTAATAAGAAGAAAAATGGAACAGAACAAGAAGATAGAGTTTAGTGATGACATCAAGAAGTTGCTAGCAGAGAAATACCCAAATAAAGACATATACAATATGTCATTAGAAGAACTTAAAAAGTTCAGAGAAACAATTGAAGAGTTGCGAGAAGAATACTTCATGTTAGAAATAGCGCAAAAACAGCTTGGAAATGCGAGTTATGGTGCGTGCGCGAACCAGTTCTTCTATTATTATAATCCGAGGTTGGCCGCAGATATAACCGGAGAGTGCCGTGTCCTGACAAAGTTCATGTGGAATCGTCTTGAGAAGTTCTTCCATGAAGACATTTGGGAACGCAAAGACTTATGGAAGAAGTTCAATTTTGAATTGGATCCATCAAAGAAAGAATGGTATTCGAACAAAGTCGTGAGCACATATAGTGATACCGACTCCGTTTATTCTTCTTATGGAGACTTCTTTAGATGTTGGACAGAAGAAGCATTGAAGACAGTTCCTGACAGAGATAGTAAGATCAATTGGATATTGAAGTTCAATCAAGAGTTTCTTGACAAGCAGAATACTGAGTGGATGGATGAGATGTACAATCCTAGACATGCTAAGTCAGTTCATGCATTTGAGCTTGAGACAGTCTCAGAAGCAACTATTGTATTGAAGAAGAAGAAATATTTGAAAGCAATGTCTTATTCGAAAGGCAAGTGGTTCACTCCATCTAAGATAACAGGTGTAGGTGTTGAGCTCATCAAGTCTACTTCTCCTAAGCTTGCTAAAGAGATAATCACAGACATGACTCACTCATTAGTGTATGAGACTACTGACATGGATCCTCAAGCATACATGATATACTTCAATCAGAAATTAGAGAAGTGGAAGAAGAAGTTCTGGAGCGCTGCTATAGAAGATATAAGTCAATCCATAGGAATAGGTGCTTATAAGAAATACGTTCTCGAAGACAAAGACAATCTTGTTCTTGCTAAGAAAGCTCCAGTGTCAGTGAAGTGTGCAGCGCGATTCAATCATCTTGCCCACTTGAACAATGAAGACAACAAGAGAATGCTATCAGGAAAGATCAAGTACTACAATATCAGACTAGGCTCAGGAAAGAAATCAGAAACTGATTACTTCGGATATCCATCTGGAGAGCTTCCATCTTGGGCTCCTGAGTGTGACAGAGCAACACAATGGGCGAAGAATGTGATAGAGCCATTGAATAGATTCCTTGAAGCAATGAACTTCCCTACGGTGAATGGAAATGGAACATTGCAATTTGACTTGTTTGGTTAGAAGTAACATTTGAGATTATTTTTAACTAAATGAGATAATCACTAAATAAAGATATGGCTAAGAAAGAGAAAGCAATAGCACAAGAATCTATCACAGAAGATGTGAAGAACTCAACTGTTGTATTGAATGACAATACAAGTGACAATGAAGCAAACTGTCCAGTCCACAATGACACTGCTTGTGAATGTGAGCCTGGTCATTGTCCTAACAAGAATTGCAAAGATGGAAAGTACTGGACTGTAGCAACAAAGACTGACAAGTACCAGTATCACTTTGATGAGAACTTTGCTACAATAGAGCAAATTGATACTAATCCGGATGCTGATCATCGTCAAGCAAATCCTAGCTATGAAGAGAAAAAAGATACAGAACCTACACCAACTCCTAATCCAGATGATGACAAGAAAGATGACACACCATCATCTGATGAGTGTCCTAATGACTTAGAAGAGCCATGGGCACATGACAAAGTAGGTGAGTTGAGAGAAGAGCTTCATCTTCACACAGGATCTAACTATGATGTAGTAGATGCTTGGATAGAAGACATCAAGAATGAGCAAGATGCTGATACTAAAGCGGCTAAGATTGCTCATGTAGCATGGCACATTCCTACAGGAGGACATCATGCAATAAAAGCACACCATAAAGACTTGATTGTTGCTGAGCTTAAGAAGTTGTAACAATTGCTTGTTTGTTGTTGCTACTATTGAAATAATCATCTGTTACATCCTATATTTGTTATGTTAATTAATCTAATTTCTAAATAGACAATATTATGTTCAATGGATTTGTTTCATTATATAAGAAAGATGATAAGAGTCATCTTTTCTTCTTTCCTGGAATAGATGACAATGGAAAGCCCATATTCATGTCACTAGACATGACTAACATCAGCAACAACTACACATTCATCAAGAATTCTGATGGATCTATAGACTATGCATTTGATGAAGATGTGTCTAAAGTGACAGCAGACTTGATATACAAGAAGACAGGACTTGCTTATCGCATGACTGTACATCTATAAGACTTTGACATGATATACACAGAACATAAAGACCACTCATTCATATATGTGAAAGGATGTCCATCTAATCCAGTAGGCGTGATGAACAGACTTATTGCGTGTGGAGGTGTAGCATTTGATGAGTTCAAGTCAATTGAGCTTGCTAATCCGCACCACATATTCTACATTGATTTCCATGATGGCAATCACATCAAGTACATGGAAGATGATTCTATGCTATGGGAATCATTGAAGGATGTATGGAAAGAGTTGCCTCCATTGAATGTGATAGACAAGTATCCTGAGTCATGGGAAGAAGCAGTTGACAACTTCTATGAAGCTTCTTCTTATGAAGATGATGAGAAGTCAGACTTGAGAGATGACTTGTATGAGCTAGGAAAAGTCATTGTTTTGCGAGACTTGTACAGAAAAGGATGGGTACCGTCTCATGATGGAAGTCCATTCTGGTATGTCGGTCTTCACAATGATGAGCTAGACATCAGGAAAGGAAATGCATGGAATGCATTGCTCTCTTTCCAGAATGAAGAGATTGCTAACTTGTTCTTGCATACTTTTGAGAAGTCTATAGAGAATGTGAAAGAATACATATAGAATACATTTATAAAAGAACATATCTCCTTTCTGGATGCAGTTGCTCGTGATGAGTAGCTGCATTTTTTTTTGAAATTTCATCACTTATTTTTGAAATTTCTAGAACATTGCCTATATTTATCATGTCTAAAATAAAGTTGAACAATTTAAATAATGATTATCATGACATACAACGAAATCAAGAACAAGTTTACATCAATTGAGTCAATCAACTCTCGCTTTGCCGAGATCGAGAAACTATATGATGAGAAGAACAAGAAGCTGAATGAAGTCGATGACAAGCACTTTGAGTTGATCAAGTCTTTCTTGAGTGAGAAACTCAATTCTACTTATGAGCTAAAGTCTCTCACTCCTTCTAACATGAGACTGTATGTTGGAAATGACACTTTCTACTCAATTCAGTTCTGGTTTGGATATGATGTTCTTGATTGGAAGAATCCTGACAATCTAACCTGGAAGTTTGAGATGAACATCGCATCTTGCGGAAACTTCTCTGTCAATAGCAACTCTGATGACAGAATCTTCAACTACTACAACACTATTGCTACTATTCTTTCTGATGTAGATCTCAGAACATCACTAGAGAAGAAAGTGAGAGAGTATGCTGATGAGATTGAAGAGACTAGAAAGCTAACAAGAGGTCTTACTTCAGAGAAGCAGCAACTTGAGATACTCAAGAAGAACTTAGAGAAAGAAAGCATCGAGGTTGGCTATTACGAAGAAGCAAAGAATGCTTCTGACAAGACTCAGCTTGTGATAATTGACAAGAAAGCTAATCTAGAGAATTGCAAAGCAACACACCGCGGTACTCCAGTCACATTCCATTCATCTCTCATGCCTAACAATGCTTATGAAGAAGCCTGCAAGAAGTGCAAAGAGATGAACAAGATGAACAAGAATGCAAGATACATTGCAACTGAAGTACGTTACATCAAGTTCAACTAATCAATACAATACACATTATGAGCAACAACATATCTTATGAAGAGAACTTAGCAGTGTTCAACTCCGGAAAGCAACTCAAGTACAGAAAGACAATGATGGAAACTTGACATGGATTGACAAAGTTCAGTATGTAGGTCAGAGAATTGTTTCATCTAGTTGGTTCTCCAGAAAATTGGAGACTATCAATTTCTGTGATGAGCATGGAGAGCAGACTTACTTCGACAATGCTAGAGACATCATAGACTGGTTCAAGCATCTTGATGGAGAGAAGACTAAAGTGGTTAAGTCATACAGTTTAGAAGCAAAATAAGAAAATCATGGAAATATTAGTGAATGGAAAGTACAACAAGGACTGCAAGATATTTGCAAAGACTATAGAAGATGAAGCATTGAAGACTATCTACTCTATATGTGACTGTCCAGCATTCAAAGATCAGAAGATGCGAATCATGCCCGATGTGCACCAAGGTTGTGGAATTGTCATTGGATTCAGCTCCACTATAGATGAAGACAATCCATTGATCAATCCATCACATGTTGGTGTTGACATTGGTTGCCAAGTGACTTGCTTAGAAATGTCAAAGCCTTGTCCTGAAGAAAGCTATCCATTGCTCGAGCATCGATGGAAGAAGTCTATTCCTATGGGATTCTCTATATATGACAAGAAGATTGCAGAAGAGAAGAAGTTCTACAAGATGTGCAACGCTGCTATAGACTGGGCTATTGCATCTACTAAGCTTGTCAACAATGTCCACATAGATGAGAAGTACATCTCTAAGATGCTCAAGAGAATTGGGATGGATGAAGGAACTTTCTGGAAGTCATTAGGAACAGTAGGTGGAGGCAATCACTTCTTGTCTTATGATACTGATGATGACAGAAATGGGTACATCATGATACACTGTGGATCACGCAACTTCGGGCTGAAGGTAGCAAAGTACTGGATGAGTGTTGCTGCTAAGCCATATCATGTTGACACTTCTTCTTTGGCTAAAGAGATAGAGAAGATAAAAGATTCTTATCCTAAGTCAGAGTGGAATGCTAGAATCAAAGAAGCAAAAGAGACAATAGTGTCATTGGTTCCAACTGGTTATCTTTCAGGTAATGATGTAGTAGGTTACTTGACTGACATGGTGATAGCACAGACTTATGCTAACTACAATCATGCATTGATATCCGAGAAGATGATAGAGATCTATAGAAAGATTGTCAAAGGTGCAAAGGTAATCAATACCATCAATACTATGCACAACTACATAGACTTTGATGACATGATTATCAGAAAAGGTGCAGTCAATGCTAGCTATGGTCGTCGTCTTGTCATTCCTATCAACATGAGAGATGGTGTCTTGATATGTTGTGGAAGAGGAAATGAAGACTGGAACTGCACTGCTCCACACGGCGCTGGTCGACTAATGTCTCGTTCTTCTTCTAAGGAGAATCTTTCTATGGAAGAGTTCAAAGAAGAGATGAAAGATGTCTATTCAACATCTGTCAACAAGTCAACTCTTGATGAGTCACCTATGGCTTACAAGCCTATGCAGGAAATAATTGATGAAATTGATCCTACTGTTCAGATACTGAAACGAATCAAAGAACGCATCAATATCAAGGCGAGTGAATGAGATGCTCGCAGAAAGCCGCTGGGTGGCCTTTAGGCGCCGCTGGCGGCCGCGAAAGTACTTGAGTTATAAATTATGAACCTGGGACTTTTTCGCGGCCGCCAGCGGCCTATTTAGCTTTATTTTGAAATTTCTTCTACTTTTACTATCTTTAGATTGCTTAATACATATATTCATAAAATGAAATACTTATGGACTAACAAAGAAATACATGTTGGAGACTTGTGTCTACTAGTGTATGGAGCAGAAGACATACCTAACTCTAAAGGAAACAGAGTTCCAGACATGAAGCTCATTCCTGTACGGATATCTAAGTATGATGAGAAGACAAAGGAATGGTGGATTGACTTGTACACTATCAAGAACAGAAAGTTTGTTCCATTGGAAGTAGGACCAGACAAGATAAACTGCTTGATATCAACAAGAGAAAGTGGTATCTTAGGAAGATTGATTCCATACAACTGGCTAGAAGAAATCAACATCAACTATAGAGACAAACATTAAATACATTAAGATTATGATAAAGTTTGAAGTAGTAGGAGTACAGTACAAGAATGATGAGCATAGTCAAGCACTTGCTACAGTCATCTATGCTAAGATGAACATGCTTGTCATCGGGTTAGAAGAAGCTAAGCACATCAGTGCAATAGTAGTAAGATGCAGTGACTTTCACAACATAGTAGAAGTATGGAAAGAGCTTTGTCATGCAGCTCAGTACTTCAACTGCAAGATGATATGTTGGCACCACAATTGCCAGTTCATAGTCTATCCTGACTCAGATGAGAACTTGATAGATGAGTGGGCATACTATATCATTGACTATCGACTTCTGAAGTTTGGTCCTTATGCTCCTATCAAGAAGAAGAGCTATGAAGCATTCTGCGATGCATACTCTTCTTCTAACAGAGCACTCAATAGACTATATAAAGAAATCAAAGAACAGAAGAAGAAGAGAGCTAGCATCATCTATGACAGATTTGCTTTTGATGTCAAAGATGAGATTGGCATGAGTGACATTGATGCAGGCACCCCAAAAGTTGTCGAGAAGAACATCAATGCTATATTGAAGATGGTGATAGGAATTCATGACAAGTCTAAAGAGAAGTACTTGTCTGACTTCAAGTATGACTTAAGTGACAACTATACTTGGTGCTGTGGTCCTAACAACAGAAAGTTTAAAGTGCAAGACTATCTATTTGAAGAGTGGCTTGATTCTATTGATGAGATGAAAGGAAACTATGGAGAGAACTATGAGATAGCAGCACTCTACATCAAGAAGTATCTGATGAAGAAGCTTGGAATGGATGAAGAGAAGTTCCAAGACACATACTACAACTATTTTGCAAACTTAATTAAGAATCATGATTGACATGACAGAAGAACTAAAGAAAGCAGCAAGCTATTTCTATGTAGAGAAGATCTACATGAAGGATAGAAAGACTGGAGAGCTTGGAATGCATTTTAGCAATCCGAGGAACATGAAGCTTTCCTATGCACTAGATGATAAGTATAAAGTTGACTGGGAAGATGTTGATGCTATTTATTGCACAGTAGAATATGTTGAGAATAAACTATATACTATTGACAATATTTGCAAGCATTGGAAACATGCTTGTTCTATAGCAAGAGAACTGAACTGCAAAGTAATCTACTATATAGCATGTTCTAAGTTCATAGTAAGTAGTGAGTCGAATGAGTACATGATGGATGAGTTGATGCCAAAGCCATCATTCTTCAATAGCTACTACAATTGTGACTACTTCCTTCATAGTAGATTTGAAGACTTTGACTGCAATGCAGACATCATCATCAAGATGAAGATGAAGCAAGTAGGTCCTGTCAAGATGCCATTGTTGACAAAGCAATACTTTGAGTACATGGACAATCACAATAGCTTCATTTATAGAACTAACAGATTGCTAGTAGAAGTAGAGCAAGAATACAAAGCTATTGCTTACATGAAATACAAGAGTTACTTGAAGCTAGGAGAAAGTTACAATGACTTGGAAGTTGACGGAAAAGAAATAGAGTCATTTTCTGATAACAACAAGAAACTTGCTAGTAAGTTGCTCAAGATAGTATATGCGGTGTTCGATCACTTTGAGTACATGTCAAGTCCGGAGTGTGGAGTGGTATCATCAGATGATGCTTGGAATGCTATAATGGAAGAGATCAACTTCATCATTGCATATCAGTTTGCTACTGAGACTAATGACAAGAACTTGAAGTACATCATCATTGCTATTAAAAATCATTGCATCAACAACAACATGATACCAGATCCATGGGAAGAGTTAGAGAATATGAGATGGACAGACAAAGAATATATAGAAAAAATTAAGAAAAAAATGATCAAAGTTTGAAATTATTTAGTTTGATTCTATATTATTCATGTCAATAAAATAATAACAAATTAAATAATGATGATTATGATTACAAACAACACATACAATGCTCTTGAGAATCTTCTTTTAGATAATGTTAAGTTAGTCAAGATCAAAGACTTAGCACCTAATTATGCAGACAGTGTATCGGCTACATTCTCTATTGATAGTTTTGATGACACTATCATCATGACACTTACTAGAGCAGAATATGATGATGATCTTGACCTTCCAGTGAACAAGAGCAAGTCATTCAAGCTAGATCCAGAGAAAGAGTATGAGTTCATGGATGTGTCTGAAAATCCTATTCTTGATACTATCAACTTCATGTTAGAGCAATTGCAAGATAAGCTCAATGAAGAGTATGGAATTGCTCCTATCGGAACTACTAAGCTTAAGAATTCTAATGCATTAGAATTCTAAATCATTTTTGAAATTTAATTCAACTTTCCTATATTAAAACTGTAAATAAAACGAAGTATAGCATAATAATGACTAATAATTATGACAGTAAGTAAAGAACAAGCAGAAAAATACAACAAGATGCATAAGTATTCTGACACTAACTATGAGAACAAGCCACAGAGAGTTCCTAATCCACATGAGAAGTTCATGTTCTTTGATGATGGAAAAATTAGTCTCTCTAGAATGTACCAAGCAGAAGTTCTTCGTACATATAAACCAAATGAAGCTCCAGAGTTTGTGAAGCAAGCTCTTCAAGACAATGACTGTGACTGGATTTATGCAAAAGATGAGAATGGCAAGTATGTGACTGATGTCTACATTGAGTGCAACATTCCTAAGTATGATGACAATCACATCTGGTTTGCAAGAACTAAAGATGGTGGATTCTTCAGTCTAGACATTCAATCTGGTTGGCAAGGTGGAATCTTAGATGTAGATGGCCGACTAGAAGGCTACATTGAGTCACTCAATGACTAATGCTTACTAAGCAACTAAACAAACATATATATTTATAAATTTATTAAAAGAAGATAAGAATTATGAAGAATGTAAAGAACACATCAAACTTGAAGTATGCAATGTTGTCAAATGGACTTGTAGTGAACATGGATCAGATTGTAGGAGTCCAGCCTAATCCAGACAAAGAGAATGAGTTCTATGTGCATACTACTACAGCTCAGTACTACAAGATCAATGCATCTGACTATGCATACTTGGTGACTTACGGACTTGGGCTTAATATTGAAGCTGCTGAAGAGAAGAAGTAAAGACTATTTGTGAATTAGATATATAAAATCATGAGGCAATTGCAACCTCCTTTCTTTATGGACATTAGTCGTGATGATTAGTGTCCATTTTTTAACTTAATTAGATGAATAATCATGGACAAGAAATTCAATACATACGTGTTCTATCTAGACAGTGACCATACAACTACTAACTTCAACACGTTAGATGATGTGAAAGCGCATGTGATAGACATCTTTGGTGTAGATCAGAGTCGTGTAGTGATTGAGAAAGATGTTGATGTTGCAGGACATAGCAATGTTTCTATCAAGGACAAGTTTGGAGACTTAGTTCGTGTTGTCGGATTTGTATATGGGTCTATTTGGTAAGCAACTATGGAAACAAGAATAGTAAAAGAGACAAAGCAACTGACTTATGAGAAAGTTGCTTATGTGGCATATGATTTCTATGGAAATGAAGTAGAGCTAGACAATGAAGATGCCGCTCATGCATTAGAAGGTGCTGTGTCAAAAGCAAAGATAGCACATAACTACATCTGCAAGTCAACAGAACTAAAGTACATCACGCCTAAAGGAATCAAGAAAGGTGACATAGTCAAAGTTGTCACTTACTGGCCAGAACAAAAGAAGACTACTACAACTGAGTCTATTGGTGTATATGATGGAATAGAGATAGAAAGATTTGATAGTGTTGATGGTAGTCCAGCATATCAGATTCTATTGAGCAACAAATGGTCACCTGGATTGCATGCAACTGCTAGAGAATACCCATACCAGTGGATTCCTCAAGTATTGTCTAAGTCTTCCTGCTCATTCAGACCAATCAATGACAATGTCCATTGCTATGAAGAAATCTTATTAATTACTGAAGAAGAAAAGAAGAAGTATGCTGAAGCAATTCTAGAAAATGCAAAATATAGTTAACTAAATTTAACATTAGTTAAATGAAATAATCATTGATTACTTTCTATATTATGTTCATGAGACAATTATATGAGTATGATATAAAAAGTGCCACGTATCAAAGTAACTATAAACAAAGCTAACACTAAGCGTATTGTTGACTTTGTCAAGAGATTGAAGAAAGAATGTCCACAATATGGGCAATGGAAAGGAGAAGAAGATGAGTTCTATTTGTCATGGTTCCAAATCATGAAAGATGAGATTCGTTCTATAAGAGACTGCCATGACAAAGACATCATAGAAGCATACATATCTGAAGCATTGAGAGTAGCTCCTATGATGACTTCAATTGATCCTAAGTCACTTTATCTTGCATCTAAGAAAAAAGCAAGAGCAGCATTAGTAGAGAAGTACACTAACAAGACTTTTGACAACAACATAGACAGATATTTCAATGAGGTGAAGAAGCAGTACATTGAGCATCCTCAGAATGAGTGTGATGACTTAGTGTTCTGTGATGAGAATCGAGAAATATTCTTGAAGAACAATCTGAAGCTTGTAGTGAACTGTGCTAAGCGGTACCAGAACTTAGGATTGCCATTTGAAGACTTGATACAAGCAGGAAATGAAGGGTTGCTACTTGCTTTTGAGAAGTTTGATGTTGACAAAGCAAACTTGAGAAACAAGATAATGGACTTAGCCAGACAAGAATGTGCTAGCTTGCTGTATATATCACATGAGAGAGCAGAAAGTGTCATACGTGAAGGATTCACTTATGGAAAGTTGCTAGACCAGACACTTGAGAAGTTGCCTAAAGATGGATTTGATTGCTTAGATGACTTCATCACTTGGATAAAGAAGAATGTGAAGACGGCGGTGTTTGCTTCTGTTGCATTTCAATGGATACGTGCGTCTATATTGATAGAAATTACTAAGAAAGGTTCAGTGATTTCTATTCCAGGAAAGAATGCTATGTCATCAGTAGTGCGACTAGATAGCATGAACCCTTACACTGAAGATGTGTATCATGACAATGACATGTCAAAAGTAGCAAATGAAGAGTTCATCATAGAAGACAACAAGCTAGATGAAGAAGAGAGACAAGACACACTTCGATCTATAATAGATGATGCTATGAAGGACATGAAACCTAATGAGAAGAGATTCTTGAGAAAGAGATTTGGCATTGGACTTCCTTATAGCATGTCGGTGTCTGAGCTAGCAGAGAATGAAGGTGTGTCATTGTCAACAACAAAGCAAATACTGAAGTCTGCTACTGAGACTTTTGCGGCAGCATTCAATGATGATCAGCGAGAACTAGTGTTAGAATACTTGAACAAATGAGAACATGAGAAATTGGAAACTATTTAACTTGATAAAGATAAGTGTAGAAAATCCACTAAAAGAGTGGATTCTATGTAGAAAGTACTTCATCATGCCTAAGCTCAAGATTGGGTTTGCTCAGCGCAACTGGCATGAAGGTCCATTGTACAAGTTGTTAGAAGTATATAGCAGGAGCTTGTTCTACAAAGACAAGTATGGGATGCTAGAATATGAGAATGATCCTTATGTAGAAGTAACTCTACTTGGATTCATCACTATTCATCTTTCTATATCTGCACCTGATGCATTGCCAGAGATGGAAGACATCTGCTACTGGGAAGGAATGCTTTCTTATATCCAGAAAAGAGAGAAGAAAGTAGTAGAACATGATGCTCTCTATCTTGCATACAAAGACAACATCTGGACTAGGCAAGATGGACCTGAATTCACTATCAAGCCTTTCTTGACTAACTTAGGTTGGCACACACTTCAGTCTGCTATCCAGAAGCATGCTAAAGACTTCTCAGATGATTCTGAATGACAAACCATTCATTCCACCATCAACACGGATGCTTGCTTGATTCTGCTTCACATATATCAAGCAAGCATTTGTTGTCTTCTGTTCTATCTTATATACTAATCCATTTGCATGAAAGTTAGGAAACAGCTCACACCTAGCTTTCATTTCTATTTTCTTTCCTAGTATCAATGGTTGCAATGTTGTCAATGGAAAGTTTTGAATTATTTTCCAATCTTTGTTTGAAATTTTTTCTTCTTTACCTATATTATACATGTCAATAAATAATACTAATATTAATTAAAAATTTTATAATTATGCAGACATTCTTAGACAAAGCATCAGTAAAGAACATCAACATCAACAATCCTATGATGATCAAGCTTCCTTTCCTTGACTATGAGAATGGTGATGACACTGACACTTCATGGAGACTTGCGAATGTTGTATGGACTAACTGCAACTCAGATGACAGAATGGAAGTCATCATAGTAGAAGTAGCACCAGGAAAGTACCAGGACTACTATTACAATGACTATGAAGAGCACTTCAAGAAGCTCACTTACAAGAATGAGAAAGTTGCTCCAAGAGTAAATTGGTATGATGAAGAAGTATATTCTACATGTCCAAAGTTCTTCACTAAGAAATCACTAGCAGACTAATTAAGAATGATGAAAGAAAACAATAAAGATATGGTTGTTTGCAATTTCTGTGGCAAGCCAGTAGAGCAAGGAAACTACTTTGAAGGCATAGATGCTTATATTTGCAAAGATTGCTCTACTCTTCTTTCTTCTTACACTTCTACTATTAATAGCAAGAAGAAGAAAGTAGAAGAAGTAAAGAACATCAGAACTCCCAGAGACATCATCAAGTTCCTTGATAGCTATGTGATAGGACAAGACTATGCAAAGAAAGTTCTTGCTACTGCTATCTTCAACCATTACATGAGACTGTTGCAACCAGATGATGAAGACAACACTGAGATTGAGAAGTCTAATGTTTGCTTGATTGGTCCATCCGGTAGTGGAAAGACATTGCTAGTACAGACCATTGCAAAGATGCTTGATGTTCCTTATGCTATCGGTGATGCAACTTCACTCACTCAAGCTGGTTATGTTGGAGATGATGTTGAGACACTCATCACTCGGTTGCTTCAGAACTGCGACTATGATGTAGACAAAGCAGAGAGAGGAATCATCTTCATTGATGAGATTGACAAGATTGGTCGCAAGTCAGCTAATCCAAGCATTACTAGAGATGTGTCTGGAGAAGGTGTCCAGCAAGCACTACTCAAGATCATAGAAGGAAGTGATGTTCTTGTAGCTCCTAACGGTGGACGCAAGCATCCTGACCAGCCAAAGATCAAAGTCAACACTAAGAACATACTGTTCATTGGATCTGGTGCATTTGAAGGAATAGAGAAGAAGATTGCATCTCGCATCAACAAGAAAGTGATTGGATATAATCAGTCAGATTCTAAGAACTTGACAGATAATGAGTTGATGAAGTGTGTGTGCTCACTTGACTTGAAGGACTTTGGCCTGATACCTGAGCTGATTGGTCGTCTTCCTGTGATTTCTTATACATCAGAGCTAGACAGCAATGCACTCAAGAGAATCTTGTCTGAGCCAAAGAATGCACTCATCAAGCAATATGTGAAGCTCTTCAAGATGAATGACATTGACATGACAATGGATGATGATGCACTAGATGTCATAGTTGATGAAGCAATGAAGACAAAAGTTGGAGCACGTGGATTGCGTTCTATAGTAGAGAGAGTTCTTCTCGATGACATGTGTGAGCTGCCTGGTTCTGACATTCATGAACTGCACATCACTAAAGAATATGTCATTGATAAGCTGAACATAAGAAAGAACAAAGAAGATGAAAAGAACAATTGATTGGATAGTGCTGAACTTGCTTGCTATCACTGGCAATGTATATGTATCTAAGAAAGATAGTGATTGCTATCCTGACAGAGTAGTGATAGATCCATCTGTATTGATAGTCTACTCTTTAGTATGGATGTTCATCTCTATATTTCTAGGAAGCATCTTTGAAGTGTCTAACATACCAGAGATGAGAGAGCTGACTAAATCAGAGAAGTTCTGGATAGGAACAAACTATGCTATTCTGGGCTATGCTGTCACTTATATAGTAGGATGCTTGTTTAGATGGTTTTGTACAGATTGCTATTCTAAGTACAAAGTGAATGGCACCACAAGGAACAACTACAGATGTGTTCCATTCATATCTTATAAAGAATTATACAATATAGAAAGAGATGTGAAGAGAGAAGAGAGACAACTGAAGCAATCTAAGAACAAAGATGACTTAGATGAGCTCGAGAGAAACTTAAGAGTCTTAGTCAACAAATAAAATTAATTAAACTTTAAGAAAAAATGGGAATCATTACAAGTACAGTGTTTTGGGTATTAGTAGGTATTGTTGTTCTTCTTGGAGTAGCTTGGCTTTCTGGAAGAAAGAAGAGACCATCAGAGAGAACATCAACAGAGAGGCTAGCAACTACATTGCAGCATAAGTTTGACAAGTGGGTTGATCAGCTCAACAAGAAGCTTCGCACACCAGAAGACATCCAAGAAGAGATGCTTGAGGCACTAGATGACTACAAAGCTAGCAAGGTGAAGGAAGTGAAAGATGTCATTGCACACATCACTACAACAGAGACTAACATCAACAACAACTTGTCTAAGTTGCAGAATGCTAAAGACAACATCATCCATCAGGTACGCAACATGAAAGCGTCGGGCGATGTTGATGACAACATTGGTGCAAACATGATGATGCAGATTGACTCATTAGATAAGTCAATCATTACAAGTCAGAAGTCACTTGACAACTTGCAGAATCAAGTATTGGCTATCAATACTGCAGTTGCTAAGTTTGGAAACAAGATAGAGATGAAGCGTGCTGAAGTGCTTACATTGATTGCTAACTATGTGGCAACTAATTGCAATGCAACTATCAAGTTTGACATTGACCTCTCTGACTTGATGTCCGACTACAGTACAGAGATCAAGACTATTGAGAGACAGAATGCAGTAGATGAGATCATGAACAAGAAGGTGACTGATGAGACAGAAGATACTACTGCACCAGAGGCTTACATCAAGAAGTTCCATGAATTCAAGTAAAGACTACCGACATGAAAAAGAATTGGACTAACGACTACAAGTTTGAGTTTCAGACTCACATATCTGAGAAGTCACATATCACAGACTTCATGGTCAAGCACCTGATGTTTCCTGGCAACACACTGAAGTGCACATTATACATGAGACCATGCAACCATGGCTACAACAGCCACACATCACTGACCATTCATGTAGAAGTGTGGAAGAATATATACAAGATAGATGAGTTTGACTTGAGCCAAGGTATGTTCTGTAAAGTGATGTCTAATGTGCATCATGATGCAATGTCAACATTCATTAATTGATAAATGTTAACAAATGTGAAATTTGACGCTGGCGGCCTTTAAAATCTTACCCTAATATAATTTATATCTTGAGCTATTTCGCGGCCGCCAGCGGAATATAGATTAATTTGAAATTCTATAAGAATGTCCTATTTTTGTATTGTAATAATTTAAATGAATATTAAATGAGCAAGTATTTAGTACGTTACAACATTCAAGGTTATTCTAAAGACTATCAAGAGTCAACTATATATGAGACAGAGAATGACATGTCTTATGAAGATGTAGTGAAGTTTGAAGATGAGATGACGAAGACTAAACATGGAATGATTGTCACTATGATTTCTTTTGACAAGCTCTATGAGAAGCCAAAGTCATTGGAAGAGTTGAACAAAGAGAAGTTGCCAAAGCTAGCAGCATTCTTCTTGTTTGACAAAGACTATAAAGAGGCAGTTCTTGTGTACACCAATGTAGATGACATTGTAAGCTATACATTTGAAGCCAGTAACTTTTGCATTGTAATTAAAGATGACAAAGGTAGTCTTCAGAAGAAGTATTCGTGTCCTATTCCTGGAATATGGATTGGAGGTGAAGATATCTTCAGTCAGATGCCAAAAGGACTGATGGAGCAATTTCCACACACATACTTGTTCTCTATAGAGTATGATGGCTATGCGACAGTATAATATATGCGACAGTAAAGTAGAAATTTATATACAAAAGAGATATGTTATCAAAAGAAGAGTTTGAAAAGTTGTCTTCGAAACAAGATGAGCTTCGAAAGATACGCAACGACTATGCTGACAAGCAGCAAGAGATTCAGAAGCAAATAGATGATCTCGAGATCAAGAAATATGATGTAGAGCAGTTCATCGGGAAGATCATTGTCATCAAAGACTTGCTTGGTGCTCTCTATCATACTTATGAATACATGGTAGTAGACAGAGTAGAGAGACTTTATAGTGGACCTAGATTCTACGGCAAGACTATAAGCATCACATATAGTGATTCTTGTAAGATTGGCAATTCAATGCAACTATGGGAACGTTCTGAATATAATGGAATTAACTGGGAAGGTGTAGATGCCATCAAGACAGTAGAACCTGAGAAAGTGAAGAGACAAATAAACAACTTACTCAACATCTTTGACTATGGTGAAGAGTTGAACAAGCTTAAGACTAAGAGAAAGGAGACATCAGATGTGGAAGTACATTAAAGAGACAATTCTTTACTATGTAGTGAATTGGTGGTATTTTAGTCCAATATATGATAAGTTTGTCATTCCTATTCTTTGGTTTGATGAAGATTTAGAAAAATATTGTGAGACAAAGAAAGAAGCAATGGATATGATTAGAAGAAGAAAATATTCTAATGTCTCTAAAAAGTATATGATAAGAAAAATAGATGAAAAGTTTAAGTGATTATATAAAAGAGTTCTTCATAACAGAAATGTCAATTAAGTTAGGAGAATTCAGGAAGAAGAATGAAGGAATCATCAATCAAGTAATCGAGAATTGGTGCTTGGTTAAGTGGTGTGATGATAATCCTAACGAGCTGACTTCAAAGAGCCTTAGAAATCATTGGGCATCGGAGTTGATAGGTCACATGAAATCTATTGTGAACACTAAGTTGAAGAGTGGAAGAAAAGACAAAGCACTAAAGAACTTGATGATTGATACAATGGAATTAGATGATATTGCAGTCGTATCTAGGATTATAAGAGATAAGTTTAACAAAGAAGGATTGTCTAAGTATGTCAATAAGATGTCTTTTGAATGTTCTAAGCATATTGAAGAAATATGTAGTGTGCTTTCAGGTACAGAAGAAGATGTAGAAGAATATATTAAAGGAGAGATAAGTTAATAGACATAAGATGATGAAGAACATGACATTTAAGATGGGATTGCGAAGTATAATTTTCTTCATGATCTTATCAACAGTATTGATATGCTCATTGGATGAGACATTAGGCGTACTGTTCATCATAGCAGACTTAAGTTGGTTATGCATAGCTATAGATGAGTATTATAGACAGAAAAACAAGAAGAAAGAGAAAGATGAGAAAGTTGATGAAGAAACTAGATAACATCGGAATATTCATCATGTTTGTTATAATCGCATTCATGATATGGCTAGCAAAGACATTTGACAACATGATTCAGTTTTGGCCATTCTTTTGCTTTGTCAGCATCCCATTAGTATTGATTAGCTTCTTGTGGATTGGATTCATATTGATAGGATGCTTGATTTACTTCTTGTTCTGTGGTACTAAAGCATTCTTCACACTAGATGATTTTTCATTTAGTGAAGAATAATTCAATTTTTAATATATAAATATCAATTAAAAATGAAAAGTTTAGTAGAACACGTATTAGAATCAGAAGCTAGTCATCCGGCTATGCATACAGAGAAGAACTCTAAGTTAGCATTGATCACCAAGTATCTTGACAAGTATGAAGTAGAAGGAGGTGAGCACATCGGTCATGGAATGTTAGCTAGAACATCATATCTTGTGAAGTGCACTAGCCCTAATGATGTAGAAGACATCTGTAGAGGAATCTGGTCAGTCATAGCAGAATGGCAAGGAAGAGACAAGCCAGAAGAGTCAATGATCAAGTACATGACAAGCATGTGGAAGAATGCATTCTTGGCACAGAATGATGGACATCAGAAGAAAGCAAGCTTTGTCAGAATCCCATTTGAGATTTATGACAATGATGCTAGAAGTATAAAATAGTTCGAATTCTATGAAAGACGTCAATTTGTTTAGTGGCAGATTCATGCCATTCACTTTAGGCCATCAGAGTGTTCTTGAAGCTCTATATAAAGAAAATGGATATCCATGTGTAGTAGCATGCATCAAGAACACTAAGCATGATGCTAAGCACCCATTTTCTGATGAGCTTATCAAGAAAGAGTTTGATTTTTGCTTGAAAGGAAAGAAATTCTTTGAAGATCAAATATACATTTCTTCTGCTGCTATTGACAAGATAGGAGAGCAACTGAAAGAGAAAGGTTACTCTGCCCATCTTTGGGGATGCGGCACAGACAGAGCTAAGTCTTATGAGAGGATGGCAACTAACAAGAAATATTTGAATGACTTTCCTGATGACTTCAAAGTTTTTGTTGTTGACAGGGATGAGAAGAGCTCTGCAGTAGATGGAATATCAGCTACTAAAGTACGCGAAGCTATCAAGTCTGAAGACAAAGCGGAGTTTGTCAAGATGATGCCAGATGGTGCAGAGAAACTCTTCGATGACTTCAAAGAGGAATTGTCTAAAGTGAATGAAGACAAAGGATGCTCACTTGAAGACTATATAGAAAACAACAATATGTTTGATATAGATTGATGATAAAACTGAATGAATACATTCATTTGTTTGAAGCGAAGTTTCAAGCTAACGAATATAGCAAGCATAACTATAAATACAGAGATGCACTCATAAACGATATATTGTCTAGCAAAGAAATCAAGCTAGGTAGTTCTTCTAATTCTGTAGACACATGGAAATGTGGTGACATAGAGAAAGCAAAGAAATTGTTTGATGAGTATCCTGAGAAAGTTGAAGAATTCAACACTATAATGAAAGAGCTGAATGGTCCAAAGTTCAGCGATGTGTTCAAGGGTGTGTATAGTGGATTTGACAAAGAAGGCCAGTCAGACGGTGAATTAGCAGAGTCATTAGTATGCTACTTATATAATCATGAGAATTCTGAAAAGGACTTCAATGAATTCTGCAAGATTGTGAAGTATGACTTGTCAGATATCTGGAAACTATCATCATTCAAGACAGTGAAGTTGATGCAAGAGGAATGGCCAAAAGAAGATAAGTATGTTGCAATACATGTAGACGGAAACAACAAAGACAAGATTGACAAGAAAATAACAGACATTGCATTGTTGTTCAAGAACAAGAAAGATGCATCAAAGATAGTGCACAATTCTGTTGATGACATGTATGCAGGGTCAAAGAAAGACAAGTGGAATCCTGCAGACATCATATTAGTGAACAAAGAAAAGTTGAGTGACATATATGATGTGCTAGACAATGAGATTGGAAATGGACAAGCATTGAATGCGTTCTTGGTCAGTTGCTTGAAGGAAAAGTCTATAATACCAATATCACTGAAACAAGTAGGCAAGTCTGCTAGTCTTGGAACTAACAATGTGAAAGATGATGAAGCGCCTGTGTCATTCAAAGATTTCCACATAAACTTTGGAAAAGACTTCAAAGAGAATACAGTAGTAGGATCTATAATACTGATAGCAACAGACGAGAGCGGCCAAGAAAGAAGAATACAAAGCAGGTCACAGACATCAAAGATAAACAACATATCTATAGAAGCTAAAGCTTCTGCTACTGCAAGATTAGGCAAAGGAATATCTACTGCTAAGAATGCGCTGAACATAGACAAAGGAAATTCTTACTATGTAGAAGTGAGCACAATCAGCGAGTTGAAGAAGAAGTTCAAAGAGTTCAACATAGAAGTTTCTTTAGATGATTCATTAGACGATGTGAAGCCTGCAATAGGCACTAGACCTTGCATATCCGGATTGGTAGGATTGCTAGCAGAATACAAGAAGCAAGAAAAAGATTACACACCAGAGAATTTCTTCAAGTTCTTGTGGATATCTTGTACAAAATGTCCAGGATCTTACTACATAATTCATTAGACTTAATAGAGCAATTATGATAAACTTAAGACAATATGTCCAAATATTCGAAGGTGGAGCATCGGGCCACATGGCACACATCATAGACGAGACTGACTTCACATGCCAAGACTTGCTTGACTTGATAGATGACATCTTTGGAGGCAAGATAGCTAATGCGACAGAGAAGCTAGATGGCACTAACATACAAGCTTCTATGAATGACAAAGGAGAAGTAATCTTCATTCGCAACAAAGGTGACTTGAATAGTGAGAGAGGAGGAATGACTGTCCAAGACATGGTAGAGAAATGGAAAGACAAGCCAGCAACACAGAAGACTTTTGTATCAGCCGGCAAGACTTTAGAGAAGATATTCAAGAGGATAGGAAGCAAGTTCTTCAATCCAGATCCATCCACTAGATTATTAATGAACTGTGAGTGCATCGTTGCTGGTACTACAAATATCATGTACTATGATGATGATCAAGTTGATTTCCATAACATCTGGGTATACAAGAAGATTGGGGATGAATGGCACAAAGACAAAGTGACTAGAGATGGACTTGATGTGATACAGAAAGCAATAGACAAAGATGACAAAGCAAAGCTAACACCTAATGTAATCATACAAGTCACTAAAGATTCTAATAAGTTTGCTAATGAGTACAAGAAGAAAGTTCTGGAGTTGTTCAAGTCTGAAGGTCTAGGAAAAGAAGCTACCATAGAAGATTGGAAGAAGAAACGATTTGAGAAAGTTGCACCGGAATGGATGACGGAGAAGGATGCATTCTTCAATAGATGGTTCAACTCAGATAAGAGTGTGAACATCAGAATACTGAAGAAGAGCTACCCAGAACATGCTGATGAGATAACATCTATAGATAAGAAAGACTACAAGAAATATGTGAAAGATGTGATAGAACCTATAGATGAGTTGTTCTTGGACATGTCTAACAAAGCAATAGAGCTCACTAGCGGGTTGATGAATGACAATGTCAAAGACAAAGCAATACTCAATCTAAAGAATGAGATAGAAGCTACTAAGAAAGTTGTTGATGAGAAAGGCACTCAAGATGACAAAGACAAGCTCAAAGAACAAATTCTTAGATTACAGAAGATTGGAAACAAAGTGAATAGCACTGAAGGCATAGTCTTCACTTGGAAAGGAAGAATGATGAAGATGACAGGTGGATTTGCTGTATGCAACCAGATAATTGGAATGAAATACAAAATAAAATAAGAATAGAAAGGAAGACTTAAGTCTTCCTTAATTATAATTCAAATTAATTACAAGTTCACAAAAACCGTCACCGAATAAATCTTCATTCAATATATAATATAAGTTTGCGATTTCTTTCCCATAAAATAAACAATTAGAATCCCAGTCATTAGTATCATATTTTATATGTGTACCAGATGCAGTAAATGTTCCTACCGTAAGTTTTGCTGATTCATATTTAGATATATCAAAAGTAATATCGTTATTAGTTACTTTATGTTTTACTCCATTGATAATATAACCCATTTCTGTTATCTTGGTAATTACTTCTTTTGTAGTACCATTAGACTCTACTATTTCAATGTTGATACCAGCACAATCCGCATAATTTGAATTAACTCCAATAGTAACATTAAATGTAGTAAGTTCACTCCCATATCCTATATTTATCGATGATTCAACAGTTTCATTATTTATAACTGCGGCGCCCATACTAATATCTTCAACTACTATATTCAAATAGTATATACTTTCTATTTTTTACTGAAATAAAAAATTTTAGTTACACCATTATTATTTCTCCAGTCAGGACCATAAATAGTCTTACATGATATCTCGTAAGAGGTACTTGTTGAATCAACATAACCATCTTTTACAATGCTATATTTTCCGTTACTATCAGGTCCAGTAACTCTTAAGGTGGTACCTGTAGGATAAACGGATACTATACCGCTAAAGTTATTAGATTCATATTTCTTCACTTCTCCACTCTGGGTGTATTAAGAAAATGTATGTAAGGCTTGAAATTTACTTTTCTGCTTTTCTATTTTTAATTATATAAAGATGATGAATGACATCATGTTGTTTCAAAATTTGTTCACAACTATCTTCTCATCTAGCGATGATTTGATACGTCAAAGAAATTCATGACTAACTCATCATTTCTTATTGAATAAAGCGTCAGAGTGAATAATGAAATAGCTACAAATCAATTAATCGTGTCTCTGACGCTTTTGTTGTCTCATTTAAATTGACTATCGTCAATCATATTATTAAGACTTTGTAGACATCATTAAGTTGTTCTGAACTCTTATTGAAATATTCACTAACAAATTAGTTATCAAATCATCGCTAGATGAGAAGATAGTTGGTGTGAATTTTTTGATTGATTCATGATTTCTTTCTATAAAATTATGAAGAGAAAGAAATTTTATGGCGACAGGAGTTTGCTACACCCAGAGTGGAGAAGTGAAGAAATATGAAAGTAAACTTTTTTCATATTATATGGCTAAGCCAATGCCAATACCTTGTTACTTTAATATATATTATCATGATGAGGATAAAGATACAGAATATAATTATAATGTAATTAATTCTAACTTAAATTATCCTTACTATTATACATATTTTGCTGAAGTAACTAATGCCACTTCGAATAAAATAGCATGGTATACATTTTCTGATATTACTAAATCTGAATATATAGATGCATATCAAAATGCATTAGTAACAAAATATGGAGTTAATGATAGTTACCAATATGCATATTTTCCAATGTACGCATATTATTCTATTGTGCCAGATCTAAGTACTAAAATAAGTACAACACGAGCCCAAAAATCTATCAATACAGGGTTAAATTTGGATTATTGCGTTATAGATTGGCAACATAATGGAGATCAGAATAATAATACTACTATATCTAGATCAAAATTGATATGTAAAGATGCTGTAGGAAATAAAATAGATGCAATAACCATACATATTAATCCTATTTCTTATATAGATTTTCAAGAAAGTAGTAAAGTATGGAGAAAGGAAGTACATTTTATAAATAAAAATGTATTTGATGGTACAACTTCTTATATTAGACTAGATTATGATAACAATTCTGTAGTTCCTTGGAAAGGATACTGGAATACTAGAGCAATGTCTTATTTATATTCTTATTATATGATCTTAGATATGAACATCAGTTATTTACACCCGCTTGTTGTAATGGATTATAAACATTCTGGAGATGAGAATGGTTGGAGTAGGATACATATTGGATACGTAACTGCTACTATAAACAATAAGTATTCATATTACACAAATGGTACTGTATTTATAAAACAAGATTCTAGTATTTGGGAATATAATCATAAATATAGCAATAATTTTAATTCAAATGATAATAATAAAAAATATCTTTCTTGTGTAAAAGATTATAGACATTCCGGGGATGAAAATGGTAATAGCGCCATACAATTTACTTATCTTAATTGTGTGTTTTAAGGAGAGATGGACCTTCAATTGAAGGTCCATCTCTCTCTATTGTATCTAATGTAGTTGCATAGAACATCTCTTAAGTCATACTCACATTCTACATTGATTTCTATATATCTTCCTTCTTGCAATCCTTTGATGTCATCATCATAGTGTTCCATTGCTCTCTCATAAGCAAGCAAATTCTTCTGAGTAGGATCTTTCTTCCATCTATCTCTCAATCTGATGAGCCACCAATCTTTAATGTTCAATGATGGCATCACATTGACATAGTCTATGCCTCTCTTCTTCAACTCATCTCTCACTAACTGATGTGTGCTAGTGAATACACAGACGCCTTGGTCTATCATAGTCTCTACATAATTGACATAGATCTGTACCCAGTTAGCTGGTCTCTCCCATCCTTCTGTTCTCATCAGACTTGTCTCCATGTCTATGATAGGAATCCATCTACCATCAGGCATCTGAATTGACTCACCTCCTATGCTGGACTTTCCTATTGCTGGATATCCGCAAAAAACTAATCCTTTCATAATCTTATTTGATGTCATCATAATTTATGTCAATATATATATATGAATCTTGTATTTCTTTTGGTATGTCATCTATTGACTCGCCGAAATATGTTGCTAACTCATCTAGATTATTTTGACAGAGCAACTTATCATGAAAATTACTCTGTCTTTCAATGTATTCTCTTAAGTTTATCATAATTCTAATCCTATAGTCTTGAACTCATTATGTATCATTGTTGAGAGCTGTTTCATTTGTGGATGAACTTTCCCAGTCACTTCTCTATATCTCAAGTCAAAGAAATGTCTCCAATCTAAAATAGTTCCTGACACTATCATCTCACACTTAGTAGCTTTAGGAAGAATTTGAGCACACTCTTGAGCATTAGCACCTAACTTAGCAAGCTTAAGATAAGCATACTCTGCACGTTCCATGTCTTTCTCCCATTCTCTCATGACATTTTGGTCTTTAATATAGATGCCAAAGTTTGGACGAATGAAGTTCACGTTGTTGTCAAACTTGTCTTTAGAATAAGCACAGTAACGTGTGCTCTCCACGCAATAAGAGAGCACACGATGTCTAGTGAACTCTCCAAGTACTTGCAAGTTAGTGACTAGTCTTACTGTAAGTCTTTTCTCATGACAACCTTCTATGTATGCACACTGATACTTCAATGCATCTTCTAGTTCATTCTCTACAATCACTCTATAGTTAGTAGTTATATATAAGAAGTTGCCATCATTAGAAACAGAACTATACTTTGACACTTTATCATTGTGCTGAAATTCTGTAGCTAAACTATCTGATACAGGAATCTTAAGATAGATTGTAAGGTGCTCGATAGGAGCATAATGGGTACTGTTCACCATCCTGTCTACAAACTTCTCCGCAGATCCTTCTTCTATCCTGTCTAATGAATGATAGCAAGTTCTGCCTGCTACTTCTGCTATCTTCTTGCCTTCTGTCAATGTTGCTTCGCCTTGACTAATGATTACTACTGACTGATTCTCTATGATGTTCATATTGTTATTGTTTGTTGAATTTATAAGTGATGTCTTTTATCTAGTCTACTAAGCTTTTCATAGTGCTTCGTCTAGAATAGATTGAACTCTTCTACTTGCTTCTTTGTAAGCTTACCGCTATGTTCATTCTCTTCATGCTTCTTCTTTCTATTCAGTTGATCTTTCTTGTAAGCATACTCAAAGATTCTGTTCATTCTCTGCTCATCATACGGAAATGCACCCATGTATGCTTTGTACTTCTGTCCTTTGCCGAGAACTGCATCATCATTGTCATATTCTATTTTTGGTAAGTTCACTATCATGCATTGCACATGAGATGGTTCTGTTCCTTCTGGTAGATAGTTCTGGAGCAATGCTTCTTTGTAGTTGTATACTTGAAGAGTGTAAGTGTTCCAGTCTATGGCGAGCAAGTCTTTAGCTGGTCCTAACAGATGCTCTGTCCACTTTGTTCCTGATGTAGTGATTGACTCATTTGACTTCCAATCTATCACTATCCAAGTGTCTGTTCTCTTGTTGTAGAAGAGTGCATCAAGTCGACCTTTCACATAGAACTCATTGTCATTGACCTTCACTCTGTTCCATACTTCTATCTCTCTACCAACAAACACTACATCTCCTGACTTCATGATTCTCTCATAGAACTCATCAAATGCTGTGATATGTCCTTTGAGTCTCTCATCATTCTCAACATCATTGTCAAGCATGTACTCTTCTAATGCTAACTTGTCTTCATTCAAGATGCAGTCTGTATAAGCATCAACTTTCTTTCCATACTCTCTAGATACAGATGCTTTGTCCTCCCACATCTGCATGATTTCTTTTGCTGTCTTTCCAGTCCACTGGCACTGGCATTTCTTGCCTTTCTCTTCACACTTCTTAGCTACACCTTCTTTGTCAAATGGTGTAGTGATGAGTCCATTTACTGCACTTATAGTGACATAAGATAAAGATCTGTCTACAAATCTATTATCAGTATTTCTTAGTTTCTTTTTATATTCATTTTCCATATATGAAAGATAGAAACTATGACATAAATAATTCATAAACAATGACTTTTATTTGAAATTTTCTAGTATGTTTCTATATTATGAATGTAAATTAAAAATGATTATATTATGAAAGAATTAATTATCTATTCAATAGCTTTCTTGATGTTCACCTCAATAGTTTTCTCTACTAGAGTTCTCTTTAATTACGGAACGAGAAAAGGTGGTGAGCCTATTGGATTCGTCTTCTCTGGAATCTACTTGATGTTAGTAATTGTTTCTATTTCACTTTTTATGTTTCACTAATAGATTATGATGAATATGAACACTACAACTTCTTCTTTCACTCCTGAGTTTGATACACTTGCAATTGCTGAACATCAACTTCCTCTCTTTGAGATGAAGCTTGACAATGTATCTAATCTTCCTACTCAGTTAACATTCAATAGAACTTTTCATGATACAATGCAGTCTTCGAGAATTCTCTCTTATCATAGCAACAAGTTCAGAATCTATATTGAGTATGATAGGCAATATACAAGAAAGTTCACCCTTAAGACTGAACTTCTTACGCCTAACGGATGGTCAGCCATCTTGACTGGAATAGACATTCCTCTTCCTAATGAAGTGATGAACAATAAGCTGTTCTATCTTGAAGGCGAAAATATAGAGAAGCTAAATGAGATAGCTAATAAGATAGAAGAAGAGTTCATCAAGTTGATTGTACTGATGTACTAAACAAAACTCTACTATACTATATGAAAAGTTTAATTTCATTTATAAAAGAAAAGCTACAAGAAAAACTTGGAATAGTAGATCCTGATATGCCTATCATAGAAATGTCTACTATAGACAAGAAAGCAAAGTTAGGAAAGTCTTTCTATAGAATTGCATTGCATGGACCTGCAGTAGGAGACAGGCCCTACCCTCATATTCATATATATGATCCAAGAGACAAGTTCCCTTACAAGAACTTCAATTTTGAGGTGAGTCTAATAGACTTACTTTGCTATGATGAGCTTAATCTTATATGCCAACAAGACAAGTCAAGCAACATCAACATAAAAAATAGAAACAATTGCTCATGGAATGGATATCGTAAGATGAGAGATGACTTTGAAGATTGGCTCACAAGACCTTGCACAGGCATGCCTGGTAACTTCAAAGACAACTTAGATGCATTGATATGGTGTTACAACAATGAGTCTCCTGACAACGGTGATAGAAATCCATTACTAGACTATATTAAAGATCAAGGAAAGAAAGTGCTTCCTAAATACAAGAAATATTTTAATGACTAAAAGATACATAAAATGACACAGAACTTTTATGAACATTGGTCTTTCTTTAAGAAGTGGCTGATTGAAGACAAAGAAGAGAGAAAGAGACATGCATACTTCAAGAAAGTTCATTCTTCTATATTGCAAGACTTGAAAGAGATATCTAGAAATGATGAATGCAATAGTACTCCTATTATTGAGAATCGATACTATCACATCATCATCAAAGGCCTGAACACACAGGCTTGGAGAGCTTACTTCTTGAAAGAAGACAATGCTTTTGTTGCATTTCCTGTTCCATGTGGATCTATCTACATCCAGAAGTTGCATGGAGGAAGTCTTTATCATTCCAATGGAATGGAACTATCAGAGCGCAGCTCATTTTACTTTCCTAACTTCTCATTCAACTATAATGCATTGTGGAATGTACAAAATGAGATAGATGACAAGAAGTTTGTCTTAGATTGGTTGACAAAACATACTGACTACAAAGAATACGAGAAGAACTTTCCTGGATGGGACAGTGAGTCTTATTGTAAACTTAAGCTAAATTGATAGAACATGACACTGAAAGAAAGATACTTGAATGACAAAGGTTCTCTCTCATTAGAAGAGAAGAAGCAGCTTCTAGATGAAGCAAAAGATACATATTACAACACATCAACTGAGCTACTTAGTGATAGTGAGTATGATGCATTAGAGAAGTCTATAGGATATGAGAACAAGTCATACATTGGTTCTAAGCATAGTGAGAACTATACTATAGAGCATCCTATTATCATGGGTAGTCTGAGCAAAGTGCAGATTCATCAACAGAAAGATGGTACTATTGACTGGTCTACTTACTTGAATGAACTTCACTCTTATATATACAGACACTATCCTAACAGTAAGTGCATAGTAACACCAAAGTATGACGGTTGTTCCTTTGAGATAGTCCTAGACATCAAGAACAAGAAGATAGTCTCAATATCCGGCCGAGGTGATGGCACTTATGGAAAGGACATCAGAAATCAAGTAGGAATTCCATTCACTCAAGATGTGATAGATGACTTCTGCTACAACATCAAGAGCATGTACAATGACTGGACAGAGTTTGCTATCTTGAGAGGTGAAGTTCTTGTAAGCAAGACAGTCTTCAAAGAGAAGTATGCTGATCAGTATGCTAATCCTCGCGCTTTCGTTGCAGGAATGCTAAATAGAGAAGATGAGTACATTCCTGAGTACTCTGACTTGTGTGAGATAATCTATGACTTGCGTATCAAAGATGACAACAGCACTTGGGAAGACTATGACTGGATTAGACTTGCTAACAACACTAAGTACAACTACTTCTTCCCTAAAGTATATAAGTATGGATATGATCTTTCTACTACTTATGATCTTGTCAAGATATATAATGGGTTTGAAGAGTACAGAAGTAGTAGTGAGTATGCACAAGATGGCATTGTCATCAAGCCAGTTGATGCATTGAGAAAGAACAATTTGACAGAACGCAGACCTGATGATTGCATTGCATTGAAGTACACTCCTATGACTGAGCCAACAACTGTGACAGACATAGAATGGAAGCTCGGAAAGACAGGCGAATGGGTACCAACTATCATTACCGATACTGTCAAGATGGATGGAAAGAACATCAATAGAGCTTCTGCATTCAATTATGGATATCTTATACAGAAGAGAATAAGCATAGGTACTAAAGTTGTTCTGTCGCTTGCTGGTGACATCATTCCGTTCATATACAAGATAGAAGACAGTAGCAAGTTTGATGAGAGCAATCTAGGAAAGAACTATCCAAATACAGGAAAGGTAGTAGGAATTCACTTGATGGAAGACAAGCTTCCTCTAGACCATTCACTGCTACATAGTGCACTTGCTCTGAACATTCCAGGATTTGGTGAGTCAAACATAAAGAAGTTCATAGAATGGAAGAAGAAGGATTGTGAAGGTGATGAGTTCTTTGGAATAGAAGCTAAGCCATTACCAGAGCACATCTTGCTTTGTAACCCGACAGAGATAGAGACAGCACTAGGTGGCATGACTGGAAAGAAAGTCTCTAATGCTTACCAGAAGATACTGAACAACATGTCGTTGAAAGACATCATCACTTCTTGCAACTTCAAGCTATGTGGTGGCAAGGTAGCAGAACAGATTGTCAACAAGATGATAGGAGAAAGATATGACTTCACATCGATGGCATCAGAAGCATACTCTTGGGTAGATGAGAAAGAATCAGAGCAATGGATGTTGCTGATGAAGATATTCAATTTCAATGGTTGGACTATAGACAAGTGGAAACTTACTACTGAAGAAAAAGAATCTATATATAAAGAGAAGAAGAAAGTAGAAAGTCAAGTACCTGTGATACTTACTGGTGAGCCTAACAACTATGCAAGCAAGAATGAGTTCTTGAAGTGTCATCCTGAATATCGATTGACTGGTTCATGGAAAGAGGTAAAAATAGTGTTTACCAACTCATTAGAATCCAATACAGGAAAGATGAAGAAAGCTCGCGAGAAGAACATTGAAATTAAAGTATATTAATGACTATAATTAAACTATGGAAATAAAGAAAGGAAAGACAGTATACAAGAACTTAAGCTTGTCACCAGACAGCTATGCATTCTATGACATGAACACATTACAGAAGATGTTTAGAGAACGTCATTTGACAGACAATGGCATGGATGGAGAGCAAACAAAGACAGAGAGAATGCTGTTTGATGAGTTAAGAGAAAACTACTCTCAGTATTACTTTGTAGAATATATAGACGGATATCCATCTCAGTTAGTAGAAATCTCAACACTCAAAGTATCATGATAGAAGAGTATGGACAAGATGCAATCATATACAAGAGACTAGCAGATCCGGAATTGTATGATGGTCAGCACATATCAGACATGTTAGTGTATGCATGCCAGTGCAGAGTCATGATAGAAAAAGAGCAATGGTCTACAGGAACTAAAAGAATCAATGATGTGGTATTGGGAGAGCTAAGCGACTGGCCTCCTAACAGAAAAGTCTACATTAGGTATGCTTATGATGAGAATGATGATCCTACTGCACTAGCTATACTAGAAATTAGAATAGAACATCCGTAGAATAGAACATCCATGATAAACTTGAATAATAGAAAGATAATCTATAGATGGAAGTGGTTTGATGAGAACATCTCCAACATGACATACTGTCACTTTCTTGTAGATGGCAAGACATTGTCAGATATGTTCTATTGGAGAGTAAACTTTGAGAGAAAACTAGGATATGATTATACGAATGTTGGATTCTATCATACTATAGATGATGTATATGACTTAGATGACATCAAGCATTATATACATGTATACGATAGCCAGAAAGTGTTTCATGTCTATGTATTGCAAGATGTACCAAAAGTCAATTACTGGAATGACAACAAAGAACTGAAGATTCGTTTGATTACTATAGATGAAAAGTTAATTGTCAACAAGAAAGAAAAGGAAGAAAAAAGAGAGAAATATTTGATTTAAATTTGAAATTTTCTACTTGTGTTCTATATTATTCATGTCAAACAAATAATGAACAATTTAAAATTATGATAATTATGAATACAATCAAGACATCTGCATCAGTAAACAACACAGTAAAGAACATCTCTGCTAACTTCAAGCCATTCAACTTAGATGAAGCAAAGAAGAAAGGTGTACAAGTAGTAACTAGAGATGGAAAGAAAGCAAAAGTCATCTGTGAGACAAGAGGTAAGCTTTTAGTGACAGTCTTTGGAAAAGTCTCTTATGAGACAAGACAGTACAAGTACAACTTAGATGGTTCTCGCTTCTCTTCCAATCTCATTCATAATCTTGACTTGATGATCAAAGAAGAAGCGGCCTAACATAAAATACTAACTAATAAAATACTAAGAAAAACATACATTTTTATAAAAATGCCTAATCAATTGATTAGGCATTTGTTGTATAGTGTTGTAAGATGACGCCAGGGGTCGCTGGGCGCCGCTGGCGGCCGCGAAATAACTCAGGATATAAATTATATTAGGGTAAGATTTTGAAGGCCGCCAGCGTCAAATTTAAATGATTTTAACATTTAAGAAAATGTTACTAAAAAAGTCCAATCTTAATAGACTGGACTTTCATTTTTGATATTTAGATTCTTTACTTATTTTCTAGTAGCGCAAGCTCTTTAGAAAGAGTAGATAAGATAGCTATCTTAGTAGGATCATTCTTGTATGCTTCTGCTAGTTGCTGTATCTTCTGTCTGCGCTCTTCTATCTTAGCATCCTTAGTAGCTTGAAGTTGCTCATTGATGTTAGCATAAGACTCAGGATCTTCTTTCTTCATGTCTTCATTGATGCGGGCTTCATAGCTTGCTCTTAAATTCACATTTGTCATTGCCTTCACTTGATCTAGTGCTTCATGCATGTACTCAAAGTCAGTACTAGCAGAACCGGATGCTGAGCGTACCCATGTCAAGTTCACATTGTCATTGCCTTCAATGATGTTAGCAATAGAACCATCTGCACACTCAAGAACTTTAGCACAGTCAACTTCACAGATATTGTCAAAGCCTTCTTGTACTCTTGCTACATTCATCACAATGTTCATGAAGTTAGTCTTAGTAGCACCAAACAATGTAGAAGAGAAGTTGTCAGCGTATTGCTTGAAGTCTATGGTGTTGTTGAATGACTCTGATATATTTTCACCTTTCTCTAACTTGATCTCATTCTCTGATATTGTGAACTTATAAGATGGCTCATTCCAGTTTGCTTGCCACTCATACACTAATGACTCATCTACTTTATGGAAGTTAGGAAGAAGTGAGTTGATAGTGTTGAAGTCTGCATCATCGCATGCTGCTTGGCTTACCTTTCCTTCTTTGATGCAGTAGCTATATCCATTGATAGCAAACCATGTCTCATTCTCTTTCACAATAGAATATGACAAAGGTGAAGTAAGTGAGTAGTTCTGAGTTCTCACTTCATCTACATGCATAGTACCATATACCTCTTTACAGATGTTACGGAACTCTGGGATGTACTGGATAGACTTGAGTGCACCTGCTTTGATATATTGCACTACTTCTGACTCATTCATAGAAAGCAGCTTCTCTGCCGTCTTGCAACCTTCTTTAGCAATGTAGTCATATTGAGAGTTAGAGTTCTCTATGATCTCACAAGCAGTAGCAATCTTCCAACTGATGTTGTTCTCTGTCACATATTTCAGTACACTCTCTAATATAGTAGCAATTCCATTGTCGTACTTGTATTGTGTTGATTCTCTTATGAAGCTATTGACTAGGCCATAGCTTGCTGGATTTGTATAAAGATAGCCACGATAGTTCTTCAAGAACTCTTTGCCTGACTCAGTAATGGCCTCTGTCATGTTAAGCTTGTCAGCAAAACTAAGACCTTTAATCAAATTTAGATTCATTTAGTTTTTGGTATGATTTATTTAGATAGTTAAAAATAATGTCTTTATTATTCATATAAATAAAACATACTAATTAAATGACATGAATATAATATGAAAGAAACGGTCATAATTGTGACAGTGTACAAGAATAGGTACAGTAAGTTGATAGATTGGCTAGCATCAGAGAAAAGCACCATTTCTGATACTTGCGACATAGTGCTTCTTGCTCAGAACAATGATGAATATAAAGAATATGAGAAGTATTGCAAGAAAGAAAACATGAGAGTAGTATGGTGTGATGCTACTAACATAGGAGAGAAAAGGAAGTACGGATATCATTGGGCTATAGACAATGGATATAAGAATCTGATATGGACAGATGATGACTTATATCCAACTGGCACTGCTATAGACTTCATCACTAAGAATCCTTCTGGTAAGTACAAAGGACATAGAATTCCTGTTGATGAAATATATGATAGACTTATAAAAGTAGTAGAAGATCATCCTGATGCTGGGATGGTGACTTGCTTCAGAAGCGGATTCTTAGGCATGTCTACTACACGGATATACAAGAACAAAGCGTTGCATCCTAATGCATTGATCTTGATAAATCTAAATGTCATGAAACATAGTGATATAGAATACAATACATCTCCTGATTGGATGGAAGATCAATGCTTCTATCTAGACATGCTAGTATCAGGATATCCTATATATTGTGAAGGAAGCATATGTCCTAACTATCCTATATATAGATGGAATCACAACAATAAGTCATTAGTATATAGTGACAGTAATGGTGGCTTGTCTAAGAGGGACATGCAACAGATAAGACAGTATGTCAAGTATGGCGGAGACTTGTACATAGGAAGATCTGGCAATCTTACTACTAAGATAAACTATAGCAAGTATTATGGTGCTAAAGACCTTCCTATTCCTTATGGAAAGTCTTTTGATGAAGATCTGATGAGACTATGCAAGTCAAGAGAAGATGAGACATTGTTGAAAGAAGTGATAGACTATCTAACTAACAAGAAAACAAAAAAAAGATGATTCCTTAAGGAATCATCTTTTTTTTTGTGTGTTGTATCATATCACATCTTAAGACCTAGCTTAGTAGCACAAGCTGTCACTATCAATCTGCTTGTCATCAAGCTTCCTAATGGTCCTTTCAAGTCAATTCCAAGTGTGTTAGCTACTGCTTTCATTATAATTGGTCCAACAGTGAATCCTGCTAAGCCACCGAACAATCCACCGAGAATGCCTTCTGTCAAAGGAGTGCCATTCTCTCTAGCACCTTCAAGATGCTTTATAAGATCTCCATATGCTTTGTCTTCATTGATAGGTTGCTCTAGACAATCATTTATAGACTTCATTGTTTATATGCTCACTATATTGTTGTCTAAGAATGAAACTATAGCATGCACCCATTTCTTAGCATCTACTGGCTTGTTGTCTGATGTCTTGATGTCAAACTCATGACCTTCTTTCTTAGCTGTAGTACCTTTAGACTTTCTAGGTGTAGACTTAGGTCCATACTCTATAGAAAGTGTAGTAACATGGCTAGATTGATTGAATGATAATGTCATGTTTAGAAGTCTCATATCATCCCAATTAGACATCACATACTGCTCAAAAGGTATCAAACCAAGCCCATTCACATCATCATAAGATGTCCTGTCATCTTTGAAGAAGTTCTTGTAATGATTGACAAGCATCTCTTCTGTCACTTTCTCATCATCTTTGAAAGGAACATTCTTAGGCATGCTCTTCAATGCATAAGTATACTGCTTCCATAAGTCATTAGATTCAAAGACTAATGACTCGTTCATATATTCTGTCAATGATTTCATCCTGCTATTATGTCCTGTGTTTTCTTTTTGTCTTTGTTGTCTTCTGTTACCATTCCTTCACAATATGTTTGTGTTATGTTGCTGCTACATGGTACCTCCGTTATTTGCATTGTCTCCATTGTTTTCATTATTGTTTTTGTTGTCATCACCATTGTCTGGCTTAGCTTCTGCCTTCATAGACTTTATCACATCTGCTATCTTTGGTCCTTTCGACTTAGACCAACCGGTAGACACATAACCATAAGGCTTGATTCCATCTATCAAGAAAGCATAGTCATTGCTGAACTCTACTATTGCTACTTTGCATACATTGTCTAGTTGCTTAGAAAGTGTAGCAGTCTTAGCTTGGGTATTTCCTCCTAGTCCTTGAACTGATGTTGGAACAAGAAAGCCACCATCAAAGAAGCTATCCTTTGCTTCTTCTTGTCCGGACATCACTTTAATCCACCCTTTCACTGTAGTGTTGAAAACAGGCCAAGTCTTGAATGTGCCAGCATCTATCTTAGTAGACTTGTCCTTGTTGTCTTGATTATTCTGATTGTCTTGATTTTGGTCGCTCTGATTATTTTGATCTTCCGCTTCTAGAATCAACTCACTTAGACTTTTCATTGTTCTTAAGTTCTTTCAATTTAGTTAAAAATAGAACAATTATCATTGTTCTGTTTCATTCCTGCGCTTCTTAGAAAGCTCAGTTAAAAATAATTGAATGTCTTCTTTTGAGAAGAGCTCTACATAATTCAAGTTGTTCTTCTTAGCAGTTTCCCTTTTATTTACATCTGAGATTGTCCAAGTAGTTATAGCTGACTTATAAAATGGATGTTCTTTACTTCTTTCTTTCCATTGTTCTAATATAGAAGAATCTTCTTTAGAAGTAGAAGAGTAAGGATGCTTGCCGTGTGTCCAAGAACCTTGCAATTCTATGAACATGTCTAGTTCCGGTATATAAAAGTCACAATGCGAAGGATAACGTTCTTCCTTATATTGTCTTATGACAGAAGGATATATATCACATATGTCTTTGTAAAGTTGTTCTTCTGGTTTAGATGTGCTGAAAGTATGATTATTTCTTTTAGTTCTTGAAATCTTCTCTAATGATTCTTTAGATGCTCCTCCATTAGTTACACCATATTTCTTAAGGCAAGTATCTACTAATTTATTCTTGAACTTATCACATTTCAATGGATTGTCTACACCATACCTTTCTATTAATGTATTCTTTATCTTCTCCTTGACTTCTTTTGCCTGATATGCGTTGTCTACACCATATTTTTGTTGCATTGATTTTTTGTATGCTTTCTTTGCTTGAGATGACTTAGCAGTATTGTCTACCCCATATCTTTCTAGTGTTGTTTGGATAATCCTTTTCTTTATGACATCTGACTTAGCAGGATTATCTACCCCATAATGATTCATCAAAGTATTCTTTATTTTTTCTTGTGCTTGCTTAGAGGCTCCTCCGTTTATGACTCCATATCTTTCCATGCAAGTAGAAGCTATCTTATTTTTAGTGATAGGAGATTTCTGTGCACAAGAAATAGAACAATGATATTCAAATGGCTTGAATGATGCTCCTCTAAATTTCACATATTTACCACAAATAGGACACTTAGGATGTGCTTCTATATTACGACTAATTCTAAACAATGTCTCTTTAATAGAAAATGAATCATGATATCTATTTAAGAGATATTCTTCTATGTTAGGATATTTGTATATTTTTCTAATTCTATTAGAATTTATTCTTCTTTTCTTATCAAACAATATTCTTAATATCAATTGGTCATGGTTGTTCATATACAAAAAATGTTGCCTAATTCTTTTTTATATAAGAAAATAGGCAACATCTGTGAAGATATTCAAGTTTAAATTCTAGAAATGCTTTCCGCCTCGGAGTGCTTGATTCCGAAGTTGCTCTGCAATCATCTTCTCCGCAAGTTGCAATTCTTCATCATTCTCTGCATTCTCATATAGACGGGCACATGTCAAGAATGATCTAATAGATATTTCTATTTGATTGCCATCTTCTACCATCTTGTTCAAGTAGTTCATAGCCTTAGCTTTGCTAGACATTCCAAGATGATTAGGCTCAAGTTTTGGCATCAAGTCTTTGATAATCTCAAGCACATCTTTCACATCAAAGTCAAGTGACTGGGTGAATGCACGGTTACGCAATGCAGTGTCAATCTGACCTACATTGTAGTTTGTAATCACAATAACTCCACATTTCACATAGCAACTCTTAGGAACTGGTGTGCCTTCATCATCTTTCAACTCACCTGATATCTTATATGACACAAGACGACCTTCATCATCTGCTGTAGAATCAAGAGCTGCTTTTAGAATGTTGATGCAGTCTTCAGGAGCCTTTGGACCAATCAATCCATCTGCATCATCAATCACTACCATGTCACCTTTAGACTTGTTATTGTACAATGTCAAGTAAAGTTGACGAGGTGAGCACTTGCCTTTGATGATGTTGTCACCGGTCATAGTATAACCTGCGGCTTTAAGTTGCTGCAATACGCGATAAGTTTTTCCTAGGCCCGGAGCTCCCGCTAATATGACCGCAGGTTGTATTCCTTTAATTACCATCTTCACATACATCTGCATCTCCTTGAATGCTGTCTTAGGATCACTCTTGTGTCTCTCAATCTCTTTCTTTGCATTGCTTCCTCCTTCTATAGAAGAACTTACCGAAACATTCTTCTTAGAACGACACTCTAGATCTTCAAGTGTCTCTCCTCCACCTTTGATGCAATTCTGAATTCTACGATACTCGGCATATGCTTTGCCTTCTGCTTCTCTCTCACCATCTTTTCTAGCTTGCTTCACTCTCTCCCATGCATCTTTCTTCATGTCTTCAAGCTCTGTCTCTAGAACCGGATTCATCCATTGATAAGAACCATTGATGTTCTCAAACTTATGTCCTAACTTCAAGTGGAACTTCTCAATCACTTTAGAATCAGACATTCCTTCATATACAGTGTACTTCTGCGCACCAATATAGTATGGATAAGAAAGACACTCATTCTTCTTGTCAAATACCTTGCGACCTATCTTCACAGCTTCATCGCCTGACATGTCAAACTTCTTGCTATTGATGACAGCACTTATCACAGGAATGTAGTACACTATAGATGCACCCATCATATCAATAGTAAGTGCTGCTTTAGTATTCACTGTCTCTTCATCTCCATTCCACATCAATGCATCCAATGATTCTTTCTTATAGAATGCTACAGAGAATGGAACCATTGACTTTCCTGACTTGAGCCAGTTGATAGAGAATCCAGAAACTGTTGCATGTGACTTCTTATCAAGAACAGTGTACAAGCATGACTCACAGTCATTGCCATCTACTTTGAGTGAGTAGATTCCAACATACAATGGATCACCTACTGTTATCTGTTTCTTCAACAAAGAAAGAATTGCACTCTTTGCTTTTCCGAAGTTCTCTTTCTTGAATGCTTCTGATATCATCTGAAATGACTCAGAAACTAATTGCTTCTTGTTTACAAAATCTAAGAAATTTCCCATATTGTATATTATATTGACTAGTCTTTCATGTAATTTGATTTCTTGTCCTTCACAACTTCATAGTTGTTGCCTTCGACTGCATCTGACACTGCTTTCTTTGCTTGCTCTTCAGTGTCACAGACGGTAATGATAGTGCCATCATCTTTGTCCTTCACAACATAGACTTCTGCTTCCTCTTCTAATAGCAAAGCTTCATCTATGCACTCTAATAAACTTTTCATATAGCTATATAATGTTTAGATATCTTTGTGATTAAAAATAAGATGTCACTTGACTGCATTCTTGTCAAACTTGCCATTCTTCATTCTATTGAGGGCAGATCCTTCTTTATCAGGGTAACTAGATGGCTTAGAACCTTTCTCTTGTCCTGCTTTGTCTGTCTGCGGCATCTCTCCTCTAGATGGAGCATTGTCTTCAGGATAATTGTTGACTTTCACATTCCAAATGTTAGAGCAGATGTCTTCTACTACTTCTTCTCTTTCTATGTTCTTCTCTTCACTGTATATAGAAGCAGACTCTTCTGAAAGCTTAGTAGTCACATACTCTCTTATCTTGCTCTTGTTCCATTCTTTGTCATACAAGTTAGGACCATTTGTCTTTCCTGATGGTATCTCCGGATCTTCATCTCGCTTAGCTAGTGCTGCTGCAATGTTTCCTTGCACCGCTTTCAGCATCTGCACAGGAGAGATGTCAGCATCATAGTCAAAGCAAACCATGTTTCCTTCTGGATTAATCATCGCACACTCAGACCATCTATGATGTCCATCTATCACATAGTTTCCTCTGAATGTGACTAACGGCATTCCTGCTGTCACTATCTTGTCATCAAACAAGTGCTTCATGTTGTCTGGCTTAGTTAGACTATGCTTGATAGACTTGTCAACATCTATCTCATTCTGAGTTGGCCGCAATGCCATTGGCTTGATTAGCTTCACTCTGAATGTGAACTTGGTGTCTCCTAAGTCACCTCCAAAGCCGTCTTCTAGCAAAGTCTTTGCTTTAGGATCTTCTAGCATCTTGTTAAGAGTACTAACATAGTCAGGATAGTTCTTGCCTTTCAAGTACTTCTCTAATTCCTTCTTTCTCTCTTTGTTAGAAGAAGTAGTTCTTGCATTCTCTAGTATGTATTCTTCTAGTCTTACCATTTCTTATTCTTTTATATTGCGTCATCTTCACTTATCAAGTCAGGTGCATTTTTTTCTATCTTGTATGTTGAGTTGTCATATATTGACACTACTGGCTTGTTCTTGCCTAAGTAGCCTGACAAGAAATGATTATAGTATAAGTAATAGTCTTCTCCTTCTACATTGTCTAACATGAAGTTTACGATAGCTATGTCACTTGACAACTTCTTCACTCTAGCAACTATAGAAATTCCATTAGACAACTTATACTTATAAGAATATTCTTTATCTAGAACTCTGTCATGACTAGGACACCCGTAGAACACTATGTCTTGAAGTGTGATGTCAGACTTATCAAGAAGAGAAGAAAAGTTCAAGTAAGTGAAGAATGGATCATCATATAGTTCTTTTACTCTATCTATTGTGAGATTGACTGTCTCATCATCTTCTATTCCTAAAGTGTCTTTAGCTATTCCTTCAAGTGTGTCTATGACCGGAATTCCAATGCATTTGTTACATTTCATCAATGATCTCCATCTCACTATGTAAATCAAGTCAAGCTTCTTGATGATAGGTGTAGCAGTTCCTATGAATGTGTCATCAAATATGATGCTAGGCACTTCTATCACATCACTGACTTTCTCTTTCCAATAATCTGGGATATTCACATCATCAATGAAGATGTAATACCCATCTAGCTCATATTCATTGTCTTCTAGTGGATATAAGCAGTCTCTTGCTTGGTCACTCAACAGATTAGCTTCTGCTTCTATCAATGGTAGATGATGGAGATGAATAGCATGCAATGTGACTGTATCATCTGCACCGCTGGATGAAGTCATGTAAGACTTTATCTTGTTCCATCTTTCTCTATTTATTAAGAATGGACACTTACTCTTTAGTTCTTCTATATTCATGTTCTATTGTCTTATATGAATCAATATAGAAACTATATGAAGTGTATTTCAATTGCTTCTTGCATCACAACAGACTCTTTGATATTGTCTGTAGGATATGTTCTCACTCCTTTCTTGAGCACAGGCACTTCTAGCAAAGTGTCAAGTGAGATGTTTCCATAGTAGTCTAGTCCAATAGGATGAAGCTCATCATACACTTGTCTGTCTTCTACTATCTTGTATGTGTTGTTAGAGACATGCATCTGGTGCTTGTACCAGTAACCTTTCACTCTTCCTTCTTCGTTGTCATTAGATATGATGTCTATGTCTATGCTAGAAAGTCCGGAACAGTTAGACAGCACAGCGGATATGATGTCTGACTTAGGTATGAATGTAGTGTTCATAGGCAATGACATGAAGTACTGTGATATGGTGTTAGATATGCTTGTCTTCAGTGCTTCTTGTCCGTATATAGTGTCACATTTCACATAGCACACAATAGCATACTTTCTCACTATAGGATCTACTATCTTTACTGTAAGTCCAGCAAAAGTCTTCTTTGACTCTTCTATTGCTGTCAGCAACATTGACTTCTGGTAGTCACTTAAGAACACATTAGAAGAGCTAGCACACATATAGTCTGAGCTAGACACTGAGAGCAATGGACATATAGTCACAGTCAGTGAGTTAGAATGCATCAGTATGTTAGCAGTAGATATGAATGAGTATCTGTCTAAGAAGAGCTTGAAGTTGTCTTCTGATGCTAGCACTAGTGATCTTGAGTTGCATCCTACTAGCTTTCTCACAGAAGCAATTGTGTCACTATTAGATCCACCAGATATGTAGTTAGAGAGAACTAAGTCAAGATAGTCATTTCCGTCTACTTCATTTCCTAGACCATCTATCAATGATGACTTGAACTTCAATTGTGCTTTCTGGCTGTAGCTGACATTTCCTGCTGCCCCGTCATGCACAACATACTTGACGCTCACATTGTCTGCTTCAGCAAGTTGCTTCCCGTGCACACCATCTCCAAACATGAATGCAAGGCCGCCATCATATCCTGCCGTCACTACTACTTCTTTTCCATTCTCTGTCATGTCATATATTGATGTGACTTTGTCATACTTCTCATTGTTCACATACACACTAACATAAGACATGTCAAACAAACCTGTAGGAGAGATAGTGAATGTCTCTAACTTTTCTCCTTTAGCTATGTATCTTGATTCTTCTCGCTTTCCTTGCACTATCTTCACATCATAAGTCACTAAAGGTCTGTTCATGTCTATGACGATGCAATCAGTAGGCAACCATATCAAGTACTCATATCCAGTGCTACTATTCACTATTATTGTGTAGTTAGGAACAATGAGCTTCACTGATCCACTTTCTAGACCATTTCCTATCTTGTTCTTTAAGTGCACAGTTCCTATAGCAGATGATCCAAACCAAGGCTCATGCCCTGATAGCTTAGCAAGTCCATACACTGACTTCTTTCTTATAGCAGTGAATATGTTCTGCTCAGTAAGTGCATCTTCTATATAGAACATGATGTTTTGCATCACACCTTTTATTCCTTGCAATATGACACCATATATAGATGCCTGTGAATATGGCAAGCCGACTGACTTGAATGCTTTTGCTAAGAATGACTGCATTGTGTCATCAAACTTGTCGTATGTTGTGCTAAGTAAGCTAAATAGTCTCATTGTTGTTCTTTTGTATATATGTCTTTGTCTTTATCTGTATGTGTAGTCTTTAGATGCTAGAACAGGTGCATCGCTATCATTCTCTTCTCCTATTCCTCTCAATGATATTGACACAGTATATATAGCATGCTCAGAACCAGGAACTGCTTCTACTGATATGTCATGAGTGAACTGTCTTAGCCAGAAAGTGTACTTTGATATGTTGTCATCTATGTGTCTCTTTATTTGCTCAGTAGAAGGTTGCAAGTCCCATAAGAACTGCTCCATGTTGAGACCAAAGTAAGGCATGCCAATAAGCTGTGTCTTCTCTGTTCCCATTATCATGTCTAGCTCTTGGATAGCAGCAGACAATGCATCTGTCACAACTAATGACTCTGTGAGTGACATGTCTAGTTCCATGATGCTTATGTGTATGATATGTTTCCTGTTGTTATGTAGTTGCCTTCATTGTCTATCACATCATAAGAAGGAGACTCAAGTGAGTTAGACAATGCATCTACTTTGAATATGACATATATTCCATTTCTAGCTATCTCAGGAAAGTCATTCCCGTCTATTCTGATGTAGAACAAGTCAACTTTAGTCATGTACTTAGATAGATTGATGCCGACATTCTGTGTCACATTCCTTCTTATCTTTATGTTCTGAGCATCTTCTGTTCTGTAGAACAATGGCTTGTAAATAACTCTAGGTGCTGTTCTTTGGTGTGTGCTAGAGACAGAAGATCCTTTTTTCAGTATGTTGCATCTTATGTTGTCAATGAAAAATACTTTGTTAGTGTCATTCATGATTTCTATGTTCTTGTTGTATTGTTTGTAAGTGTAAGGATTGTCTTCATCTCTTTCTTGAAGAGAAGGCAATTCTCTCACTCTTCCTTCTTCTATGTCAGTGATGATGTGTCTTATATAGTCTTTAGTGAGAACACACACATTAGACTTCATAGTGATGCCTATGTATCTGTCAATGAATGCAAGTCTCAAATACACATTAGACGGAACTTGATTCCAGTCTGTGAACAAGTCTATCAATGGAATGCTAAAGTCATCTATGGTATTGTCGTAAGATGAGCTAGTCCAAATAACATGCTTGAAGTCTACATCAGATGCTACTGTGACCTCATATCCGCACATCTCCGGATGTCCTTGAAGCAACTCACTGTCTAAGGCATCTTCGTCTATAGAAGTTGCCACTTTCTTGTAAGTGCTCAAGTCAACATTATATAGCTCTTCATAATACTGCTGTAATTGCATAGAACTATTGTACTGGAACTTTCCTACAGCTGACACTTTTCCATCTATGAACTGGACATTAGCTTCTAGAAATATCTTGGAATCTGTGTTGAATGAGCAAGAAGAGCTTTCAATTTCTTCATTTCCTTGATAGAATTCATCAATGATCTTGCTCCAAGGAAACAATGTGACTATCATTTCTTTAGACATCTTAGCATATGAGTCCATGTTGCTAGCATCGTATTTCATCATCTGGATTCCATCAACATCAAGAATGCTCCATTTCATCATCAGAGACTTGAATGACACTTGCTGGATAGCACCGTCAGGAACATCATACTTTGTGAATGTGTATGTGCCATCTTCATTCAATTGACACCTTCTCTTGCTAGATTCACACAATAAGCTAAACTCTTGATCAGTGATTGTTCTAGTGACTTTCTTCACTTCTATCTCATTCTTGTCTTCATCAATGAATCTTATTACACTCATAGCAATGTCATCTATCCATATAGGATAAGGAAAGTCTATCCAAGCAGAAGTAAACAATATGTCCATGTCAGGAACATCATACTCATCATACTCCGTATATGTGTCATGACATATCTTTCTAAGTGGCGCTATAGATGTGTCTTTGTCATTCTTCGACAATATCCAATGAAACTTTATGTTGTTGATTAGTGAATAGCAATGAACTATCATTGGTTGCTTCTTCTTGGTAGAAGGATGCCATATCTTCAATGACTTAGTCTTGCACTCTATCTCATTTCCACTTCCATTCAAAGGATTTCCAATGAACTTAGAAGAAGTACAGAAAGCAGCAATTCCACTTTCATTTCTCTTTGATATCCACACATCATTCACTGATAAGTCAAGAGAAGAAGGCACAAGCCACACATCGGTGACATGCATCATGTCATTCACTAAGTCACCATACACTAATGCCTTTTCTTTCTTGTAAGTCTCATAACCGACATTGTCTGAGAATGTCACTAAGTAGTTGTGTGATCCAAGTCTGACATTGCTTTCTTTCATTGTATAGAGTTAACTTATAATATAATTATAGTATAGTTTATAGTATGGTTGTAGTTATTGTTGCTTCAATTGGCTCTGTCTCTCTAAGAAGGATACCCATAGAGATTAGCTTCTTCACTAAGTGATCTGTCTTCTCTCCTATAGCATCTGTGTCTATGTTCTTCATTCTAAAGAAGAAGTTGAAGTGGCTATAGTCTGAAAGTTGCACACCATACAAGTAAGAAGTGTCAAACCATCTTCCTGCTCCTGCATAGATGCCACAATGATTCAGTATAGTTGACTCATTCTTCACTCCTATGTCACCCGGCTTCAGATCATCTCCACTTATCATTTCCCAATCCGAGTCAGAGAATATAGTGAAGAAGTCTACACACATGTTAGGTGTCTCCATTCCTAGAGACTTCTTCATGATGTGCTTGACATATCCAGAGCAGTCTAGTCCATACTCTGGCTTGTCTTTTCCGTGTATCTTGTAGAAAAGACCTGGTTGCATGCACAAGCAATTGTACATCACTTCCTGTCTCTTGCTAGACAGATTCATCCAGTCATGCTCATACAAGCTTCTTACTTCTTCTTTGTCATATCCTGTGAAGCACTTTCCTTTGTCTTGTCCAAACTCAAACTCATCAGTGTGATAGATGGCATTCTTTTTCATGTAAGTCTCTATCTTGTCTATGACAATGTCAAACATGTTGTGCTTTATCTGCTGAGATATTCCTTGGACGCCTGGACTTGAGTTGTACTCTATCACAAAGTCTCCATCAGTGCATGCCATCAAGTCTATTCCTACCCATCGGCATCCTGAGAGCTTAGCTACCTTGAGTGCTATCTCTTTCTGCTTGTCCGTCATCTGGTACTCTTCTGTCTTAGCACCTAGTGACACATTAGAACGGAAGTCACCTGATATCTTGTCTCTTTTCATGCAAGCAAGTATCTCGTAGTTGGCACCATCTACAGAGAATGCATGGACACGAATGTCACCAGTGTTCTCTTTGTACTCTTGTATGATGAACTCTGCTTCTTTGTCTATAGTGAACATAGCTTGAAGTATTCCTTCTATCTCTTCATGGTTGCAGATGAACACTCCAATGCCAAGACTGCCATTCAGTATCTTCACAACATACTGTCTGTTCTCTTTCACATCATTGATGTTCTCATTAGCGGTGTATATAGAGTCAAGCATCTTCCAGAAGCTTTCTCTTGTGTCATGGCACTCAGTGTTCAGATCTTCCATCAATTCTCTGGTGATGAGAACATATCCTGGTTGTGGAATGTTCTCTTGAGCAAGCAAGTTAGAAGCAAGGAACTTGTCTGATGCCATGATTATCTCATCTATAGTATTGAGCATGAAGAATCCTTCATATTCTAGAGCACGCATCAGACCAATGTAGTTCTTCTTGTTGTCATCATTTGCTTGTCCTTGAAACACTATAGTGTCATGGATGTTGCTATGCTTGAGAGAGAAGTGCATGTCCATGATGTCATCATCTATAGATATGACATGATTCTTGTAAGTGAAGCGCACTGTTGACTTGTTGAGCCAGACTAAGTTGAGCTTGCGCTTGTGGCAGCATATAGTGAGATAGTCTTGGTAAGACCAGTCTTCTTCTTTGTCTTTGATAGCTTCATCATAAGTCTTCACCTTCTTGTCTCCAACATAGAAGCATATCACATTCTTAAGCTCTAGCTTAGTGTCATTCTTAAGCAATGTCATTGCCTCATTGATGTTCTTGTACTCTTTCTCTTTTACTTGCATAACTCATCAATAGCATTTATAAGTTTCTCAAAGAACTTGCAGTTAGTCTCTTCTATGTCAGGATCATTGATAGGTGAGCTTGGTCCTGGTGCACCATTTAGCTCTACAATGATAGTCTTTCCATTCTGGAGTGGAAGCATGTCGACACCGCACCACTCTAGTCCTGATGCTCTAGCAACTTCTAATGCAAGCTTCTCTTGCTCACTAGAAAGTTTGTAGTCATCTTCCATGTCACATCCAAGACTTAGATTAGTCCTGAAGTCTTTTCCTTTCTTCCTCATTATAGAAGAAAGTATCTTTTGCTTTCCATTCAACGTCAGAACATGAACTCTGATGTCACCATCTTTTATCTCTTGAAAGTCTTGTATCAGTATAGGACAGTTCTCTTTGAGCTTGAACAGGCATTGCAATATAGAGACGATGTTCTTTCCTCTGCAGCAGAACACACCTTTGCCACCATGGCCACCCAATATCTTGCACACATAATTGAAGTCATCATCTAGCTTTCCGTACAGCGTCTTTAGTTTCTCATCTAGCTTCTTGTGATCTTCTTTGTCGATATCTGCTGATGTTGATAAGACAAACTTAGGCTGAGGAAACTTATTCTGGTCTAAGAAGCATGCTGTGGCATACTTGTCAGAAGAGAGTGCTACTGCTAATGGACAGTTCAATATCAGTATTCCTAAGCTTTGGATAGCTTTCAATAGATTAGACACAACTGGATTAGTATATCCACTCCTCATCAGTATGACAGTGTCTTTTCTATCAGATATTGTCAGCTTCACTGTACTGCTGTCTTTTTCTCTACTATATATAGTTACACTCTTCTCTTCAGTAGAGAAGTCAAGCTTAGTAGGATCAGCATACTCTACTTTGATGTGATCTCTAGACAGCATCTTGATGCTGTTCAAGTAGAGTTCTCCTATCAATACTAGCCTCTTCACTTTCTTAAGCTCGGTTGTATGTTCTTGATTCTTGCTCTCAACTAATGTAAGCATGTCATCAAGATTAGTGACATATTTCATTGAATTCTTGTTCTGATTATTCTATGATTAAAAATATCAGAAACTATTAAATAGAAGAGAAATGACAAAGTTAGTGAAACTCATAACAGGAGGAAAGAAAGTAAGATGTGAGATAGGATACTTGGAACATCCTACTTATGAGATAAGCATAAAGTATAGCATATATAAGTATGAGAACAAGTTCTTATGGAAGAAGTGGTATACTTATGACTACAAGATAACTGCTCCTTATGTGAACATCAAGTATAGTCTTCAGTCGGTGTCTGAGAGAAACACTAACATCATGATAGAACAAAAGGTAAAAGAGCTAAGGCATGAGATAGAAGATAGAATATTAGAAATGAAAGCAGAAGATGCACAAAATAAAGTTTGAAATTTTTGATAATGTGACTATATTAATCATGTCAAAATAAAGTTGAACAATTAAAATTAAGATATCATGGTTATAATTATTCTTTTAATCGCTGGAAGTGTATTTAGTTTCTTGACATATTGCATGTATTCTACATTCAAAGATAGCGACTGGGACATTATTGGAACTATCAAGTATGACAAGAAAGGATTCTTCTGGACTATCACTGGAATCATCATCTCTTTGGTAGTAAGTTACTATTGCTTTGTGACACCTAGCTATGCTATAAGTCATCAGTACTATCATAAGAATGGAACTATTACTTCGGTAGAGTACTCACTTACAGGTGACAGCACCATCAAGAACAACATCAAAGCTCCTAAAGACACTTATGGAAAGGTAGTCAGTGTAAAGTTGAATCATAGACTAAATGGAAAGATCTTGAACAGTTACACAGAGTTCACTATTGAGTTGAATGATGGAAGAACAATGCATGATGAGCTATCAGGTGACTTGACTGACACTATCAAAGAAGGTCATGGAATGAGCATCACAGAGACTTTCTATCCATCGTACAAAGTAGATTACAACTTTAATTAATTAGCAATATGTATACAAACATCATCGGATTCATCATTGTCGGCATCTTCATTGGATGTTGTCTCATGACATTGATCTCTATCTACTCATACAAGAAGAACTGTCCTGATTATGTAGAGACAGATACCGGAATTGTATGGAGGTTGAAGTGCAAAGCAACTTCTTGTGTTGACAACAAGCCTTGCTATGTCATGGAAAGCACAAAAGATGCACATGTAGAGACAGTAGACTACTTGACATTCAAGAAGAGGTTCAAAGAATGAACTTCTTCTTTTATTTATCTATGTTTTATTTAACAAACAATTAAAATCAAGAAAGTATTTATGAGTTGGAAACCAGATTTTGACTACAGTAACAAGAACATGAACTTTTATAAAGTAGGTTGTAACTTTGATCCTAAGTTGATTGATGTTGCTGTAGAATTGAATGAGAAGTATAAGGGAAAGTCACAGATAGTAGAGTTCTTCGGTTCAGATAGGTCTACACAAGATGTCTCTGCACGTCCAGGATGGAGATTGCCGGACATTTCTAAAGAAGAGTTTGCAAGTTATGTGAAGAAGTTGAAAGAAAACAACATTGGATTCAACTTTACTATGAACTCAATCATTCCATATAGCAATAAAGTAGAAATGGTGAAACATAAGAAGGACATTCAAGATCTTGTTAAGTGGCTTGAGTCAATTGGTGTGTACCGTCTTACTATTGCTAATCCAGAGCTTCTTATTATGGTACGTGAAGTATCTAACATAGAAGTAGAAATGTCTTGTATCACTCACATTGATACTGTGACTCAACTTAAGTACTACCATGAGAACTTTGGAGTGAACAAGTTCTGTAACTCTATTCTTAAGAATCGTAACAAGAAGTTCTTAATTAATGCTCAGAAGTATTGTGATGATAATGGATTGGTACTTGAGCTTATGGCAAATGAGTTTTGTGGAGTAGCAGGAGTAGATAGCAAAGGAACTCATTATGCAACACATTGTGTTTTCAGAGATTCTTGTTATATATGCCATGCTTGCAATAGAACAAAAGAAGATTCTATGCTTGACAATAACTATCCAATGGGTTATTGCATGTCTGCACGTTCATCAACTCCAGAAGCATGGCTTCGTATGAGATGGATTCGTCCAGAAGATCAGAAGATCTATCGAGAGAAGACAGGAGTAAATTACTTTAAGTTGTCTGGACGAACTGGCACAACCGAATATTTGAAATATGTGATGGAAGCATATATGTCAGAAGACTTTGACAACAACATCATTTCTCTATGGAAACCATTAAGCTCAATTTATGATGGAAAGACAGAGTTGAAGTCAAAGACTGACATAGATATTCCGAATAAGAAGCTTGATGGATTCATTGATAAGTGGATGGACGGAAATGGCTGGGAATGTGAGAATGAGCTTTGTGGAACTACTTGTCATTATTGCTTAGATTTTGCTAAAGAACATAATTTATATGAGTAAAGAAACAAAAATCATTGCTGGTCCATGCTCTGCTGAGTCATTGGACCAGTGTCTTTCTACAGCTAAGCAACTTTCAGAGCAAGGCATTAATGTGTTTAGAGCTGGTGTATGGAAGCCAAGAACAAAACCAGGTGGATTTGAAGGTGTTGGTGAGATTGCATTGAATTGGCTAAGGCAAGTTCGTAGAGAAACAGGAATGAAAGTTGGATGTGAAGTAGCTAACAAAGAGCAATGTGAACTTGCGTTGATGCATAATCTAGACTATATATGGATAGGCGCAAGAACTACAACAGATCCATTTGCGGTTCAAGAGATATCTGACACTATCAAAAAGTTTGTGAATGGCCCAGGTAAGACAATGCATAAGTATGTTGGTAACTTGACTGTTCTTGTCAAGAATCCGGTATGTCCTGATTATGACTTGTGGGTAGGTGCTATAGAACGTGTCAAGAACTCCGGTGTCAAGAATGTAGGAGCTATTTTCAGAGGATTCAAGACATATAATCAATCTAAGTATCGTAATGAGCCTATCTGGGACATTCCATTGAAGCTAATCACTGAATATCCTAACATGGAAGTATATTGTGATCCTAGTCATATTTCTGGCAATACAGAGTATCTTCAAGACATATCTAATGCCGCTATAGAGTATGGATTTTCTGGATTGATGATAGAAAGTCATTGTGATCCAGAGAATGGGTGGACAGATGCTAAGCAACAAGTAAAACCAAGCCAGATACATGAGATAGTCGAGAGACTTCCAAATAATGATGTTCTATGCAGTGCTACTAATGATGATTTGAAGATGCTTAGTAAACTTAGAGCAGAAGTGACAAGCATTGATAGGACATTGTCATTGCAACTGATTGCAAGAATGAGAGATTGCATACAGATAGGTAAGATCAAAGAGAGGATGGGTCAAGAGACTTATCAGAAAGACAGATGGAATCACGTACTGAAGAATGTCAACAAACAATTCAAGGCATCTAAGCTTTATGATGAATATCCTGATGAGTTTGACTATCTTATTAATGTGATATGGAGCGCAATTCATTCTATGTCATGTAAACTTCAAATTAAGAACAAATGAGAGAAGAATTCAAAAACTTAGCACAATACATTCAGGACAAGAATGTATTGTGTGTCCCAATTATCTCATCAATAAATAGAAAGACTGGTGAGTATAAGCTGGATGCGGATGGCAATGTCAATAGAATCATCACTACATTTTGGCATGCTGACACATATAAGAAGCTGACTATTGTGTTGCCTTCTAAGCACACATTAGGAAGTGACTCACTTATATATCAGTGGATCAACATGAAGAGTAGTCCAGAACATGAGATAGAAGTCATTTGGTCCGAGAACTTTGGAATCCACGCAGGAGAGCAACGCAGCAACTACTTTGTCATCAATAAATTGTTTCATGAGTTGGCAAACTACTTCAATGGAAATTTCATAAATGTGTATATGATAGAATCACAAGGATTGCTAGACAAAGCATTTCCTTCTATAGTCACTAAAGACGTGATATTCTGGAACTACACTTGCACTACTAACAAGAAGACAAGGTCATTCTTGAATGGCTACAAAGAAGTCAATGAGAGATTTTTCAAGGCGTGTGACAAGACTATAGTAGCTTCACCTGAGCAGGTAGAGTACTTCAATGAAGTTGTTCCTGTAGAAAAGAACAAGATGATGTACATTCCTACATTCATGGATAGAGACATTCCGTTGTTCAAGTATGCCAAAGACACTGTTCTAGATCAGAAGTTGAAGAGGTATAGTAAAGTCTTCAAGATTTTCTACTTGCCATATAGAATGACGGATGAAGGATATCTGATGAATGATGTGATACAGTACATCAATGCTGATCCTAATGACTTCAAGATGGTATTGTATGGAGATCCTAACAATAGTGGTTACATGGACACAATCAAAGATAAGTTTGACGGCAATGTGATGTTGAAGAAAGTGTCAACATCAAGAAATGTCTACTACACTATTCTTGACTGTGACGCTAACATAACAATACCATATTTTGAGGACATTGCATATATCAATCATGCATCAATCCAAGAGTTCATAGATGATAGATGCAAGTGTCAGATAGTTCTTGCTAATCATGACACGATTGATCCTTATGGATTGTCAAAGCATGACAATGTAAGATATCTTGCTCCTTTACATGGACCAGAAAGAGAGAAATAAAAATCTCTTCTTTCCTATATTCTACACACAAATATATATAATAAGAGAATTATGACATTTAATGTAAATGAATTGAAAAATGCTACAATGACAACCGTGCCAGTATATGTATGCCAGACATGTACCGACAACACACATAAATATATTTATGACTATGTGAATGAGTAAGATAAACATTATATGCATGGATGGCCATGATCGTAGTGGCAAAGATACTATCATGGATTCATTGTCATTTGATGACTATCTAGTATACAAGCAACCAGAGACAGAAGATCAAGATGTAGACTATAAAGATCCTGAGAAGTTCAAGAACTTCATGGTGAAGTACATCAGGAAAGTTCTAGATGACTTGTACACTATGTCTAAGATGAATGGAACAGACAGACCTATAGTGATATCTAGACTTCTTCTTTGTGACAATGTCTTTTCTGACATATATGGTAGAGAGCATGTAGTAGAGAAGTATTTTGGTAAAGAGATAGAGACTAACTTCAATGTCATCAACTACATCATGCTTTTCAGAGACTATGAAGAGTATGTGAAGAGAGTGGAGATGATAGGAAGTACTATTGACTTCACTGAGAAAGAGTTTGATGACATAGTGAGCAACTATAATCATTATAAGTCAGACAAAGACATTGTCAAGTTGATAGATGCAACAGATTCTAAAGAGAAAGAGTATGCTGACTTTGTGAATGCATTTGAATATTTGACACCACATTATAGATTAGAGCATGATAACACAGTTTGAGAGACAGTTGACAGAAGTGCAAGGATCACCATACAACCAAGCAGCAGAGATGATGATCCTTCACTACATGGCTATAGGATACAAGTTCAAGATGAACAGAAATCAGATGCTTGATGACTACATTGCTAGTCCTAAAGTATTGTTCACAAGTGTAGTACCACAATATCAGTCACCTTATGACGAAGAGGTAATAGAGCTTGCTATGTCACTTGGGTGGAAGTTTGTATGTTGTGGAAGACTATATACTGAGCTAGAGCAATTTAGCTATGACAGAAAGAGAACTAATTGGGGTTTGTGTTGGAAATGGGACATTGTATGGCCTCTTGGTATCAAAGACATGATTGTATCTAACAAAGAGAATAATGCCAAGACTGCATTCATCGGATATCGTATGGATGAAGTGATAGACATGAATGTTGCTGACTATAGCGGCACTTGCATAGATGCTTCTGAGTTCACTAAGCAGTTCTGTGACTATGTGTCAGACAGGTCATTCAACAACTTTGCATTCAGTGAGTTGTTGCTAGCTATAGTAGAGAAAGATGTGAAAGTCTTCATTGAAGAAAATGTTGAGAAATATTTTGAAAAAATTTCTTAGTGTTCTATATTATAATTGTTAATGACACTTAAGAATACAAGAATCAAGTGCAAGATACAGATGAGAGAAGATAGTCATATTGATGACATAGTCAATGTTTGGTTCACATTTGACAATCTTCCATCACTTGTCTTTAGCATGAATTGGTACTCTTATAAAGAGAATATTGAGAACTGGCTATATACCCAGCCTCATTAATTAAATAATGTTAAATTAAAAGTAAATTTAAGAGAAAGATGAAAAAGTTTATTTTAAGCATCTTGATGGCTTTTGTAGCCGTCTTTAGTGTGAATGCACAGAATCAGAGTAACTATAGCAGTAGTTCTAAGCTTACTGACAATGTGAGTGTGACCGTTCAAGGTGGTGTTCTGACATCATTTGACAACTTCTACTCTGGTCATACTGCTATGGCTCCTATTGCATTGGTAGGAATTGACAAGTATGTCACTCCGGTGTTTGGAATTGGTATCGAAGGTCGTACATTGATTGGTACTGGACATGGTTCATACAACACTTATACCGCATTTGACTATGTGAATGTGTCAGGTTACTTGAAAGGTAACTTGGGTAATGCATTCAATTATGTAGGTGCACGACATGCTTTTGAGCCAGTAGTATACACAGGTATTGGATGGGGTCATGGAACCGCTTATATGCATCCTAACTGGATGACTTACCGTGCCGGTATGGAGCTTAATTACAACTTCGGAAATGCAAAGAATTGGGCAGTAGTTGTGAATCCATCAGTTGTATGGAATGACATTGACAATGGCAAGCTTATCAAGAAGAATGGTAGCTTTGAGGTCACAGCAGGTGTAGTATATCACTTCAATACATCTAATGGCACTAGTGCATTCAAGAAGGCTAAGCTTTATGACCAGAATGAGATTGATGAGCTCAATGGAAAGATCAATGGATTGCAGAAGGACTTAGACAATGCTAATGCTACTATCGAGTTGCTGAAGAGCAAGCCTGTTCCACAGACAAACACTGTAGAGACAGTGAAGACAGTTTATCCTAAGGTACAGTTCAAGCAAGGTTCTGCTAAGATCACTGAGACATCTATGGCTAACATCTATGACATTGCAGATGCATTGAAAGATGTAGATGGCACTATCAAAGTGACCGGCTATGCTTCAACTGAAGGTAGCACTTCATACAACAAGACATTGTCACTGAAGCGTGCAGAAGCAGTGAAGAATGCACTCGTCAAGGCCGGAGTTGATGCTTCAAAGATTGAAGTAATTGGTCTTGGTGCTACTGACAAGTTCAATCCTGATGATCTAAGCACTAATCGAGTTGTTACTACAGAGAAGTAACATTAAAACAATTCTCTGAAGATTGCTTAAATGGACATTGCTTGTGAAAGTGATGTCCATTGTTGATTATGAAAAGATGACGCTGGCGGCCTTGAAAATGTTGCCCTAATATAATTTATATCTCGAGTTATTTCGCGGCCGCCAGCGGCGCCCAGCGACTCCTGGCGTCATCTTGTAACATATTATTAGATAGAACATAAATATATAACACATAAATTAATAAGATGAAAACAAAATGGGTGTATAGTATGGTGATGCTTGCATTCACTTTATTCTTTAGTTGTTGCTCTACTGACATTGAGAACAACAACATCATAGTTCCTGGATGGAATGAAACAGAAGTAGTGAAGACAGGATCTAACTTCATACTGAATGTTGGTGAGTCAGACTATGGAAAGACTGACAACCAGAAATCTAAGTCTATGACTAGAGCAATTGATTCTAAGGTGTCATCAAAAGATGCTATCCAAGTAAGTCTAGCTAACAAGCTGAATGGCATCATAGGACTGAACTACTCTAACAACATGTGGGATCAGTACAACTTTGACAGCGGAAGCCAGACTAATGTTAAGGAAATCAATGTTGTTGTTGGATCTAATCGTGGATATGTCTATGCAACATCTGACTTAGATTGTCCTTATGAGACTACTTGGAAGTCTAGCTACAAGATAGATGAAGCTTCACTCACAATAGACGCAAGCATAGAAGATGGATATGCTAAGCCTGTGCCTGTTCAGTTCTGGGGCAATCATGCACTAGCCATCAATGATGCTACTAAGACAACTTACTATGAAGGACAAGAGACAGATGGATGGAGCATAGGAAGTGTCAAGACTTCTACTAAGACTGTGGCAATATCTAAGAACATACAGTATGCTAACTCTGCTATAAGTGCAACATTCAACTTAGGAGAAGACAAGATACTAGCATGGTATGATGCTTATGAGCAAGTAGAGAATGGTGTGAAAGGAATCAAAGTGACATCAGACCATAAGAGTGATGTTGATGACAATGGCATAGCATTGTATCCTGACAAGACTGACAAGAAGAATGGTCTAGATAGAATAGTGTCTGGTGCCTGGTCAGAACAGAACTGCTACTATCACGAGAGACACGGAAAGGCTATCAAGATATTTCAGTCTAACAATGCTCAGACATGGCACTTCATAGGAGACGAGCCAGAAGATGACATCAACTTCATCATAGAAGAGCTAAGAATAGAATCAAGCAAGTCTGTGACTTACAATGAAGACTTCAACTATACTTGTTCTGATGAGCAAGTACCTTACAAGTACACATTCTATGATGGAATGATAGAAGATAGTGAGACTGCTTACATGACTGTGTTGCCTACTAATGAAGCATCAAGCAAAGTAATTATCAAGTGCAAGATCAACAAGTTCCCTACTTCTTCTACTAAGAAGTTTGATTGGTACATAGAGAAGACAGTGAATAGTGATGAGTATGTTGCAGTGAAAGACAACACTGAGTTCTTCATCATTGGAAAGATAAGCCAAGTAGAAGGAAAGACACCTACAGGCACTCCGTACAAAGACACCTGGACTTCTGGCATCTATGTTCCTGATGCTATCACTAAAGTGAATCTGAACATCAACAATCTATGTGTCAAAGGTGCAGTAGTGACTGATCCAGATGGACAAGTGAACTCTAACACTATATTCAACTTTGACTATGAGTATGGGGAGATGGAAGGAAGTTGGTCAACAGGTTATTTTTAACCAAAACAAAAAAAATGAAATCATTAACAGTTTTTTTTGAATGAGTCAATAATAGATGAATCAAACTTTTCTTCTAAAGGAATATTCAATTTCAGAATGGAAAGATACAATGATAAGAAATATGTTCCTTTGACACTAGAAGAATTCATCGACAAAGTAAGAAAAGAGAAAGACATCCAGATAGGATATCAAGTTTCTGATAAGAACAAATATGTTGTACTAAGAGAAACTGGTTCTGGATCAGAAGTGAACTCTAACTGGAAAGTGACAACACTAGACGACTTTGTGTCTAGTGACATAGCAAAGAAATGTTCTTCTTATAAGATGTATTCTTATACTGGTGGATATGCTTTAGGCATTGTGTTTGATGCTAGTGTCAATCATGGAAAAGGATTCATAGAATATTCTCCTAGCGATGTAAGAGTAAAAGAAGTAGAAGACTTGAAATTATAAAATATAGAAAAAAAGACATGTACTAGTACATGTCTTTTTTGTATGTTTAATATAGTTGTATGTGCTTCTCATATTCGGAATCTTTTCTCATAGTAGACGAGAAGTTGCTATATTTGCCAACTGTCTTGATGACAACATTGCATTTCTTAAACTTTGAATCTGACCAAGACACGAATCCAACAACTGTCAGAGGATGCTCTCTGTTCTTTCTAGCATCTGTTATGACAAAAGTGTACTGCTTCTTGTCTTTGTAGCTTGCAACTTTCAATGCTCCGTCTTTCAACAACTGCTTTATGTCCTTCTTAGCACCCATTACAGCATTCACAATCTCATCATTAGTCACCTTTCTCTCAGACTTTCTGTCTTCAACATGGTCACCTATCATGATGCTTATGGGAGTGAACTTGTATGATCCGTCCGGCTGTCTGAGTGGCCATATCTTCTTGTTAGCCTCAAGAATCAAGTCTAAGCTAATTCCAAGATTCTCATTGATATATTGTTTAAAGTTTAGCATGTTTTCTTTGAAATTTTCTTAGTTGTTACTATATTAGATATGTAAAAATAAAACGAATAATAATTATGAAAATGAATACAACAACTATAAAGTCACAAGTAGAGAACATTGCAAAGAAGCTCAACATCAAGTTAGTAAACTTGAATGTAGAACTGAATCCTTCTTTTGACTATGGCAAAGACACTACTAATGACATCTACTCAGTGAGTGCTAAAGTAGAGAATCCAGAAGCAATCTCTCAAGACAAGATGAAGTCATTCATGTCTACAGTAGAAAGTGAATGCTATGAAGACTGGAAATATGAGACTTACATTGATATAGAGAACTTTGACATTGAAGAAGACTAATCATAATTATTAATAAGACATGGCATCAGCAAAAGTAAAGACACTCACACAAGCTATGGTTGAAGTGAAGAAGATAATGGAAAAGTATAGATTTCCTTATCAGAATGTATTTGGTCATTATACTAATGATGACAATTGGGAAATTGATGTAGTCTCGGATTGTGAAGATGATGACTTGTATGACAAAGTATATACAAGATGTGGATTCTTGAATGAAGAGAGATGTGAGAGAGACTTGACAGTATTTTTAGATGACAAATTCAAAGATAGAAGAAAAAATGAACAAGATTAAGAAGAATTGGAAGACTATATTGATAGTATTGCTATTGTTGTTTAGCTTGAACAAGTGCACAGTATCTTGCAATCGTGGTTCTAAGCTAACTAAAGCAGAACAAGAGATTGTCTCAAAAGATAGTGCTATCAAAGTGATGAGTGACTCTATAAAGACATTGAATGTCACCATAGCTAACTTGACTGACAAGAATGGAATGCTGAGAGAGTTCAACAAGCAACAGTCTAAGAGTGACTCATTGAACAGAGCAGTGCAACAGAAGCAAATGAATCAAGTTAACTCAGTTATCAATCGTCTAAAGAAGAAGTAACTATATGGCTAAGAAGAAAGTATCAAAGAACAAGTTCATGTCAGAGTATGAGTATGACTTGATGTGGATGGCAATTCGATATGCAATAGGTCGCAATACTATATCATCAGGACAGTTAATAAAGGAAGTAGCTATCAATGCATACAGTAGAATGACTCCTGAAGATCAGATTCTAGAAGCCATAGACATCAGAAGAGAGATAGCAAGCAAGTTGATGATATATCCGTTCAACTTTCGTATGCTTAGCTCTATTGGCACCGATGAGACTGATTATCTTCCATTAGAGAAGTTCATCAGATGGATGGATGACAACAACATCACGCAACCAGAAGACTTGAACATCTGGCAGACTATTATCTACAAAGGAGAGAATCAGTATGAATCTATACAGAGAGATGTTCCTGCAGAGTATAGCACATCAGACTACAACAACCTAGTTCCATGGGCTATGCTTGCTAACTTCTTAGACTATAGACAGCATAAGTTTGCTAAAGACAAAGAAGGCAAAGTAGTAGAGTACTTTGAAGCTTATCAGAGAATCTCATACAAGAGCTATGCTTACAAGAAAATCAAGATAAGTGTTGAAGCATTTCATAGCAATCCATATACTGTGATTGATTTGAAAGATGTGGATGACATCACTCTTAAAGAAGCCATCAAGTGGTATGAAGGAAATGAACTAGAGACGCCATTAGCATTGACATTAGAAAAGTAACAACATAACTAACATGATAGACAAACTTAAGAACATCTGGACAAAGATATGCCTTGCCGTTTACATCCTGAAGGCAGACAACAATCTTGTGTTGACAGATAGTGTGTTTCATACATCAGTGAAGAACATTGACATTCTTGGAGATCCAAAGACGCAGAACTATGTGTGTCTAGAGAATGCAGAAGGTGGATTTGACATAGCATACATGATTCCATGGAACATGGGTCAGAAGTGCTTCACCATCACTGTATCAAGGCTTAAAGGTGACAATGCAGGTGCTATAGCAGATGCTACCATAGACATACTGAACAATCATACTATGTCTGGTCTAGTGTTTGGTGACAGCAAGAATCAACCTAAGCCTACTAACTATATTCCATACAATTGATACTATTATGAACAACCCAAATGAAGGTTATTACTTAGATGACTATGAGTTTGACTTTGTTGACAAAGATGAGAATTGCAAGACCTTGATTATCAATCCACTCAAAGGTGCTAAGATTGTTAACTTGTATCTTGACTATCATAATCATCTTCATGCAGTAGTGAAAGAGCAACCTTATCTGCAGTACAATCCAACAACTATCACAGTCAAGTTGCAACATGCACCTGTATGCAAGATGACTTACTCGACTAAGCTGAATCCTGACTTTGATATAGACAACATCTTAGTTGTCGGAAAGAATGATGCTGGGTATCCACAGTTCTACATCTACAAAGACATGGAATGTGAATATTGGAAGAATGAGGAGATGCTAGAAAAAGGAAAGCAAATTGTTGGAGGCATTTTTTGAAATTTTCAATTTAATTTCTATATTTTAAATGTCAAACAAATATGATTATAGAATATGGAAACATTGAAGATGAACATTCGCGGCAAAGAAGAAGAAATCATTCTTCCAGTAAATCGACTTACTGGAACTATGTATGTGGGCTCAGATCGTTATTTTGTAGTTTGCAACACTGTTCTTTCTAATAAGAAGTGTGGCATAGTAGTTCTCTATGACATCGATGAGAACAACTACAAGAACTACATTGAAGTTGGTTCTGATGGTCTTGAGTACTTGAAGGCAGATGCTTACAACAAGATGGTACCTAACAATGAGACTAGATATTACTCACTTCGGAAGAATGGAGTATGGTATCCAGTCGGACAAGAGATGAGACCTGGATGTTCTGGAGTGAACTTCGGATATGGCAGACCTTATCTAGATCCATCATTCTAGCAATCTTTTTAAACAATAGATAAACAATAATTAGCAAACATAAATAAACTTAAAATAAACAAAATTATGGCAAACTTGATGATTACAGATGTATTTGACATTTTCAATGATATTTTCAAAGACTTGGTAGTTCCATCATCTAAAAGTGAAAAGGATGAAGTGAATGAAGAGACTTGGCTCAATGGTGTAGACATGGCTAATGTGTCAAAAGAAGATCTTGACGAAGTAATGAACTCATTGAAGAAGATGAAGGAGAATGATGTTCTTGCATACATTCTTGGAGATGAGTATCTTGACAAGCTCATGGGAGAGATTCAAGCTAAGTGGGATATTGCCCATGAAGCTCCTAAAGAGAATGCTCCTGAGTTGCCTGTTGATGACAATCCAAAGACAGTAGATGGACAGATTGAGAAGCTTGTTGATGAGTACATGAAAGAGCTTGGTGTGTCTGATCAGCTGAAGTCTAACTATCTCATTCAAGCAGCACGTGATTCTTACATCAACTTTGCTAAGTTCATTTATAATCATGAGTAGTATATATGCTGAAAGTAGATGAGTTGCAGAAATCATTGCAGGTGGCATTCGAAGAAGTATTGCCATCTGCATTCAAAGAGGTGATGAAAGCCATATTGCCTGTCAAGTCAGAAGATGGTGATGACAAAGTCAAAGCTGTAGAAGAGATGGTAAAAGACTTGATAAGCAAAGACTTGTCAACTCGAATAGCGGAAGCGATTGACTACTATATAAAGAATGCCGACATATATGGAAAGATTGTCACTCTCGGAGGTCCTAGTATGCAAATGGCATTGATAGAGAGTCCATTACCTTTTACAAATGGAAAAGTACAAAACACACTAGGAATAAAATGAGAACAGACATTCAACTTTCTATAGATAGACTAAACAATATATTTGAAGATGGAATAGAAAAGTATGTTGATCCTATCACTAACTTGACATATGACTATTATGTTCCTTCTACTAATCTTTACATTGACATGAGATATGGGATAGAATGGCAAGGACATTCTTTTGATTCTTATAATCGTATTGATATAGAATTGGCGGAGTGGCTTAAAGAGAAGGGTACGGATAATGCACCATATAAATGGGTGACAGAAGGATCTGCTAAAGACAATGTTGCTAAGATGTACAATAGAAGCTACATCATATTCTGGTCTATAGAAGAGTTGAATGCATTCTTTGACATGTCAATGAAGCTAGAATATAGCAATGATGACATGAGAATAGAGTATGAGAAGATACTTAAGCATGATGGAAAGCTCTCATTGTATAGTGGACACAACAAGATAGTGAAGCAATTTCAGCAAGAGAACTTGTACCAACCAGAACAAGCATTGTTTGATGACTATGCTAAGAGATACAAGCTATGTAGGAATCGAGACAAGTATCTTGGTCTCAAGATATGGGACTTGAATGCTAATGACATGATAAATGGATTCAAGATAGCAGGAATGCATTATGGATTTAGCATGTTCAGTCCTATGATAGGTAAGTGGTTTGTATGGCATTTCAACTTGCAGGACAGTGTGTGTTATGATCCAACTGGAGGATGGGGTCATCGCTTGCTAGGAATAGCACCATTTGTGAAGAAGTACATATACAATGACTTGAGTCCTCATACAGTAGAAAGTTGCAAGAGGATAGCACAATGGGCAAATCTAGACAATGTAGAGTATCACAATGAGGATGCAACAACATTCATGCCAGATGCAGACTATGACTTCATGTTCACATGTCCTCCTTATTATGCTGATGACAAGAACACTGAAGAGTATGAGTGTGATGGATTCACTTCATTGGAACAATTCAATGACTTCTTGCTAGGAATGTATGATAAGTTCTTGAAGAAAGAATCTTGCAAGTACTTTGGATTAGTGATACGAGAGGACATGGTACCAGACATCATGAGAAAGGACATCAAAGAATCATACTGTGTAGCAAGAAACTCTAACTCACACTATGCTAGAACATCTAAGCTTCAAAGAAAGAAGTTCTTAGAATACTTATACATATTCAAGAAAGATGGAATTAAGTGATGAAGTGAACAATATATACCTTAAGTATGTTGATTCAAGAAATAGAATAATTCCGAAGAAAGTCACACACATTACAGGAGAAGAAATAGAATGTCTTAGAAAATATTTAGTTAATTTGCCCATATCATATACTCCAGTGACATTATTGCAACATATCAAAAATAAAGTATATGAAATAGGCAAATGCAAAAGATGTGGCAAACCTACAAAATGGCTAAAAAATCATTATCAAGAATATTGTTGCTTGCTATGCATGCAAAAATCAATATACGTGAAAGAAAATAGAATTAAGACAAATCTACACAAATACGGTGTCACCAACAATCTAAGAATAGATGATGTAGTCAAAAAAGCAACATTCAATTCTCACACAAAAGAAGCAATATACAAACAACAACAAACTAGATTAGAAAAATATGGCTACATAACTCCATTCCAAAATGAAGAAAGTATGTCATTAGCAATTAAAAGATCTCATACATCTAAAGCAGAAAAGAAAAGAAAAAATACTTTTTATAAGAAATATGGAGAAAATAGAAAAGAAATAGTAGAAAAATACAAAAATACTATGCTGGCTAAATATGGTGTAGAAAATGCTGGACAATTAAAGAAAACAATAGATTCTCATACAAAAGAATCAATTCTAAAAGGAATAGAAACTAAAAGAAAAAATCATACATTCAACACTTCTAAGCCAGAAGAAGAACTATACTTATACATAAAGTCTAAGTTTCCTAATGTGAAGAGACAGTACAAAGACAAAGAACGATATCCATATTACTGCGACTTCTACATTCCTGAGCTAGACTACTTTATAGAACTACAAGGTTACTACACTCATGGGAAAGAACCTTATAATCCTGCTTCTATCAAGCATCAAGCCTTAGTGCAAAGATACAGAGAAAGGTATGGTTCAGATTGCCAAGCAATCACTATATGGACAATCAAAGATGTAGAGAAGAGAAACTGTGCTAAAGAGCATAATCTGAACTTCAGAGAAGTATGGTGCTTAGAAGAAGGAAAGAAATTTGTTGATGAATTATTTGAAAAATCAATTAGCTAAATCTATATTACAATTACAAAATAAAGAAATGTGTTGCAACACACATTGACAAGTACAATTAAACAAAAACATTAAAAGTTAAATTTTATGAGTAACGTAAACATGAATCAGAACGAAAACATTGAAAATGACATCCTAGGCTTCGATCCTACTCAACTCTCATGTTATCAAGAGCAGCCACAGCAGACTTCTGGAGGTAATCCTAATATCTATCATCCGAAGCCAGCGCTTTCTAAGAGCGAAGACGGAGTTTACCGCGCACAAATCAAGGTGATTTACAATCCTTTCGACTTGAAGAACTCTATCCTTGAGCAACAGAGCTATGCTCTTCAGGATAGCAACGGTTTCTTCTCAGTAGTTAGCTCATTGACTAACAATGACAAGAATTGCCCAGTATTCAAGGCATGGAAGCAGTGCCACTTCTCTAAAGATGAGAAGATGCAGAAGCAAGCACTTCGCAAAGATCAAGGTGGACGTGGATTGTTTGACAAGCGTTATGCTCGTTATGCTTTGATTCAAGTAATCGAAGACAATAATCAGCCTAATCTCCAGGGTTCTTATATGTTCTGGAAGCTTCCGAAAGCTATCTGGGAATCTATCAATGGAAAGATGGCACCAAGTCCAGAATCAAAGAAGGCTAGCATTCCAGTCATGGATTTCTTGTTTGGTCGTGCTATTGACTTGGAGGTGACACCTGGTCCTGATGATCCAAAAGCACCTGAGCGCAAGACACGTGAGATTAGCTATAACACATCTGAGTTGACCGATGATGTAGTTAGTTGCACTAATCCAGATGGCAGTCCACTTCTCGATGATGAGCAGCAAGCTATCCTTGATCAGTATGTTGAAGAGATGACAAAGAAAGTATGGAAGCAGAAAGATCCGGCATTGCGTGCTACAGCCATTGCAGAAATCAATGCAGAAGAGAACACAAAGAAACTTCGTGCTCTGTATCGTGATGTGATCGAGAAGATCAAGAGCTTTGCTCCGGACTTGATAAAGGAGCTCGGGTATCATGAGTGGTCCGATGATGTCAAAGCTCGTGTCAATGCATGGATCAATGTTGTTCTTGCTGGCAATGACCCAACAAATCCATTGCCATCATCAACTCCAGCTCCTGCATCAACTCCAGGTGACAACACTGCAACACCTGTGCAAGATGCAACTGCTCCTGACACATCAGATGACCTTCCATTCTAAAACCAAAATAGAAAGGAATATTGCATATAAGAGGAAATTCGAAAGAGTTTCCTCTTTTTTTTTGATTAATATATTTTTAAAATTTTAAGATTAATCTATGTGTTGACTATAGTTAACAGCATCAAAAAAAGATTGAAATTTAGTTCAACTTTCCTATATTAAGATTGTAAAATTAATAACTTAATTATTTTGATAATATGAATGTAGTAATGATGAATTGCATGATTGTCAACACAATCAATAGCATAAATAGATACAATGGAACTTCTTCTTATCCTAACACAATGAAGAACAATGTAGTTAGAAAAGTTAGAAATGGAATGACATTAGAAGAAGTGAATCATAGCAGAAGACTTCGCGGACTTAAAGAATTTACAGAAGATGAATGGAACAACTAAAATAAAGAACAAGATCCCATTGATTATATTTGGTTGCTCATTGCTAGGAGGATTGTCTGGAACTATACCTCCTATGTTGACAAAAGCAAAGAGTGTACAAGAGATGAGTGCAGACACTACCACTTGGAAGTCAATAAAGCTTGTCTCTACTATAAGAGATACTCTCACTATAGAAGAAAGAGTACAGAAGATAGAAGAGATGATGAGTGTAGACATGAACTTGATGACAGAGAAGACTTATACTTCTACTTCTCATACTTCTTCTACTTCTTTATATACTTATGAGAATGCTAGAAGTAGTAGTAGAGGAAGAGAGTTCATCAAGCAGTATGAGTCTCTATTACTCAAAGCATACAAGCTCAAAGGAGAAAAGAGATATACTATAGGATATGGACATGTCATATATGAAAATGACATTCCGCATTCTATCACAAAGTCTTATGCTGACAAGCTATTTGAGAGAGACATGAACAAGTTTGATGCATCTGTCAGAACTATGTTGTCTGAGCTTGACCATCGTTTCTTGTACACACAGGGTTTCGTTGATGGACTTGTCTCATTGACATACAATTGTGGACCTGATGGTGTGAGAAAGACAAGGTTCTGGAAGAGAATGAAAGCATGCAGATATGACAAGAAGACTAAGTCAATCAACAAGCAAGACTTGATCTATGCCATAGAAGCAGTGAAGACTGCAAACATCTCTTCTATATATAAGAATGGTCATCAGAACAGAAGAAAGAAAGAGCACAACACTATGTTAGCAGAAGTTTAACTTATAAATATTTTGATAATCATGAAGAAAGTAACTAAAATTTCATTGACATGTGCAATAGTTGCATTTACCATCACATTCGTCGGAATGAACATCATCATTCGTTCTTGCAATGATAGCAACAAAGACAAGATTGAAGTAGTAGGTGACACTGTCTCATCTGAAGGAAAGGTGATGGAGTTTGAGTACCAGAATCACAAGTTCATCAATATAGTGAAGATGAATGATGACAAAGAAGAAAGCTTTGTAGTTCATGATCCTAACTGCAAGTGTATGACTAAGAAGCTCAACAATATCACTACTGTCATCACTAACACTGACAATCATAACACTTATAAGTCTGATTCTATATCTAAAGCTAACTTTAGAGTGATCATAAGTAAGTTGAGTCAATTGTCAAGTGACAATGCAATGATAGCAAAAGAAGTCAAGACACTTAGAACTGAAGTTGCTATGCTCAAGAAGATGAAGACAAATCCAGTCTGGAAGGTGCCAGTCAAAGCAACAAGTAAACCTACTAAGAAAGCACCTTCTAAGAAGAAGTAGATAGAATGCCGCCAGGAGTCGCCGGGCGGCGCCCGGCGGCCGCGAAATAGCTCGAGATATAAATTATATTAGGGCAACATTTTCAAGGCCGCCAGCGGCAAATTTAGACTTGTCTCTTGAACAGAGCCAAGCGATGTTCATTAACACTTGTTTATAAATTAGATTTTGAAATTTCTAAGCTTTGTTCTATATTCTTTATGCAAAACATAAAGATTATATGAATATGGAAATTATTGGTTTGTTGCTTAGTGGAATAGTTATATTGATAGTAGCATTTGTATGCATATTTCTGCTTAAGTTTGTCTTTGGTGGAATATGGTACATGTTCACATATGTCATTCACTTTTTCTTAGCTTGTGGATGGTGGATCTTTCTCATCATCATTGCTTTGTACTTGTTCTTTTGTTAATTCGTTAATTTGATATATGATGGTAGATAAAGAAGCAGAGAAGTTCTGGTTACAGAACAGAGACAAGAAGATGTTCAAGGTACATGTTGACATCACCATCCATGGACAGTTCACTAGTAGAGTGATACCTATGAGCATCAAGGTTCTTGCAGATACTGAGCAAGAAGCTAAGAACATTGCAAGACATGTGAAGATATCTAATGTGTCTGTTCAAGATGCTAAGTTAGAGTTTGACTTTGGAAAATATGAGAGAGAACATAGAGACATCTAGCATTAGACTGAAAGGAACAAAGTATGACTGGATAGCTACACTGCACATAGCAGTAGTAGTCTTTTCATACTTGTATGCATGGAATGCATGTCTAGCAGAATGGATCATGCCTAATCAGAGAGACAATGATTTGTTTGACATCTTCTTCTGTGGATGCTTAGGTATCATGTTGTTCTTTGCTTGGTTTGTGTTAGTAGGAGCATTGTCAGGAATGTTCTTGACTTTTGAGTGGTGTGACAAGAAATTGAATGAGACAAGATGGTGAGCAATTTTAGAATGTTTGGATATGACAACAACCCTATCGGTGTCTTGTCATGGTATGTGATATGTCAAGTGGTAGCTTACATCATATTGATGACTAATGAGTTCAAAGGAATAGAATGCTTGCATGCAACATTTGGATTGTGTGCAATGTTCCAGTTTACCATACATCTAGTGTTTGTGTTAGGATATGTCATAGCTACAGGAGAAGATGACTAATCATTAATTAATAGCTTATATGATAGAATGGAGAAAGTAGAAAATAAGAAGTTCTTGATAGTGTATCACAAAGATGACAATGACGGAGTGTTCTCTGCAGCCTTAGTCATTTGGAATCTGTTCCATAACATGAATGGAATAGAATGGAAAGACATTGACCTCTTGCCTGCAGACTATGTCATCTTGTCAGACAAGTGGAAGTCTGGCGATGTGAGAAAATGGAAAGATGCATACGAGCACGTAATCATCACTGATGTGTCATTCAATGACTGGAAGGCAATGAAGTTCTTGCATGATGAGTTTGGTAACAACTTCACGTGGATAGACCATCATGCACCTATCATCAAAGAGAGTTTCAAGCATCACTTTGACAAAGCAAATGGAATTCGTGACACTCACAAGTCAGCTATCTTGCTTGCTTATGAGTATATGATAGATCCATTGAATGTGAAGCTTGACAAAGGAATAGAACCAAAAGTTCTTGGTGCACTGTCTGCTTATGATTGCTGGAACTGGGATGGTCTTGGATATGATGGAGAAGAGTGCAAGACTATCAATGTTGCTGTCAATGTTCTTGTCAAGCTAGACATCATCAAAGCACTTGGATTGATAGATGAGTGCATGAATTCTGATGGTTCTGGTTCTAACAAAGACAGAAACTGGTATAGTGACTTATTAATCAAAGGACATGAGTACAGAGCATATCAAGTATATGAGTGGCAGAACTTGATGAAGATATCAGACAAGAACTGGTTAGTTACAGATCCAGACAATGGTACTGAGAGAACTGCTGCAGCTATCTTCTACAATGGACCTACTAATAGCATGATGTTCGAGAGCATCAAAGATGAAGTCCAGTGTGGCATTGTGTTCAAAGTAGACACTACTACTAACATCTGTACTGTCTCTTTATATAACACTAAAGATGAGTATGCAGAAGAGTTTGACTGTGGTAAGTTTGCTAAAGAAGTGTACTCCGGTGGTGGACACTATGGAGCTAGCGGGTTTAATATTAGTTTAACAAAACTTAATAAGTTATTAAAATATAAGACATTATGATGATAGTAGAAATTAACTTGGTTGCGTTGATTGCTCTTTGTGGATTAGTAGGACTAGGATTTGGTCTTGCTATGTCATACAAGAAAGAATCAGACATGTGGAAAGACATAGTCATGAACAAAAGAAAGTGATGAGACAATTTTTAACTATGACTGAGTTGCTCAGTCAGCTAAATACATAGATCTTTGAAATATATGAAAGTACGTAAGAGAGATGGTAAAGTCCAGGGCTTTGACTTGAACAAGCCAATCAGAGCACTTGAGAAAGTGTACAAGAATGGAGTGAGAGAAGAAGTTCCAGATGGACTGGAGATGAAGTTTACAGAAGCCATCAATGCATGGTTGTCAACAATGAAAGAAGATGTTGTTGACATTGAGACTATCCAAGACTTCTTGAGAGACTTTCTCATGTCTGAAGGAGAGAGCAAAGCTGCAGAGCAGTTCATCTTGTACAGAGAAGAGAGGTCTAACTATCGAGAGTCAAACACTAAGCTAGCTAAGAACATTGCAACAAAGCTTTATGCTAAGAATGTTGTCAATCAGAATGCTAACTTAGATGAGAATAGCTTTAGTGGACGCATTGGTGAAGCAGGAGCAGTTGTATGCAAAGACTTTGCATTGAAGAACAACATGTCTAAGATGGCAAGAAAGAATCATGAAGACAACATGATTTATCAACACGACCTCGACAAATATGCTAGTGGGATGCATAATTGTCTTACTGATCCGGTTGATGTTCTTCTAGAGCATGGAATAGCGTTGAAGCAATGTGACATTCGGTCAGCTAATTCATTGAACACTGCATTTCAGTTGCTAGCAGTCAACTTCCAAGTACAGTCACTAGAACAATTTGGCGGAATATCCGCATCACATCTTGACTGGACTATGGTGCCATATTTCAGAAAGAGCTTCTTCAAGCATTACAACAACTGGTGTGATGGAATTCCGATGATGAAGTGGGCTAAGCCTAGCATAGACAAAGACAAGATAAAGCATGCACCAGTGAATGATTGTCAATATGTTGGATATGGATTATTAAAGCCATTGAAGAAGATGATATGGAAGAGAGCATGGAACTCAACTATCAAAGAGTTGAATCAATCTGTTGAAGCGACTTTCCATAATCTCAATAGTCTCCAATCTCGCAGCGGTGCACAATTGCCATTCTCAAGCATCAACTATGGAACTTGCTTCCTTCCGGAAGGCAGAGCAATCATAAGAGCATTGATAGAAGGATCTATGAAAGGGACAGGTAAGAACCACCATACTGCTATCTTCCCATGTTGCATATTCCAGTACAGCAAAGACATACATGGAGACAAGAATCATCCTGGTCCTAACTATGACTTGTTCAGGCTAGCGTGCAAGTGCACTGCAGAAAGGATATATCCAAACTATGCGAATGTTGATTGGTCTACTAACTTGAAAGGAAATGAGTTTGATAGAGAACAAAAGAAGAAAGCACTAGACATGCTAGAGACATTCAGCTCACATGATTATGCTGCATTTGCTAATTGGTTGTATGAGCATCCTGACTATGAAGACTATCTTTCATTAGATGGAATTTACGACAATAAGACAGATTGCTGGACAATCTATGTGAGACCTGCAAGTCAGTTCACAAGATACGAAGTCATGTCAACTATGGGTTGTCGTACTTATAATGGTTATGACATCAATGCAGATGCTGAGTATTTCTTTGACATGTTCAAGAAGATAGCAGAGACTGGAAAAGTTCAAGACAACTGGCTTCTCTCTGCTAATCAGAAAGATGGTAGAGGAAACATCTGTCCGGTGACTATCATCATGCCTACACTTGCTATGATGGCAAAGGAGTCTGGTAGCAAAGATGCAGTAGAGACATTCATGAAACTGCTTGACAAGAAGATACATGAGGCAAGAGAGATGCTTCTAGAGAGATTCACATTGATATGCAGTCAGAATCCAAAGTCTGCACCATTCATGTGGACAAACAACACTATGGTTGGTTACATTCTTGGAGAAGGTCCAGTATCAGCAATGAAGCATGGAACTTTAGCTATTGGTCAGATTGGTCTAGCGGAGACATTGCAGATATTGATTGGGTGTGACCATACAGAACAGAGAGGTCTAGAGTTAGCAAAGAGAATTGAGAAGCTTTACAATGATAGATGTGCGGAGTTCAAGAAGAACGACAAGCTCAACTTTGGTGTCTATTATACTCCAGCCGAAGGTCTTTGTCATACTTCAATGAAGAAGTTCAAAGCAAAGTATGGTACTATTCCTCATGTGTCTGATCATGAATTCTTCACTAACTCTATGCATGTCCCTGTATATGACAATGTAGATTGCTTCAAGAAGATTGACATTGAGAGTCAATTGACTGGATATAGCAATGCTGGTTGCATCACTTATGTAGAGCTTCCTGCTAATGCTATCAACAACATTGATGCTATAGAAGAGTTAGTTGTCCACATGATGCAAAAGAACATCCCGTATGCAGCAATCAACTTCAAGCTGAATAGCTGCAATTCTTGTGGATATCATGGAATTGATGTGTTTGATGAGTGTCCTAGATGTGGAAGTCATGACATCGAGCATCTGGCGAGAGTAACTGGTTAGTAAAATAGCCGTTTTGGATAGTGATGTCCATCATTATTACTGGTCAAAATCGGTGGAGGACAATGATATATTGTCATTGCTTGATACCGAGATAAACTTATTAGTAAAGATAATAAGTCATTGTAACGCGTAGGAATTGAACCTCAATAAAGAGAATAAAATATTCCCAAGAGTGACCGGCTCTAATATATTATCTTATATTAGATGAATATGTACGCTGAGCTCCTGGTGACAGAGAGAAGAACTTGATAAAAAACTAGTTCGATAACAAAACTGTATTTATCAACAGATGTTTCAAACATGAATGAAGGTAAACAAGCTGAAGTACATCATAGAATAGAACATGTAAATCAGACATTGATATAATAAAGATATGAACTGCACTTAAGTGCAGTTCTATTTTTTATATAAATATACGGTAACCGGATTAATCCAGTAATACTAAACCAATGAACTATAAGAAAATTTATGATAACTTAATTGAATTTTGTAAAAAAAGAAAAAATCCTTATAATGTATATATTGAGTTACATCATATAGTACCTCAATCTTTAGGAGGATTATTAGATGAAGATAATTTAGTAGAATTGACATTAAGAGAACATTACTTTGCTCATGAATTACTAGTAAGAATTTATCCTAACGAAAATAAGTTAAAATATGCGTTATGGATGATGACAGTTACTACTATGTCTGCTATAAAGTATAAGTCTTCACATAGAGGAAAAAGAATAAGTGACTTAAATGAGTTTGATAAAGAAATAACAATATCATCAAGACAATATGAATACGCAAAAGAACAATATGTTGTAGGCAAGTCAACAAAAGTCTATTCAAAAGAAGAAAGAAAAAATGTGAGTATTGGTACTATTAAAGGAATGAAAAGTAAAGAAGCAATACTTGCGTGTGCTAAAGGATCAAAAGGAACAAAATGGTATACAGATAAAAAAACGGGACAAACTTATAAATGGTTTCCAAATGATCCAATGATAGATTTATCTAAATATGAATGGGGTAGAGGAAACTTTTTTACAAAAGAAATGAAAGATAAAGTTTCAAGTGGACAAAAATATCCTAAGACATGGTATAAGTTAATTAATACTAATATAGTTGTATTATATCCAAATGATGCAATAAAAAATTTGAATACAAATATTTGGGATATTACAAAACAATCAAATCAAACAACAAAAAATAATTCCATAAAAGAAGAACTTAATAAAATATTGAGAGAATTTAATATTAAGACAGACTTTAAATATTACAGAGACTTAAATATCTATCAAAATAAAAGACTAGGAGTACACAGAAATCAAGTAGTTCCTGGAGTTTATGAAATTCTAAATAAAATAAATATTAAATCTAAACAAGAAGTTATTGAGAATAAAGACAAAATAATAAAAGAATTAATAAATAATATTAAGTATATATTAGAAACAAATAAAAAATATCTTACTTATAAAGAATTGTAAAACATGGAAACAAACAACACTAACTTACATATCATGACAGTGACAGGTCCTGACATCAACAATGGACCTGGTTTTAGAATCACTATATGGGTGTCTGGTTGCACTCACAATTGCTTCAACTGTCAGAACAAGCATACTCATAAGTATGGGCAAGGACACAAGCTAGATGACAAGTACAATAACTTGCCATCATATACTTACAGAGACAAGATCATGTCATTAGCATCTGATAACCACATTGATGGAATCACTATATCAGGAGGTGATCCATTAGATCAGTCACAGTTTGCATTGGAAGACTTGAGAGACTTCTTGCATGACTTCAGACAGAAGTTTCCTAAGAAGAGTGTATGGCTTTATACAGGATGCAACTATGAAGATCTAGAGTACTTTCAGCTACAAGTAGCAAGATATTGTGATGTGATAGTTGATGGAAGATACATAGATGAGCAAAGAGACATCACTATTCCATTTAGAGGAAGCAAGAACCAACGCATCATAGATGTGAAGAAATCAATGAGAGAAGGTAGAACCATAACAATAGATGACAATGAATTCAAAGTGTGAGGAATTGATAGAAGGACAAAAGCAAAGAATCATTGACTTATGCAAAGAAAGATATCCAGACAGTATGGATGTTGCAGAGATAGGCATGCGAACTGGATGGAAGATCAATAAGCAGATAGTTGATGACTTGGTTAATGATGGAATAATTGAGTGGGATGACATGACTAGAATAAGAATTGCATAAAAATGAATAAAAAGTGCATGAAAATTTGAACTTAGTTGTAATTAGTTTGAAATTTCATGCACTTGTTCTATATTATTCATGTCAAACAATTAAAATACTTTATAATTATTATGGGACAGACGAAAGACTTCTTTGGAACACCAATCAAGATAGGTGATGTAGTAGCACTCACAGATCCTGAGAGCTCAAGAAAGACATTCATAACAGGTGTCATCAAAGAAATCACACAGAATGGTATTTGGGTACTAGTAGAGATACCATATCCTTGGTTCAATGAAGAAGAGGAAATTTCTGAAGACAACCACCCTTACTATCTTTACAAGAAGAAAGCTTCGGGAGTCATTTATTCACCTTTAAACAAAGACTAATCATGGTAGACTATTTTGGAAATGAGTTGCATATAGGAGACATTGTTGCTTTTGTTCCTCCTTATGTAGAATCTAAGTCATTTGAGACCGGAAAAGTGATAGAGTTCACCAAGAAGATGGTGAGAGTAGAATATCATCACAGAAATGATTTGTGTCCTAGCTATGTGTTGAAGTACCCTACTGGACTTATATTGAAGAAATAAGAATATGATGACAGAATTCATAAAGAAAATAATAGTTGGATTGATAGCAATATTTGTGTTCAACTTCTTCTTGAGTGCGTTTGGGACATTCATCATGAACATTATCTTTGCTATGATTGGAATTATCATTTATGATTTGATTAATAACGGCACAAACAACAATGGAAAAGCTTATATATAAGATTACAAAGAACATTCCTGGCTTCACTTACAAGCCTAACACAGAGTTTCATGTCATCAACAATGAAGTGTATGTTAGAGAATATAGCTTCTCAAGATATCTTCCTATGAAGAGAAATGAAGAGTTTGATAAGTTCAATTTTGATGCTTTTGTTGACATGGGCATGATGACAAGAGAAGCAACAGACCTTCCTAACTGTGAATGGAAAGAAGGTGACTTAGTTGTCTATAATAGATATGGACTAGAATACTTCAACTCTAACTTCAGCATCAATCCTAAGAAGACAAAGAATGAAGTCTGTTCTGTCATCTCTACTCCTATTCTTGAAGGAAAGAATATAGTATATGTCACAATCAAGAATGTGATGGATGGAAGAGAACATAAAGTGAAGATGACACAGTTGCTAGCTCCTTCCAAGAAGTACTGGTTCATTGACAGTCATGGCAACATTAAGATGACTTACTTCTGGCTGAATCCATTAGAAGACAGGTATCGCATTGCTAACAAGAATGTGTTTGTTTCTCATGATGCTAGTCTGCGAGCAAGAGAAAACATTTATAAGAAAGAGATGAAGAACATTGAAGAACTTAAAGAATTTGTGATGTCATGGAAGAGCTGATGATTTATCTTAGTACTGTGATTGGCCTCAGTCTTCTTCTGATGATTCCACTTTACTTCAATATTAGATCACTTAAGAAGACTAAGAAAGAAGTAGAAGACAGAAATGTTGCACTTCATATCATATACAGCATACCTTATCGACAGAAAGATGGGAAAGAGATGCTTATCTTCATGAAAGCAGATGGAAACAAGAAGAACGGAACAACAATAGGCATCAGATGCCGCTCAGATTGTTTCTGTGTTCAAGAAGAGTATGATGAGAGAGACATGAAGTTCTATGCTCAGCTTATCAAAGAAGGCTACTATAGAGTAGATGACAATTACAAGAATTGCAAAGATTGGTATCAATATTCAATTAATGGGAACATATATGATGGAACATGGAAAGAATGCATCAAGTCTAGGAAACGGAATTCCTCTAAATAAGTTCAATCTTGAGATAGTGTTGAAGGCTATCTTATGGTATGGGTCTGGTTGTCATGGACGCATAACATCCATATCATTCAATGTAGTCAAGAGCATATTTGAGATTGACAATGCAAGAGATCTCCAGAAGCTATACAACATGCTAGACTTGAACTCAGAAGAGCTTGGTGTGTACAGTGTGTGCTTTGCTGACAATAATATAGAGATGGAGAACATGTCAGAAGCACCAGTTGCATTGCTGAATACATCGCGGTCACTTGCCATGCGTGCTATCGTGTACTCCCAAAAAGATGATCTTGATGACATATCAATAAGTGTGTCTGACTTCATGAATGACTTGCTTTGAAAAAATGCCGCTGGCGGCCTTGAAATTCTCACCCTAATATAATTTATATCTCAAGCTATTTCGCGGCCGCCAGCGTCACGCAGCGACCCCTAGCGGCATTCTATGACTACTTCTTAGAAGTAACAATTAAAATATTTTAGAAAAAAGTTGAAAATTATTTGAAATTATAAGAAACATTACTATATTATACACGTAAACAATAAAACATTAACAATTCAATTCTTATAATTATGAATACAGTTTCAACTTCGGCATCAGTAAACAACACAGTAAAGAACATCTCCGCTAACTTCAAGAAGTTCTCTCTTGATGAAGCAAAGAAGAAAGGAACTAAGATAGTTACAAGAGATGGAAAGAGAGTTACTTTTGTATGTGTCTCAAGAGACAAGATTGTTGCAATCGTCCACTCAAACTTTGCTTCTTATCAGGACAAGCAATACAAGTTCAACCTTGATGGCTCACGGTACTCTAGCAATCTCATTCACAATCTTGACTTGATGATTGCAGCTTAACAACTCTACTTTCACTTACTTTCACTTATACTAATACATAACATAACATAATATAATATAATTTTAATTTAGAAGAAGCATGAAGAAGATCATCATCACATTAGCGCTCACTTTAGTATCAACACTTGCATTTTCTACTACATACAAGACTATCAACTACAATACTGACAATGTTCCAGTCCATGAGTATGAGTCTGTTGAGAATGTTGACTACTGGGTATCTGTCTTGAAGTTCATCTCTGATGCACAGAAGACATCACAAGACAAAGTAGTCATCAAGTATGATGGAAAGTGGAAGTATGTCATTCCAAATGCAGAGTCACTCATCCAACTTGACATCATCATCTCTCACTTGACTTCCGGCTCATCTATCAAAGATGGATCATTCTCAGCTAACATGAAGAAAGCTTTTGACATTGCAAAGAAAGATGGATTGATTGTGACAATCAAGTAATCAACTAACTACATAAAACAGATCGCAAATTTAACATCTATATACAATTGTTAAATTTGCGATTTGGGCGTTTATTTTTCTCGTACCTTATAAATTATATACTTAAGGTATTTCGCGGCCGCCAACGGCGCCCAGCGACTCCTGGCGTCATCTCATAGAACGTTTAGTCAATCGGTATTTGTCACCATCTTTTATGATGCGATAGAAAGTCCAGTTTGATGACTTCATCCATCCATAAGTTGATATGTCTTTCTTTGTCTCATAGCTTCTCATTGGACTGTACACCCATTGGACAGGATAGATAGCAAGAGTGTCTGCTATGCATACACTGTCTATGAATCTTCTGTCTACTATAGTGTCTAAGTCGTATTGCATTGTCTCATTGACTGTCTCTCTAGGACTAGAGCAGCCTATGAAGAAGAATGAGACTATCAATAGTATCATGATTATCCATGTGATGATAGTAGCTTGCATCTGTGAAAGTTCTTTCTTCATTTGAATTTTTAACTAAATATATAGTTGATTAATAATTAAAGTATGAGAATGCTAGGTTGCAAAGCGTCTAAGATAGATGCATCAGACAAGATTCTAAATAGAAACTTGACTAACAAGATACCATCCACTTACTCTTTTGAGAAGTTCTTGTCTCCTGTCCAAGACCAAGGATCAACTAACATGTGCGTGACTTATGCATTGTCATCCTTCTTGAACTGGGTGACAGACATGAAGTGCAAGACACCAAACAAAGACAATGCCATTGACTTAGATTCTATATATAGTGCTAGATCAGACAAGAAGAATGACAATGGAATGTCAATAAAAGAAGCATTGTCTTATGTGAGGAATCATGGAGTGAAGTCTAAGTCAGGAAAGCTGACAATCAATGACTATGCTGTGATAGGAAGCATGCAGATACTGAAGCAAGCAATAGTATGCAATGGTCCTGTTCTGATAGCACTTCCTGTCTATGATAGCTCTAGAAACGACTTTTGGAATGGTGCCGAGCTTGAAGGTGGCCATTGTGTTGCTGTAGTAGGATATGACAATGATGGATTCATTATCAGAAATAGCTGGGGCAGAAGCTATGGAAAGAATGGATACTGGACATTGCCTTATTCCGACTTCACCAAAGTGAGAGAAATCTGGACCATCATATAGAAATGACAAAAGAGAGTACTGAGTACTCTCTTTTTTTAGTTAGAACTTTGGTATGGACACTTTAGGCATAGCTGGCATGCTCATCTTAGGCATGCTAGGCATCTTAGGTGTTCTCATTTTCTGTTCTCGCTCTTGCTTCTTGTTCTCTTCTTCCTGTTGCTTCTGTATTTCTTTTATGTTGGCTAAATAGTCTTCATATATGAAATACATCATGCTGAGAATCTCAGAAGGAGCTATGTGATACTCCTTACTGATGTAAAGCTGATTTCGAACCAAATTTCTTGTGTCTATTCTGAACAGCAAATAAGTCGCGGACTCCATTTGGAAATCGGATCTGTGATGTCACCTCCTCTCCACAAGATGGACATGTTGCTTTCAGTGTAGTAGCAGGTGTCACTGCAATGTTAGCAATCACATCATTCCAGAAGCTGAACTCATCGATGTCCCATGAGTCGAACTGCAACTTATATTGCTTTATTTGTCTCTTAGAGATTTCTGGATCTTTGCTTATCTTAGGTGCTACCCATGACAAGAACTTGATGAACACCGGATCAATCTTCGCATTTCGATTCTCTTGCAATCTACGAATCATCCAGGCTTTGATGTTGGCTTCTTTCTCAAGAGTAGGAACATAGAATGTCATAGGCTCACCTTCAACATCATACTCAGTAGGATCAATCACCCATGTTCTAGTCTCTCTGTCAAAGTACTGGATAATCTCAGGATCAGGCAAGTCATACATCAGTGCATCATAAGTGAGTGTGAACTTGACATCATTCTCACAGTTGACACACTCTTCTGTATAAGTGATCTCTTGCTCACCTGTAGCAAATGTATATCGTCTAATCAATAGAATGAAGAAGAATCTGTCCCAGGAATTGACATTGTACCATGGCAATGGACTGTCATCACCCCTCTTTATTGACAGACATGACTTCAATACTTCATTGAAGACATCATCTATAGAGTTGCCGTTCTGATCATCTATCATAGACCAGTTTCTGATAGCTTCTACTGTCGCAGGTCTGATATAGAACTTCCAATCAGATGGATAGAATATGTCTCTGTCACCAAGAAGCTCTCTGTCTACCGGAAGCCATCCTTCACGAATCTCCGCATTCTTGAGAATGTTGCCACCTATTCCAGTAAGCTTCTTCTCTCTCATAGTCTTGTCCATTCTCTCATTAGCTTCTTTCTGTCCAGGTGCTTGTCCTGGAATATGATTGAGCTTACCAAGAGAATGTGGCTGCTCAACAGGTGCTTCTTCTTTGAATTCTGGAATCTGTCCTGCTAATGTTTCTTCAATGTTCTCGTTGTTTACTTTCTTGCTCATGTTTTATATACTTTGATATATTAGAATTTACAGTAGTTTTCTACTTAAGAATAACAAAAATTATTTAGAACACTTGCTCATACTTGCTAGCATGAACTATGACATTTCCTCCACACAATGACTTCTTGATGTTCTCTTTCTCTATCTTCTTGTCTACCAATGACACTCTTACTTTATGAGAAAACCAATCATCTTTGAGAGGACCATGATTCACTACCCATACACTCCTGTCTTTGGACATGTTCTTCTTTATCATCTCAAGCATCATGTCTTTCATGTTGTCATCCATGTTAGAGAAAAGCTCATCTAATCCAAGTACATTGAAGTTCACATTAGCTATCACATTTTGCAATATTCCAAATATGATGCAGATGTCTAGTGTCTTCTTCTGGCCTGTAGACAAGTCTTTGTAAGATATCTCTTTCTCGTTGTTGTCAATGAATATGTGACACTTGAACTCCTGGTCAAACTTCACTGTATAGTTCTGTTCTAGCTTATTTAAGAAGACTGATATGCAATTGTTGATGTGTGGTATCATGTTGTCAAGAAGCTTGTAACGCAATGACTTAGTGAACAAGTCAGACAAGTCATTCCACTCACCTTGCTCTTTCTCATTGTCTATTGACTCTTGCATCAATTTCTCTTTCTTCTCTTCTGCTTCTTTAATGAGAGAATCAAAGTTGTCACTCATGAGCTTCATGTTAGAGTTGTATGTTGATACTTTAGTGACAATGGAATGTATCTCAGACTTGATGTCACTTATCACTCTATCATACTTACTGTTGATGTTGTCTATAGTGTTGTTCTTTTCTTGGATTGCTTTAGACAACTCTTCTACTTTGTCATCCCATGCATGCCAATCTGTTGCATATTGATTAATGTTCTTCAAGTACTCATCTATCTTTGACTTTTCTATAGAATGTCCACAAGTAGGACACTTTCCTGACTTGAACTTCTCATACATCTGCTTATACTGCTTTCCATTTACTGCAGCTTCTGTTCTCTTCTCTTTATATATAGATCTCTCATTCTCTAGTACAGTTTTCTCTTCTCTTACTTCATCTATCTTGTCTTGTTGTTCTTTCTTAATCTTCTTTCCTTGTTCTATAAGTTCTTCTCTTCTTTTGTCTAGACCAGTTATGTCTATGGAAGTAGAAAGTTTCTTCTGTTGATTCTCTTTCTTTATGTTAAGAGACTGTATCTGGCTTTCTGTTTCTTGTATCAATGCTTGGAGCTCTGTTCCTCTCTTCACTACATCTCTTTTCTCTTCTATTACCTCATCATTGTAGTCTGTGAATGTCTTGAATCCAAACACATCATCTAAGAAGCACTTTGTCTGATATGGGTTCATCTGTGCTAGTGACATGAACTGGTTGAATGATATGATGCACATTCTCTCTACTGCCATCTTAGGCACATCATAGTACTCTTCTAGAATCTTCTGATAGTCATTCTTAGACGGTGCTTGAAGTGGTTTTCCGTCTATGATAGCTTCCATCTCACTATAGCATTGTCTAGATATGTAGATGTCATGCTTTCCGGAAGTAAGCCAGAGCTCTATCTTGTAGTCTCTTGTGTTCCATGCTATTAAGTTTGGATTCTTGTGATCTTTGATAGTTCCATAGAGACCAAAGAGAATTCCCTCAAAAAGTGATGTCTTGCCGCTTCCTATTGGACCAGAAAGCTTGATCATTCCATTCAATTCATTGAAGTCAAACTCTTGTGTTCCATATATCGACTTGAAGTTTGTTATCTTAATCTTGTTAATTCTCATTTCACTTTCTTTATGTATTTACTAGGTATGTTGTTATAACAGTATATTGCACCTTCTTCCATTGTCTCATCATGATACATAGGTATCTCATGATTATGAAGATTTACTTTTAAAATAGAAATGTTGTTAAGATTTTCTTCTCCGGTGACTTCTTTCATGAACACTTCAATATTATCTATATCTTTTATTTTCTTGATAGAAGAATAAAGATATATCCTTCTTGGAAAGTATCGATAAGTACCTTCTTTGATTCTCAATCCATTCTTCAATATGGAATTAGCTTTAGATTTTGTAGTGAAGTGATATAGTTGCCCATGATTTTTATTGTATACGAGTTCATCCGCTCTATCAGACTTCACAGGGTTGACATAAGCTTTTCTGCTATCTTGTTGTGTGACATCATATCCATAAAACTCAATTAAGTCATAGAAATTATCATCATTGAAATCTATGTTGCTTACTATTATTCCTCCTTTCTTAAGTCTTTTTCCTTCTAAAGCTCTATCTATCTTGATATTAGGATATGTGGACTTGAGTTTCTTTATCAATAGTTCTGTATCATGGGTATTTAAGTTCTCTAGTATGTAGTCACAATTTATTCCATTTTCTATATCTTCTAACACATTAGAAGGAATTCCTAAGTCACCATAGTATTCTTCTAGCAATGACTTTTTATGAAGTATTCTGAAATATGTATCTGACACTGACAATGATTCTTCTAGTTGGTGCATCAAAGTTTTCATTTTTCTTTCTCTATTTACTTATCATTCAAGTTGTCTGGTATGTTAGAGTCGATGTATTTCTTGATGTCTTGGTTCAGGTCTATTCCAGATTCTATGCTAGATAACATGTTGCTATCCACTGTCACAACTCTTATAGATATTCCAGGATTGCTCAGCTTCAGTTCTTTGCACTTCTCTATGTATTCTGCTTTGTTCACTTTGTCTTTGTCTATGTAAAGCTGAACAAAGCAGTTCTCAAACTTGTCTAAATGGAATATCTGCTCATTGAAGTATCTCAAGAATATCGGTGTCCACTCATTAGTTACTTTATCGATCACATGATTTCCTTCTAAGACATATATGTGCTTGTATTCATTGACATCATTGAAGTTCAGTGAGAGTGCAGATCCAACATTCCATAGTCTGTTCTCTTCATCTTTCCAAGGTGTGTGGATATGTCCACTATATACCCAAGCATTTCCTCTTGCAAGCAACTTAGACTTGTCCCATGTCTGAAGATCACTATGACAGAATATTCTGTTGATCTTCTCTCTCTTGTAGTGTTCCATTGTCTGATAGTAAAGCTCATCATCTTCTGTGAAGAACCAGGGAAGATACAAGTCACCATCTTCATCTAGAAATGGATTTTCTGTATATATGTGCAAGTTGTCATGACAGTCTAGAAACTCTTTTCCGAGCACCATCTCATACACATTGTAGTGCATGTCTTCTTTCTTCCCACTATAGTAGTCATGATTTCCTGCTAGTATGTGCACTTGCACATCAGATGGAAGAATCTCAAGAAGATGCCTTATCTCATCTTTCACTTTGATTCCTACTAATGTGTTAGTGCTATATCTGATGTCAAACAAGTCTCCTAAGAAGATGATCTTGTCTACTCCTCTCTGCACGGCTGTTCTATATACTACACTGTGAAAGTAGTCTAGCATCCAGTCTAGCCACTGAATAGAGTTAGTCTTAGTTCCAAAGTGAAAGTCACCTATGACTAATGCTCTACTGTCTCTTTTATCTACATTGATTTCCATATAATGTAATATAGATTAATAGATAATTTTATTTCAAGAATAATTAAATTAATTTGAAATTCTGAAACTTTGTTCTATCTTTAATCTGAACAAAATAAATATGATTATGATGAACAGAAACTACAATGAAGCTCCAATGATGGATCAGAAAACATTTGATATTTGTGAAGGTTATGACTTGAACAACACTTCTAAAGAAGTTCTTGACAACTTCATCAATGAGAAGACTATCATTTGGGTCACAGACATTTGCTTGATGAATGATGAAGGAATCATGCCAACAGGCGAGAGATATGTGACAAGCGGAATTGGTCACAACTATATTGTTCCTTGCATAGTACAGAAGATCAAGAACACTTACTGCTTGAGAGATGTGTGGATGTATTGTGGAAAAGAAAAGTACACTGAATTGGTTGAAAAATATCCACATTATCAGTTTGAACATGGAATGGAAACCAAGACTTTTGAAAATGGAGGTGGATTCTTCTTTCTTGAAGATGATGTTCATGCAAGCACTACCTATGAGTACATCAACAAAATAAGATTCAATATAGAAAAAGAATATGAAAAGTTAGAGAAGACTACTTGGGTAAAAGATATTGTGCAAAAGACTACATTCTCTATAGAAGAAGCAAAGAAAGCTCTTAGTAAAGTACACAACATTCCAGTAGAAGAAATTGAAATCAAACTTTGATAAGACAAGAATCATGTATCAGTATAAGAAAGAAGATCTTGACAAGATGGTCAAGAAATCATATCAGTTTACTTTAGTGCAACACATACTTGACTTACAGGACAAGGTCAAGGAACTAGAAGAAGAGAATGCTTCTCTAAAGACAGAAGCAGAGACGGCCAGGTCTAACTATGACAAAGCTAGCAACTCACTAGCTATGGAGATTGGAACTAAGATGATGGACTGGATGAGCAAGTGCTCTCTATCTAGAGATGAAGTTCATGACATAGTAGAAGATGATGTGAAGAACAATCTACGTGTGACAACTGAAGCTGACTGACCTGAGTACTCTTGCTAGTCAGAGCACTATCATGAGACATCATGCACTTGGAAAGGACAAGAGTTTTCTACTGAGACATATTAATCAAACATAATAGCATGGAACTAAAGAAATATTCAGATTTCAGAAACAATGAGTCAGCAGACAAGTTTGTTATGTCTGGCAGAGACAATGACTTGGAACTGGAAGAAGTAGTGTGGGCAGTCTTTCCTAAAGATGACAACATACGCCCATTGAAAGTCATCATTGACTTGATGAGAATGACATTGAAGCTGCAGTCACTTACCATCAATGAGATGGAAAGTCTTAAGCTGAAGAACAGTGATGGCATTGTCAATAGCTACAACTTTGATAGGAGCATGACTTTTGACAGTGACGGAACTTATCATGTAGTAGGCGTTGACAAGATAAAGCTATTCAGCAATGTGATAGATGCTAGAGAGTTTGTTGAAGCTAAGACAGATGCAGACTTCATCAGACGAGAAGGACACTATTACATATTGTCATTGAGAGAAGCAAGAGGAATCATTGCTAAAGCATTAGGAGTGAACAGTAAGTTGATACAGCTGGAAATACAGTGATTATGATGGAAAGAGAAAAGTACAAGAAAGACGCAGAAGGTGCTGTCTACCTCGATAAGCAATATTGGGATTGGAAAGAATGCCTACATTTCACAGACAAAGAATCTATTGACAAGCATGCATTGCCTATTTTGCATGTAGAGATGAGGTCTAACATGTACCCAGAATGGAAGTTTGATGATGAATACAAAGAAGATGCTATTTATGACATGAACAAGGTTGTCTTCCGTGTGACTATCCATGAAGACAATGGAAAGATTGTTGACAACTTCATTGAGCCATGCATCATCTATGGAGATGACAGACCAAATTTTGATCAGTACTTTGTTGATAGAGTAAGTTCTAAAGTATTAGAGAGAATCAAGAGCAACAAAGTGAGTTGGAAGCATCTTGCACTTTCTACTGACTCAGAAGATTCACTTACTATAATAGATAGAAAGAACTCTATAGAAAAGTATAGTGTTGCTAAGCCCATTTATTGTACAGATAGAAAATGGACATGGACAAAGATTTTCGGCAACTATGAGATGGCTAACTCTTATAGATACAACAAGTACATAGAATTGAAGAACAAGAAAGAAAGTGAAGAGTATGATAAGTTTCTTAAAGAAGCATCAGAAATTCTAGAAGACAAGAAAGTCATCACATTGACAGAGATAGCAAAAGCATTCAATTGTGACAAAGATAAAATTATCTTGGATTTGTCAAGATAATTTTGAAATTTATTTTGTTTTGACTATCTTTAATCTGAACAAAACAATATGATGATTATGAATACAAACAAGATGAATGCTTTTGAGTTGAAGAATGTAGTGAACAAGATGATAGCAGACAATGCTATCACCAAGTTCAATATGATGAAGCTATTTGATACTGATGAAGACTTGATAGACAAGTTCTTGAAAGAAGAGAACATGTCTTTTATTGACATGAGTGAGCTTCACCTTAACTTTGCTGTCACTATCAGAAATGAGAACGGACGTCTCAAGAACTGTAAGATCATTCCTTGTTTCATTGTCTATATGGGCAATCATCAGTTCAAGGCAGTTCCTGTTCCTGGAGAGCTAGCTTCTCGAAAGTATGATGCTAACTTTAATCTCAAGATCTTTGATGACATGTTTGCAACAAGATATGGTAATTGTTGGTTTCACTTGTCAAAAGACAATGAGTTCAAGTTTGATGATGCTTCTACTTCTAACACAGTTTTCTTCTCATTATTAGAAGATGCAAAGAACTACTTGAACACTTATACTAAGTGGTTTCATACAAAGAAGAAAGAAGATGATGATAGAAAGAAAGATGGAATCTTCACAGTAGCAGAGATTGCAGAGAAGCTTGGAATACCAGTAGACAATCTGAAGATTGTTGATGATGCTGACACAGACCATATGTACTTCGATGGAGTCAATCGAGAGTTGTATGGAGAGCTCCCAGATTCAGATTACATCTATTAATCAACATATAACAAAAAGAAATATCATGAACTTGACAGTAGCTATAACAGTGAAAGATAGCAATGGGAACTTGATAGGACCAGGCAACGGATGTCCTATCTTGTATCTTCGTGGTTCTGATGATGCTAATGATGATGCATATACAGCATTGGTGACACCAGAGTTTTTTAGCTATCTTTTCCAAAACAAATGCTTTGCTGATGTAGGCAACTATGTTGGCACCAGAATATATGTCTCTTATTATGCTACAGAAGATGAAGTGAAGTACATCAACACACCATTGCAAGCAGCATGGACATTTGATTATCTTAGGGAAAATGCAAATAGATGTCCTGCACTTGCATGGGTACCTACTTATCACGCATTGAAGTACATTTGGGATGCTAGCTTCGAAGGAACTGAGATTCCGCTCTCTTATGATGGTGACTTGTCAGAAGATTCAACTATGCAAGAGGTAATATCTTTGTATGACAAGGTAAAAGAGAAGTTCGGTACCAAGTTGACTAAGGAGACATTCATCCAGAGCATCAACTCCTGGTTGCAACGAAGAGAGATGTTTGACTTGTCAGAACACAACATAGCATATATAGTAGAACAGTTAGAAATGATTTTAAAAGATAAATAACTATGGTAGCTTACAAGAAACTTAACAAAGAAGAGCGTAGAATTGTTTGCCAGAAGATGGTCAACAAGTTATGGGAGAAGTCTGATGCATTGAAGCTTCTTCGAGATATAGACAAGAAGTATGAGAGTCTTATGAGGCGAAACATTCCTGATGAAGTGACTGCTTTTGCTAAGAAGTATCCTAAGACAATCAAGACATCTAGCATTAATTTATATACAAGGAGCTTTCTTCCTAAAGAGAATGCTTGGTGCAATGAGTCATGTTTCAATTGGCCTTACATCAATGCGAACAATGTCATTCTAGGATTCTTTAAAGACAAAGAGATGAATGAATCTTTCTTCTATAATTATGATAAATTGATTGAGTACATCAAAGAAGAAGATATGTCATTGTACAATAAGATTGCGGAAGAGCTGATTCCTAAGCTTCAAGAGATTGAGAAATTTGCAAAGTCACTTCGCTGTGCTCTCGACAAGATAATTACTGTCAACAAGCTCAAGATGGAGATTCCAGAAGCTTATGAGATCTATGCACAGAGATTTGGTGAGCCAGCAAAGACAGAAGCACCTTGCTCAGAGAAGAAGTCAGACTTCTGTGATACTGTAGAGAAGATTCGTATGCAATATAATAGCAAGAAATAATTGAATATATAAAAGATGAAGAAATATAACTTAGAGTTCTTGCATTGGAAGCTCAATGTAAGTCAATTGAAAGAAAAAGAAATCAACAAGATAATCTATGTGCTGGGACAGTCACGGCATGTGAAGGACATCTCATTCTATTGCTATGGTGAGTGCACATTCAGTCCTGAAGATGAAGACACTCACTGGCATCCTATTGTTGAAGAGTTGCCTACATTCAATAGAAAGCATGCTAACATGGCTATCTTTGATGTGCATGTAGTGAATGGAAGTGGACAGTATGACAAGTTGTTCTTATATCATAGCAACAATACGCGCATATCTAACTGGGGTTATGTCTTGTACAACACTAAGACTGGTGAGCAAAAGCACAAGTATTGCGTCTATGATGACATGTTTGACATAATTATGCACATCAACAGAGAGTTGAATAAGATACAGCGACATGAAGACGGAAAGATGCATGATGAGCCTTATAAAGGAATCTACAAGAATGTGTTCATGCGACGCAATGGCACTCTAGCATTGAATGACAGATACAGAAAAGACTTTGAAGACTTGCCTATTGTATTTGTCTCAAAAGAAGTGTACAGGAACAACAAGTCTTTCATTGAGTTGTAATTTTTAACTAAATTCAATTTCAACGAATGTCAGATGGCAGATGAATCATCAAATAGCATAATACATCAACAAGTGGGCGAAGTGCCCATAAACACATCAGTCAAGCCAGAAGACTTGACACATGGTATACCAGTAGATGTCTTAGACCAAGGATATACTACCTATGGAATGGTACAGCAAGCAGCTATCCATCTTATGGGTTCTGCTCCATTGAACGAGTTAGATGACAATGGAAACTTGAAGTCAGTTCCGGATGCTAAGGCAAAAGCAATAGCAGACAGATGTGTGAAGTATGCATACATGCTATTAGATTCACTTGCTTCTGGCAATCCTGGTTCTGGTAGCTCAGATGAAGATGAAGATGGATGTTGTTGCAAGATAGCTTATGAGAAGAAGCATGCATGGTTGTGTTACTCACACACTAACATAGAAGAATGCAACAAGTGCACATATCATTCAATATGTCCATGTGTGAGTGGGTCTGGTAGCTCTGGAGGTGGATCAGGGTCATCTGATCACTTAGACACTACTAAGTGTTGTTGCTATCAAGCAATAGAGCAAACTGGATCATGCTTGTGTTACTCATGTACTAAACCGGAAGAATGTGAGAAATGTACTTACAAAGACATCTGTGATTGCAAGCCTGGCAATCCAAAGGAACGAATACTAGAAAGTCAACAAATAAAGAATCTAGAGAATCAGATAAAGAACTCTGCCAAGCCTAGCACACCAATTCCTTCTATGCCAACATTGTCTAATCTAGATAGTGTCATAACAGATCCAGTGTTGAATCAGCAAGTCAATGACATACTAAGGAAGCAACACATCAAGAACTTGTCTGATGTAGTGTCTAGCCTTGGATTAGTACCTTCTCCTAAGCCTACACCTTCACAAGTCACAGATGAAGAACTCAGAAAAGAGCTTGAAGAGATCATGGGTCCTATAGACTTGCCTCCTATTGACATAGACCAACCAAAACATTAAATAGAGCAAAGACATGAAAAGAATTTTTTCGCTTGCATTGATGATGTCAACTATATTCATCATGATTAGTTGCATCACACCTGATGTTCCTGTAGTTGTCACAACAGGCACTCATGTTGAATATAGATCTATACCTCCTGTCATATATAGTCACCCATTGCCACCTCCTCACTTTGATAGATATCGCTATGTTTGTCCACTTCCAAAGAGAGACTTGTACAAGCCTGTATGGCTGCAGAGACCAAGTGTGAAGCCAAGACTCAAATCTGAATTTGGCAACATGAACAGAAAGCAAGTAGACAGACCTAAGAATGTGCCTAATCCAAGAAACAAAAATTTTGGAAGAAATCGATGAACTTTTACTACAGAAATTTCTATTATTAAACTTGAATACTTAAGTATTCAATCATATTAAATAACAATTTAAATTTAAAGTAACGAAAAATGAAAAAGTTAGTTTTGATGTTTGCTATGATTGTGGCAGTGTCTTTTGCTTCATGTGGCAATTCAACAAACTCTTCTGCATCTGCAAGTGATTCAGATACAGTAGTAGTTGACAGTGCAACTGACTCAGTTACAGTTGATAGTGCTACAGTAGCCAAGTAATTGACTTGGATGAAACAAATCGTAGATGCAGAATTCAGCAATGGATTCTGCATTTTTTGTTTTGAAATAATCTAAAATATTTCTATATTTATAAAGTAATACATAAATTAATAGAAAGTAGATTATGTCGAATATAAAATCAAAACTTACACTTGTTGTTGATGGAAACTGGTTGATGATGTCTCGTCTTAGCATTCTTAGAATGAGAATCAAAGATGAAGACACTCTTATCAAAGAGCTTAAGTTGATGATGATAAAGTCTATCAATAAGCTTATTCGTGACATTCCACAGATTGACAATGTGATATTTGTTGCAGATGGTGGTTCTTGGAGAAACAAAGTAGAGATTCCAAGTTTCTTAAAGAAAGATCATATCACATACAAAGGAACAAGAGAGAAAGACAAAGAACTTGATTGGGACAAGATATTTGTTGGATATGATGACTTCATCAATGTACTTAGAGATACTGGTGTCTCTGTATATAGAGAAAGTGGAATAGAAGGCGATGATTGGTGTAATTATTGGTCTAAGTTGCTGAACTCAAAGAACATCAATTGCTTGATATGGTCTGCTGACCGAGACTTGACACAACTAGTGAAGATAGATCCTAAGACTAAAGTGTTCACTGCAACTTGGAACAAGAACTATATGACAATTGAAAGCATTGATCATAGTTCAGACAATGACATGGACTTCTTCTTCAATAGCTATGACTCTAATGAGAATCAGAAGTTGTTAGAGACACTTTGCATGAAAGCTAAGCGTGTTGATGAGATACATCCTATGGATGTTGTAATTGATAAGCTGATTCGTGGTGACATTGGAGACAACGTGATTCCTGTAGTGTACAAGAAAGGAAAGTCGTCAAACAAGTTGTTTAGAGTATCTCAGAAAGAGCTTGACTTTAATCTTGACATTACTCGTCTTGATGATGTCAATGCTTACTTTGAAGAACTTCTTGATAAGAAAGCATGGAAAGGAAAAGCTACAGCCAATGCAGATGAATGTGTAGAGCACTTCTTCTATAATGAGAGACTTGTATGGCTTGACGCTAGTCAGTATCCTGATGAGATATTAGAGAAGATGACAAAGTATCAGTTGAAGCCATGTTACAAAGACTTGTCATTAGCTGAGCAAAAGATACAAGCAGAGAAGAATGAAGTATTTGATGTTCTTGAAGAAATTTAATGAAATATTTTGAAATAAATGAGATTGGTTCTATATTTAATACGTTAATTAAATGTAGAACCAATTTAAGTATTATAAAGATTATGGTAGATCGTTTGAATCAAGAGTTAGAATTAGATGACTTAGTACTTATCTGTCATCCTAAGACATCAGTCCTCCTTCGTTGCATTGTGAAGAAGATCAATGCAAAGACAGTCACAGTACATGCTCTTCCAGAGTCAGAAAAAGAGAATGAGACTTCTCAATATTGCCAACATGACATGGTTGGTATTGGTGATCATAAATTTCATGGAAACTACTTCAGAATTAGTAAAGGTTTCAATAGACGTCCAGAAGAAGTAGTGAAGATTGGACATTATCGGACTATCCAAGACAACGGAAAAGACATCCATTACTCTAATGTTGAGATTGGTGATGAAGAACTTTGGCCAACCGACTTGTAAAAATCAATTTAATCATGCTAAAAAGAAATAAGATTCCTATGAAGAAAGACATCAGTGGTTTTGATGTGAAGAAAGGTTATGTTGTGTTGTTAGCTACTACTGATAGCAACAACCTTCTTCATGCTAAAATAATAAAAGAGACAACCGCTTCTCTTATGTGTGAGATATTTGATGCTCCAGATGGCTATAGATGGCTTAATGGTAAAGTAGTTCGTCGCAAGCCGGAGCAAGTGATAGTGATAAGCCCATTTGACAACTAATTAAAATCACAATAGACTATGAAGATTATATATGATGAGATGTATCCTGAAGAGTTCTTCAGATATGGAGGTGTAGTTCTTGTTGGTAGCTGGAACTTCAAAGTAGAGACTTATGGTCATTGGAAACAGACTACTGCGGCTCATGCATGGAACTATGACTACATCAACAAGTATGGAGGCGATGCTTGGATTGGTGACATGCACTTCTCTTATGACAAAGAGAACAATGTCTTCAAGTACAAAGGATCTTTTCCTAAAGTAGAGACAAATGATCCGTATGGTGTTCCTAATGTTTGCTTCAGTCTAGTTGATGATCAAGATGCAAGATGGGAGAAATATGCTAAGCAACGCAAAGAACGTGGATTTGATGATTCAGAATTGTGGAATCTTGATTGCTCAATTGCTAAGTTCATCCTTCCTCGTCTTGAGAGATACCAAGAAATCAAGTGCGCACACCCTGCTAACTTGACAGAAGAAGAGTGGACAAGACGAGTTGCATTGATGATATCAGCATTCAAGACTTACTTGTATGACATTGACTTGACTAATGATGAGAAAGTCATCAAGAAATTCTGTAAGCAAGGCATCATCAAGAAGAATGTAGATGATGCATTGAAACTCCATAAAGAATATCTTGAAGGAATGGAGTACTTTCATAAGTATTGGACTTGGTTAGGTGACTAACCCAGATGCCGCCAGAAGTCGCTGGGCGCCGCTGGCGGCCGCGAAATGACTCAGACTATAAATTATATATCTGGACAAATTTTAAGGCCGCCAGCGTCAAATTTAGCTTATTCATTAAACTTTATTAACATTAATATGAATTATGATGACATAATCATAAATATCATTTATTCTAAATCTAGACCTTCACAAAAATTCCTTAAGAACAAAATAAAATATTCTAATGTAGTAAATTATCTATTAAATAGATTTGATTATGTTGAAAATGTAAGAGAATCTTTAGATAGAATAAAATATCATATTGAATATAGACCTTGTTGTAAAAAATGTGGAAATATTGTGAAATACATTGGGTTGCGCAATGGATATCCTAAGTATAGAGATTTTTGTTCTTGCAAATGTTCAATGAATTCAGAACAAACAAAAGAAAATCTAAGGAAATCCATACAAGATAAATATGGAGTAGATAATGTATTTCAAGATACTAAGATCAAAGAAAGAATAAAGAATACTTGGATAAACAAATATGGTGTAGATAATCCTAGAAAATCAGAATCGATAATTGCTAAAATTAACAACACTTCAATTCGTAGATATGGCACATCATATCCTACGTCTAGTACTATAGTTCAAGATAACATAAAAAAATCTATTTTAGCTAAATATGGGTGTAAGTATTATTTTCTAAATAATGAATTTAAAGAAAAATCAAAACTTACTTGTGTCTGTAAATATGGTGTAGACAATTACATGAAAAGTGAAAAAGCGCGGATATACATGCATGAAAAGATGTCTACAATTGAAGTACAACAAAAAAGAATAAATACTTGCATAAAACATAATACTTTCAATACTTCTAAAGTAGAAGAAGAACTTCACTCATATATAAAAGAAAAATTTCCTTCAGTAAAGAGACAATATAGAGACAAAGAAAGATATCCATACAACTGTGACTTCTATATACCTGAGTTCGATTTATTCTTGGAATTGCAAGGGAATTGGACACATGGAAAGCATGCATTTGATTCTACTTCTAAAGAAGATCAAGTCATATTAGAGGAATGGAAAGAGAAAAGCAAAGAACACCCTTACTATAGCAACGCAATAAAGACTTGGACTATATATGATGTGAATAAAAGAAACAAAGCAAAAGAAAACAACTTAAATTTTAAAGAAGTTTGGTCTCTAGATGAAGGAAAAGCATTCATAAATAATTTATAATAAAGAAAGTCCATTCAATTGAATGGACTTTCACTATGTTAAATATTCACTTATATTAGATAAAGAGTATCTCATTGAAATAGTCATTGTCAAGATGTTCTTGAACATATGCTTTTGCGTCCAATAGCGATTGACTCTCATTGATGCATCCATCAGATGCTTGCAATGTGATGTCATTGTTTTCTGTAAGTTCAAGATCAACATTGAAGTGCTCTTTCAAGAATGAGCTACACTTTATGATTTCACAATCATAGTTCACTACTTTCTTCACGAACTCTTTGCATTCTTTAGTCTCAAATATCTTGTCATCTGTAAATTCCATTTTTAGTAATTGAACATTAATTTATCTTTGCTTTATACACCAAATGAAGTGTCTGTGTTAGTACCATCTTCAGGCTTGTTTATTGTTGGTTCCTCTGGCTCCTTTAGCTTAGGACCATTCTCATCTTCTGTCAAGTAAGTGCGAAGATATGACATAATCTTCTCCGGAGTGAAATAATACTTATATAGGTAAAATACGATGTCATCGATATGTACACCAAACAAGTCAATTATCATCTGCAATTGTGTTGTTGGGAAATCTTTGCTATCTTCGGTAATCTTAGCTTCACAGTTGATAGTAGGTGTAGGAGTCACTTTGCTAAACACATCTGTGATCATGTCTAGATGAGCTTTTTCTGTCTTAGCAGCAACAATGTCTGGATTGATAGGCGGAACAGGACAAGGAGGCTTAGGACCTGGCTTGCATCCACAATCTGGCTTAGGAGGCATAGATGGCATAGGTGGTACACTAAAACCTGGATCTATCTCATTGCTTGGAATATCTGATGGACGTGAAGGTGGAGTTGGTCCTGGATTGTAGTCAGGAATTGTAGGTGTTCCTGGCTTCATGATGTTTCCGTTTCTGTCATAAGTTTCTTCTGACATCTGGTAGAACTCATTGCTGAACTCATTCATGTCAATCATTCTTCCATCAGATAGCATCACAGACATTCCATTGTCACTAATGACACAGTCTCTTACTCTTACAGTCTCGCCTGTCTTCTTGCTTATCCATTCACCTTTGATCTCCGGACCACCCATAGGAAACTCAGAACCAAATGCAGGAGGATAGTTGCCAGGCATGTTAAAATTGTTCATACGATTAAATTTATGTTAACATATATTTCTGTCATTGACTAATATAGAAATCTACGCGTATTGATTTCATCAGTCAATGATATTTTATTTGCATTCTTCTTCAATAATCTTCTTTTCTTCTTCTGTTCCACTTACATAGCTTAGCATCTTTGTTATGATGTAGTCATCTAGCTCAGAAGAAGTGAAGTATAGCAAGTGTCTGTTCTTAGTAAGCTCAATGAACTCCCTTGCAGAACTCATCATAGACTTGTCTTTATGTATAGCATTAGAATCTATCCACACAATAGGAACATCTTTGATCTTCTTCTGTGACATGTTGTTGTACAACTCATAAGTCAAGCAAATTATGTCAGAAGCCTCATATTCATCTTTAGTATATCCTATGCTTACTTCTTTGTCTATAGTCTTCACACACAATATAGCATTGTTCTTGTATGCTAAGTATAGGTTGTCATTGTCTATGTAAGGTTGATTATCTTCTTTATTAAGATATGTACTGAACATCTTAGCAACTCTTATTGTGTCATCTATAGACTTTAGCCTATTGACTAAGTGTCTCACTTTGTCATCATCTATGCTAACTATGAATATCTTGCTAGTCATCTAATTATATAAAAGATTTTTCATTGAACTTGATTAAAAATAAAATTGACATGACTATAGTCATGCCAATTCAATGATACTAGGTAATTCTAGATATTTATACATGATACTTGCTATCTTCTTTCCATTTCACATAATATATTTGGTTATTATTACCGGAAAAAGTATTGCCATTAATTCTTCCATCACTTAATGTAGTCTCTATTGATAAGTTTCCTGCTTCATTCACTTTATTGGCTATATATTCGTATTTAAAGTACCATTCAGTTAAACCAGTTAAATCTATATTAGTGTAAATTTTTAAATCATCATAATTAATGTTTAAATATTCATTACATTCTTTAAAGAACTCATCGGTATGGCTCAAATAATAATCATTTTTATGCTTTATCTTAGAAGTATTGAGCATAGGCATGTAACTATCTACAAAAGGTAGTTCTATATTGAATTTTTCATTTTCTTTGACATATCTTTCTTTTCTATTTACATAATTATCTGGTGTTACTCTAATCTTAAATCCTGGATTTGTCTTATCAAACAATGTATTTGTCACATATTCATATTCTTCATATTTATTGCCTACTTTCCAAGATTCTGTTATATATAGAGGATTGTCTTTTATAGTCATAGTTGCTAATGAAGTATCAGGGAGTGTATTATTGTTCACATAATATTTTACTATTTCTTCCGCGTCAATTATGATTATATAGTCATCAATATATGGGAATTTTTGTGTATTAGTTATTGATAAATAATCTTTTGTTAGCCCTATTTTTATACTAGGTATATTGCTTGGTGTAAGTTTTTTAATTGAATACTTATGAATCTGAGAACTATCAAATGCACCGAGTAAGTACGTGTTATTTAAATTCAATGTTAATGTGCCATCTGTTTGATAATACAATTTATAGTTTGATAGAGTTTTGTTATTATTTTTTTTTCCTTGTTAGGTCGATTGTCTTCCGTGTGTTTCTATAAGGATTATTGTTGTCATCTGTATTTGGTTGTATTACCCATGTCTCTGTATATTTTGTGTTTGATGTAGCAATCTCACTTCTTACTTTCACTGTATGATCACATACATATCCATTAGGATATGTCTTGTCTGACTTATCAACTTCAGTAATTGTGCTTGCTATGTTGTCAAAGTACATAGTCTGTTCTTTTCCTGTCTCTTTGTTCTTGATAGTATAGTCGACTGAATTAGAATCTACATAGTTACCATTCAAGTAAGTAATCTTGTAACAGTATACCTTGATGTTCTTCTGGGAAGTGTCACCATAGTTGAATGTAATGCTAGATGAACTAGACATCTTCACTCCATCTATATATACATCAAACACATAGTTAGTAGTAGTCTTGCTAGCATATCTTATGTCTATGTCGATGGACTTCTTCAAGTTCTTGTATGTGATAGTCACAGTACCATTCACTATGTTAGAAGAGTTGTTCTTAGACACTTCTTTGTTCAACTTATATGTGTTGCTAGACTTAGTATAGTTAGTAGATATAGAGTTGTCTGACATAGTCACAGCATAGTCATTAGAAGATTTCCATTCTGCTTTCTCTAGCAATTTCTTAGTAGCAGCATCATCTTCAACCCATACGGCAACACCATTATCATTAAGTTGTGCTTTCCATTGCTGATCTACTTCTTTGTAGCTTGCATTGATGATGAATGACAAGTACTTGTCATCTGTGACATTGCCGTCTTTCTTAAGTATCACTTCATCTTCTCCATAAGCAGCATATCCATATATAGAAGAGCAAGATGTCTCTAGCTTGTAATCGTATACCTTTTCTGTTGGCTTTGGATAGCCTGGCTCTGGATTTGGTGTAGGATCTGGATCGACTGGATCAGGCTTGACTGGATTGTCAGTATTGTCTATCTTGACTAATCTCTCATTCCAGAACTCAGGAACACTATGAGATGTCATCACTTCTCTTATGTTGATGTGACGTATAGTAGCATCATAATATGCTATGTCAGTTTTCCATTCATAGTAACTGAATGCACAAGGCATAGTAGCTTCATTGAAGTTGGTGATCAATGGAACATATGTCTGTCCTCCTATTGTCACTTCTGTAGGATCCTGTGTGATGTATGCATATGTGAATGACAAGTCAGAGTAAGTGATGTTGTCTTCATTCAAGTATGTTATCTTGCTTGGATTAACAGAAGACACCTTCATTCTCAAGTCAGTGTTGAGCTTGCCGTACTCTTCTATATATGATAGAATATAAGAGCTTATCACATTCTGTCCAATAGGAACTTCTTTTGCTATATATGACTTAGCTTCATCAAGAGTAGAGTCGATCCACTTGTACTCTCCTGTAGAAGGATAGTATGTCAGTTTCTTTGAGACGCCATCTTCCGTCTTTGTGATGAATGCATCAAACTCTTCATCTGTACTGAAGTCATCTTTTGTCTTGTATATAGTAGTTGGCCAGTATGACATGACTGTGTATCTCTCATAGTCATTGCTGTCTTCTACTTTTCTGTATCTCACATGAGTGTAAGTGTACACATTCTCATTAGCATAAGTGAAGGCATCAGTGTCTAAGTTTCCAATCACAAATCCGTAAGCAGGAGTGAAGAATCCTTGTACTTTAGACTTGGAGCACTTGTCTATCATAGGACAGTCTTTTGCGCTACATAAGTCACAACCATCGCATGACCAGTACTCAGTGTAAGAAGATGCATACATGTAAGCAGAGACATAAGTGTATGTCTTAGTCTCTATAGGTGCTTGATAGCTCAACACATCAACATAGCTTACTTCTATCGGGTTGCCTAGCACAAGTCTTGTTGTTCTTTCTTCATCATATGCATTTCCTAGGTGACCTTCTGCTAAAGTGTTCTCTTTGTCGGTCAAGTCTGTACTAAGCTCAAGATACCAAGAATGATCATTGAGAACATCAGTAGCATTCTTGAAGTTCAATACATAAGCAGTTCCTGTCTTCTGTACTCTTATAGGATTCCCATAGTCATCTTTGTCAGTAGTGTCTTCCATGATAGGAACATTCTTGCCATCTTCTATAGTGTACAATGGAATATTCTTAGAAAGCTCACATATATAAGAAAGTCCATAGCTATTCCACTCATCTATAGTAGGATGTATTCTTGATAGAGTATTTGCTACATAGTCTTCTGACACTCCTTGCCAGATGTTGCCTGTGTTGTAATAGTAAGACATTGCTTGCCATGTTCCTGGATAGTTCTCATTCAGATTGGCAAGCACATTGTACATTGCTAAGTAACTGTCTATATTCTCTTTTCTTCTTGTAGTAAGCAATGTAGCATCACCATGCCATACAGTGTCTTTGTCGTTAGATATGTTGTTCTGTGTCAAGAATACAGATGCATTCAAGTAAGACACATTCCTTGACTCATTCTGTACATAATATCTTGTTTGCTTCTTCTTTCTCAACTTGAACTTCACATTGCTGAGCAATGCACTAGTTCCAGAAGGAATCTTTCCACTTTCTAGTTCTTCTCTTTCTTCTAATATTCCTATAGGATATATAGTAGTAGTATAAGTGTTGTAGTTGTCTATAGCATATGTAGTCCATGATGGTCTAGAAGTGATTATCTCACCTTTCACACTAGTATACCCATTCAGTTCTATAGTGTCAAAGTCTATCTGCATCTTGTCCATCTTAGTGAGATGGTGTATGCTGTCTTTGTCCACCATAGATGTAGTACCTAGATTGATGTTTGTCTCACTAGTACCAATGTGGAGTACATTCTTGTTCTCTTGATCATATGCAGATCCTATGTATGCATTGTATATGACACCATAAGAAAGTGCAGGATTGAACTGTACTTTGTCTGCTACTAATATGTTAGAGCGATTCCAGAAGCTAGCATTTCTGACAGTGACTTCTTTCAAGTCAACCATAGGATACTGATTTCCTACATACCCGTTAGGATTGTACTCACTATTAGGAATGTACTCTTTAGGGAAGTTAGTCATAGATATGACTTTAGGAATGATGCCATAAGTAGTATAATGCTCTAAGTTACCTTTTATCAGACCAACTTTAGGAAAAGACTTAGTAGTGTCATCTTCTGCATAGTAAGTACCATAGTAGCTATATGGTTCTATGTAAGTAGTAGTGTATGAATCGATTGTGAATCTTCTAGTATTGGTGCCATTCAAGACATAAGACACATGACCATCATCATGTCCTATGTTGTCATCAAACTCAATAGCTAAGTTCATTGAGTTGAAGTACTGCTCATCTCCTTCATAAGACATTCCAATTCCTTTAGTCACATCAATGCCCAAAGTAGGATTATAATAGTCCGCATTGTGATTCAATATGACAGGGTATACCAATGAAGAATTGTAAGAGATGGTGTTGTTCTTCAATAGTTGCAACACAGGATCAAACAACAATTGAGTATGCTCATAGTCATCTGGACTGAATGAGTACTTAGCATAGTACTTTATGTATTGCTCTAGATTGCAGATATAGTTGAAGTCAAGAGCTACTTCATTGTTGTACTTTGGATTCTTTATATAGTCAAAAGCATAGTATGTTGAGTTAGTAGAATAATCTGTCTTCTCTTCGCAAGTCCAGAATGATGTGACAGTTCCTACTCCTCCTATGATGTCTTGTATAGTACCTGATCTTCTAGCATATCTATATATGTATGAGTAGGTGCTATCATTTCCTATAGACCAGTCTTCATACTTTCCATAAGAATATTGCCTGTTGTTGTATGCATTCCAAATTTCTTCTTCTGTTCCTATTACTAGCTCACTGTCTTTATGGATGCTACTACCACTATAATATGCATATTGTATATAAGTAGAATCTTTCTCTAGCTCAGTAGAAGAAATGTTCATGATGATAGCGTCTTTGAAGTAAGTGAAAGTCTCAGTTTCTCTTATAGACTTCAGATACTCATCAGAAGGTACCCATGCTTCTATAGAGAATGTGTTGTGTGCACCTACATTAGCATTAGTGTCTATGTAGTTAGAACTGAATGTTTTCTTCTCAAAGTCAGAAGAACTCAAGCTCTTTATGACATCTAGTCCAATGCCTGACAACACATTCTTATATGGATTGAACTCATGCAAGTCAGTAGAAGCTACTATCATCAAGCTAGACTGATCAGCTACAATTCCTTTAGCATAGTTATTAGTTGCTAGTCCATTGATCACCCAGTATCCATTAGAGTTGATGTAAGGCATTATGAATGACTCTTTCCAGTCTATAGAAAGAATGATAGTGTCATCTAAAGAACTATAGTTGACATTCATGTCATACAACACTGTTCTTTCTATCTCTGAGTTAGCATATATGTACTGATTAGGTTCTGTTCCGTCCAGATGAACTAACTTCTTCAAGAAAGATACATTGTCCGTGACATTGCTTATAGTGTCTTTTCCTAGTTCATTGATGTACTCATACTGCACTGGAATAGATCCAGTCATGTTATATATCAATGACTCATCATTAGAGTTGCAGTTGTACTTGAACTCGTAGTTAGTAGGGAAGTACATCACATACAAGTTAGTCTCATCAGGAACAGAAGACATAGAAAGAGAAGAGCGCCATGCTTTATATGTCAGCTCACTTACTATTCTTTCTTTTATCTTTATGTTAGAATCCGACTTGTACATCACTTGATTGTAGATTTCTAGCAATCTAGGATATAGCTGCTTAGTGTCTGAGACAAAGTACTCTAGCTTACCATTGGTATGTTCCAATGTGTCACCTACTATGATGTCAATGTCTGCATCTATGTTCTGATTTCCGTCTGCGTCTGGTGCCATCTGTCCTGTTCCGTCACTAGAGAAAGATGATGATGCACTCATCTTTTTCCATTTGTCAGAGATGAAGTCAGAAGGAATGCTCCAGTTAGCATTGTCTGGAGTGTCATAGTCAACAGGAACACTATAGCACTTAGAAACTATTCCTGCTATCTGATTGATTCCATTTCCGTCAATGATGTCACTCATCACATTAGATATGACTGATGAAGGAGAGTTGATGTTAGAAGAATCAGCATACTTTGCTATCAGCTCATCTATTCTTGATTCTTCTAATAAGTCTCTTGCATCACCTAATCCTATGTAATACTCATTGTTGGCACCTTCTCCAAGATTCTCTTTTACTTTGTATACATCAAGAACCCATTCATGATTTCTAAGACTATCATCAACTTTGTCATAGTTCTTATGTAGATGAATCAATGCAAGCTTCTCATGTGCATATCTAGAACTTGGACCATTCTCGTCAGGATCATCTGATTGCATCAAGTTCTCTTCATTGACTATGAATATTCTGAATCCTTCTATGAACTCGCCACTATCAGAAACCTCTTCACACACATACTCATTGTCATACTCTCCATACACTCCACTCTCATGATGTCCAACAACTTTATATATGAATGAGTTGTCTGTCTTGAAGAATGTTGCACTCTCTTTGTGCCAATAGTCAACATTGTTTATTCTGTCTACATCTGACAGCATGATGGAATCTTCATCAAAACCATCTTCTAGTCCTCTTATAGAATGATCTATGTTGTCCACAACAAACTTTGTGTTTGCTTCTTCTGATGAGAGTTCTTTGAGAGATCCATCATCTTGTAGCAACTTAAGATATCCTCCTACTCTATTCTCAGTAGGGTACAGAACTACTTGGACTAACAAGTCATTCTCATTGAAGTCACCTGTATAGTTAGGAAACAAGTCTTGGATAGAAAAAGAACTGAATCCAATAGAGTCACCTTTAGCAGCATTGCGCTGACCAAGATTAGCTAATGATTGCTTCAAGTAAGCATCTGTATAACTAGTCAGATAGTTTTTCTTGCTTATCCCATTTTGGAATGCATTGACATTAATTATTGGCATGTTATCTCAAATCAAATATGTACTTCAGTCTCCATAGTTTCTTTTCCTTAGACATGTTGAGCTTGATAGGAACAGTATCATAAGAGACATCATAGTAATTATATAAAAATAGGTACTCATCATCATTCAATTCACTCATCTTGATTAGTTTCTTGAATATATCTACTGTCACACTTTCTTCTTCTAGTTCTTTCATTCTATCATAGTCTACATAAGAACTATGTATATATGAAAGTTGAGTAGGAAGAAGAACAAACTTATTTTGATTGAAGTTCTTGTACTCTAATGAAGTGAAGGAATCATATATAAGATGACCATCCAATTCAATCACTTTCTTCTTGTCATACTTCTCTTCATATATGTTGATAGGAACATATATGTCTACATATCCTGTTCTGTTATATATTGGTGAGTCACTTATAGAGTTGAGTGTTCCTTTTCTTATCAAGACATCATCTGTCTCTTTGTACTTTAGATTCCACTGATTAGATATAGAAGAAACAGGCAATAGAATAGGAACAATGTCTCCGAAGTATCTTGTTAGCTTGTACTTGAACAAAGCATCATCATGTCTGATGACAGATATTTCTGTTGACTTGTCATTCATGTCATTGCTTGCTTTAGTAGATGTATATAGCGTATCTAGATTGAATGTATAAGGAATTACTCTAGCATCTATGCTTACTAAAGACTTGAATATGTCTCTATTTAGCATAGGCATCAATTCTCTGAGTATTTTCTTGAAGTACAATGGATCTTTCTCAATGTCTGTTCCATTCACATACTTGAACATCTTTATTATTCTCTCAAAGTTCTTGTTGCTTAGTGCATATAAGTCAAATGATCCTATTGTGTTGTCAAGAGCTAAGTCTATCATGTAATATCCATATACTTTTCCATCCACTAGCTTTGTGCTCAACAATGTGTTCTTCAATCCAAGATAGTTGTCATCTTGTCTCAATGAAGTCTTCTTGACATTCATGCTAGAGTACAAGAAGTCATTGAGAACTTTTCCAGTAGCTACTTCAAATCTAGACTTAATCCATTTTCTCTCATCATCTGGTTCTACTAAAGCAGACAATGAAGATAATTCTTCATCCGTCAGTTCTATCATTGTGTTAGAATCATACTGTGTGTGTCGCAAGTACTTTGTTGTGACATTGTTGTTGTCATCTACCACTTGCACTTCTTTGAATCCTTCTTCTTTATATATAGCATATAGTTCTGTATCAGAAAGTTCTTGCTCATATATCTTGTCAAACAACGGAACTAAGCAATTCTCATTCTCTTCTATAATGATGTCATGCATGTCATCAATCTCTGGATTGATGTATCTTGACTTTATTCCTTTATAGTGATCTCTTTCCCAGTTAGACTGTGTCTGGACTTCATACAAGTACAAGTCTTTGTATGACTTAGTGTTTCCGTAGTCTTCTAAGTCAATAAGCTTTCCTGGTCCATATATCTGATCATTGAGCTTGAAGCATTCTATGTCAAAGCACAACTCAACATATCTCACTCCATCATCGAACTCTATCTTCCAAACATCATAAGTCTCATCATAGTTCTCATCTTTCATAGATACATAGTCAATGATCTCAAAGAACTCTTTGAATGACTTAGGATATTCTGTAGCAGATATAGGTGTATAGCAATCCTTGACAGACACCTTGCCGTCATCTAACACTAAGTTCTTTTCTCTTATATAAACCATAGATGCCCATCTCTTTGCTAAGTCACTAGGCTTCTTTCTCTTCTGGTTGCAACACAATTCTGTGTACCACCAATACAGATGCTGCTTGTTCAAGAACTGCGCTTTGAACTTTCTAGTATGTCTAAGAAGATCAAGACAATCTATTTCGTTGTCATTCTTGTACTTCTCTAGCACAGCTTGCATGTTGTACTGATCTATCCATACAACATTAGTCACTTTTTCTTTCTCACTTTCTCTTATAATATATTCTTCATCTATATAGTTGTTCTTCTTGAATGTGTCTGTAGCATATATAGTCTTTCCATTGAACATGACAGGATAGAATCCAAAAGTATCTTGAGCAGAAAGATATGACTTCAGTGCAGATGTCACTTTATCATGAAGTGTATGCGCAGTGTATGTGATTTGCCATTCTTTAGTATTAGAATGTCTCATCTTCTTGTAGTCATACTTTCCATTAGTGTTGTTGAAGTAAGTGGCAAGAGAAGAATCAATGTCTGTAGTGATATATTCTTGTATGTGATAGTTCTTCAAGAAATAACTATTTAAGTTATATATAGAGCAGTAATAAGAAAGAGAAGTAGAGTTGATAGGATTAGGTATCATGACATAGCTAAGCTCAGGATAGTAAATGTTAGCTTTTCCTGCATTCACTATTCCTGTCTTGTCGCTGCTAGAGCATCCTAACAACTCATATATAGGATCATAGTACTTCTTAGAATCATACACATCTTCTATCACTCTATAGAAAGCTTGAGTTCCTTCTATAGATCCTGTCCAGTTTATTTCACCATATAGTCCTTCCCAATCAGGCCTCTCTCCATATCCACACACATAAGTCATAGGCTGGCCAGACGAAGAGAGAGCATAAGTCGTCTCTGCATTGTCATAGTCAGGAGTGCCATCATTCTTAAGCAAGTATGTTTGCTTCATCAATACATAAGTGTTGGCAGTGTAAGCATAGTTCTTTGGAATGTTCATGTACCCATAAGAGTCGCATGCTATTCCTGGTATGTGGAAGTCTATGATTTCATTTCCTTGTATGATGTAGCTAGAAGAAATCTTTTCTTTTCCTTCTTCATCTAATGACATCAATGGACATATTTGCTTGTATATAGAAGCAGATTCTAGAACAATGTCAGGATATGACAACTCTATTCCTTTCTCTTCACACCAACTAGATATAGTCGAGTACTTCATCTGTCTTCTTATGTTGTCTATGTAAGCAGACACTTTCTTCTCATCATAGTACTTGTTTATGTCAGACAAGCTTATTCCTATCTCAGAAGGATTGACATATCTAGCATAAGGGTCAGGCAAGTAAGCATAAGAATATCCATCATGCTCGCTATCATGATAAGTTGAGACATAGTAAGAAGAATCAAGATATCCTTTCTTGAATAGCATTCCTGCACACACATAAGAATTAGAGATAGAGTTCTCTTCATTAGCATACATCCAAGCATTATTTGCTGAAGAGAGATGAAGAACATCAGACAATAATTTTGTGTTGAAGAATGAGTTTCTGTTCCCGTACACACTAGAAGATGTGAGTATGGTCTGGACAGGAAACACTAGCTTGTCACTTTCTTTAGCAGATATAGTCTCTATCATAGGATTCACTATGATTGCAAACTTGTCTATCTTGTCAGTGATCATGCTGAAGTCATATAGGATTCCTTTGTAGTAGCAGTTGTTGTTAGAAAGACTTTCCCATTCTACTTCATCTACCCAGCCTTCTTTTGTCTTCATCACACTGAACCAATAGAACTGATAAGATTCTATAGATTCTTTATACAGTGATGGAATGTACTTATGAGGAGTATCTGTGTATCTAGTAGAAGCATTGTCACCAATAGGAACTACCATAGAGTAGTTGAACTCATCACCTTCTTGCTCTTCTACTAGAGCAGGCATAGACTGCACCATCTTAGGATACTGTCCATACAATATGTTGCTTCCTTGATTTCTATTGAATGCAAAAGATGTGTTGATCACATAAGGATGATAGTCTGAAGAAGATGAAAGTTTCCATCTACTGTACATCTTAGTAAGCTTGTTAGAGAATTGGTAGTCTATGATGCTTGCTTCATTCATAGAAGGAAAGCAGTCACTCATCAAGTTAGTCACGCTACCAGACTTCCATACGAGATCTCCTGTCTCTGAATCCATCTTGAGAACATCTTCAGCATACTCATCATAGTCAGATACAAAGTCATGCATCTTCAGGCTGTTGCCATTGAGCATGTACTTTCCTGTTATGTAGACATTGCATCTAGCAAATTGCTTCTTCTCTTTAGAAGAAAGAACATCATCTATGTTGAATCTGAATGCTAATGGAATGACTTGCTTCATAGCAACATTGTTCATCTTGTATGTTCTTGCTATAGTAGCATCTACATTGTTGTTAGTGTACTGCTTAATGAATATGTCAGATATAGTAGTGTCTGATGCTATGCAAGTTCCTCCATTCATCAAGTCAATCCCATATAATGTGATAGACTTAGAATTGCTAGAGAGCAATGCAACTTTACTGTCTACTTTCTTCATGTACTTCTTAAGATAAGCAGACAAGTAATTGTACTTAGCAGAAGGCAATGTTTCTTCTTCTCTTACTTTCACAACTATGTCTTTATATATAGAAGAGTTAGCATTCTGTAGAAGTATAGAAATAGTGAATGAATCAGGAAGATGATTGATGTCATCAACATACATAGGAGCAAAGAACTCATACTGATATCCTGTCTTCTTGTAGCTTATTCTCTTGCATCCATATTCTACATCAATGTTTCTAGGTTCTTTAGGATTAGATCTATCTAGCTTGCAAATCTCTTTCTTATTGAAGTCATAACCATTCTCATAGAACACATCTTTGTTGTATAAGTAGAACTTTTGCAAGTCATAGTCATAAGAGCTTCCTAGCAAGTTGCAAGTGACTACTTTTCTTGATAGAGATGTGCTAGCACTATCTATCACTGCACCTCTCACTCTACTCTCATATACATATATAGTAGTGTTGTCTTGATTAGTATGTTGTCCTTTGTAGTCATAGCTTGTCAAGTTGCATGCAATCTTGACATTGCCTGAATAAGAAGGAATGATTCTTAGCAATGGCTTGATCATTAGATTCTATGTATGATTCATTTAGTTAAAAATTGCTTAGATGTTATGTTAACTATTTTTAACATTAAATGAATAACCTATCATAGATTATCTATGTTATTCTTATATAGAAAGCATAAAAATAAAGAACTTTACAATGAAGTCACTCAACTTACATAGCAGTCTATCAATGATGAAACGACCTTTTGGTTGCTTCTCATCTTGGTGTGGTTCTATGTTTGGAAGACATTCATAATGAAGTTCATGATTAAGAGTTGATTCTAGTCATGAATATATGATGGAACAATTCTTAGTAAACATTTCTTTTATATATAAAGATTAGATAGTTGAGAAGAAGTTCCAAATATGCATAAGGAATTTTTTCTCATTTTTTTGTTATAATCTTTGAAAAAATCCTGGTAATTACTATATTATAAATGTCAATCAAATAATATTCAATATTTAATTGATAAACGGATTGATAGCTTAGATGGTCTGAGCGCTGGACTGAAAATCCAGAGGTCGTGGATCGTTACCACGTCAATCCACTAAGAAAATTGTTCTTTGAAATAATGAATACAATGAATGTTCTGTTAACTCAGTTGGATAGAGTACGATACTTTTAATATCGGAGTCATGAGTTCAAGTCTCATACAGAACACAACAAGATTGTCAAGAGATCTCTTCCGAAAATGCAAAGGAATGAGAATCTCAGCATCATTGAAATGTCTTATCAGATATATCGGACAATGATTAATCTGGTTGCTAGAAAGAACTTGGACAGTTCAAATATAGTTGTTAACTCAAATGCTCACGAGCTCTAGCTGGATATAATCAATGATGAATGATGACATTGAGAAGACATGCATGAAGTCCGATGCATAGACATGGTCAATATGATGTTTGATCTTCTTCTCATAGGTCATTGTTCTTGGATTGAAAGCGAACAAGAACTAAAACAACAAATCGCTTGCATGGAAGTTTGGCAGAGTGGACTATTGCACTGGTCTTGAAAACCAGAGGTCAGAGATGATCCATAGGTTCGAATCCTATAGCTTCCGCTACTTGGGTGATTGTCAGAGTGGTTTATGTCTGGGTCTGCAAAACCCAGTAGGTTGGTCCGATTCCAACATCACCCTCAGAATAGATTGCAATAGACAAAGTTGTTGCCTTAGATGGCTTGTCAAGAGACTGATAAGTTCTGGTTGAAGTGATACGAGATGTCATACTAAAACTCCAAAATCCGGAAAGTTAAGTCCAGTCCTCAGTTGCATATTAAAAGAATCAATGCTGCAGTAAATTGATTCTATATAAAGTTGCAAGTTGTCTATGAATGCAGATGGTAAAGGTTCATAGAAACTCTCGTCTACTGCAATCTTACAATGGTTACTTATATTGATGGTGACCATGCAATGGTTACTTAGCTCAGTTGGTTAGAGCGCAACATTCATAAAGTTGAGGTCCAAGGTTCGAATCCTTGAGTGACTACAAGTTAATTGCATCGGTGGTGTAACTGGAGGTGCACATCTGACTTCCAATCAGAAGGCTTACGCGAGTTCGAATCTCGTCCGATGCTCATTTTTCGGGGTTATAACTCAGTTGCATAGAGTAAGAAACTTCTAATTTCTAAGTCGTAGGTTGGAATCCTACTAACCCCGCTAGTGCACTTGGTTTATTTTTAATTAAATAAATTAGGTTTGAATGTATTATAGATGTAAATTTTGTAATAAAGAATTTGATAATAAAAGATCAAAAGGACAACATGAATCATTTTGTGATTTAAACCCAAACAAAAGATATTCATGGAATAAAGGAAAAAGTGCAAAGACTGATGATAGAATATTAAAATCAAAAGAAACATTTATAAGAAGGTATAAAAATGGAGAAATAAAATTTAATCCACACATATGGACACAAGAAGAAAAAAATAATCTTTCTAAAAAACGAAAAGAATGGCTAATGAAAAATCCTGATAAGCATCCTTGGAGAAATATGAAGCATAATCGTAGTGAGCCTTGTGAAGTTTTAAAAGATTTTCTTAGAAAAAATAGCATTCAATTTATAGAAGAATATAATCCAAAAATACAAGATCATAATTATTCTTTAGATATTGCATTTCCTGATATAAAATTTGCAATAGAGGTAAATGGTAATCAACATTATAATAATGATGGATCATTAAATGAAAGTTCATTATATAGACATAAATTATTAGAAGCTAATGGATGGAAAATATTAGAATTGCATTATACAAAATGTTATAATTTTGACATATCAATATTGGATAAATACGATAACATAGAAGATTTTTATGATAAAGATTACGTAGGAAAATATTTTTCAAGAAAAGAAGAAAGAAAAAGAAAAATAGAAGAAGAAAGAAAACAAATAATAGAAAATAAAAAAAGAAGAAAATTTCAGAAAGAAGAAGAATTCATTGAAAGAAAAAAAATATTATTAGATTTGTTAAATAATTCAAATATTGACTTTAATAAATTCGGATGGGTAAATAAGGCACATCAATATCTATCTAACAAAAATGTTTGGTTTCATTCAAATATGAATAGACAAATAAAAAAATATATACCTGAATATATTAATTCTTTTTTCTGGAGACACATAAGGACATAATAAAGGAGAGAACTAGCTTATCGAGGAAAAACCCATGAGCAAAGTCAACCTCCTTGTAGTTGAATAGAGTAGTATATCAATAGGCTAGATTTCTGCATTTGGGATGCAGAGGTTGTCGGTTCGAGTCCGGTCTACTCTACAAATAATTGCTCCTGTCGATTAATGGTTAGGTTCTCAGTCTCCAAAACTGATGGTGGTGGTTCGATTCCATCCGGGAGTGCTATGTCAAATATTTAAGCATTGAGATATATATATCATTGAAGATGGCAAGAGAGTTCATTCTTACACTACAGAAGATGGTATCAAGAAGACTTACATACTGCCTAACTTCAGAAAGCCAAAGACATGGAAAGAGATGAAGAAAGAAGATCCGTGGGCTAAGTATTTGAAGAATAGCTCAACTTCTCATTCTTGGGTATCAGACCAGTTAGATGACAAGCATGCTATCAAGTTGCAACGTGTCACCAACAAGAAAGTCATCAATGAAGGAATCCAAGAATACATTGATGCTTTTGATGAGAGCTTTGAATGTTGGTTTGATGAGACTTTGAATGAATGGAGATCTCTTTATGAGGTAGCATAAGATATACATGGTGGATATCGTTCAATGGTAGGACAGAAGATTGTGGTTCTTCTAATGAGAGTTCGATTCTCTCTATTCACCCAATAAAATAAATTGGAGAGTTGCCAGAATGGTTAATGGAGCAGTTTGCTAAACTGTAGTCGAGAAATCGGCTTCTAGGTTCGAGTCCTAGATTCTCCGCTTGAATTTTTATTACGGACTGTGGTGTAATGGCAGCCACGCCAGACTTAGGATCTGGTGTCAGAGATGACGTGTGGGTTCGAATCCCACCAGTCCGACGAAGCACAATCATGTAAATCAACAGGTTAGACCTATAGATACATGAAAGTAAACATGAAGGAAGCTGACTGAACAACTTCATCGGTTGAATTAAAATGTATTAATAATAGGACGAGGTAAGACTGCAAACCTTAATTGATATTGCGCGCCATGCATTGTTGCTTCCCATGCCTCGATGGCGGAATTGGTAGACGCATTGGACTTAAAATCCAATGTCCAGAAATGGACGTGCAGGTTCGATCCCTGTTCGAGGTACTTTTTAACATAGATTTTATTTTTAACTATCTTAAACTTAAAAAAAATGAAATCATTATCACAATACATAACTGAATCTATTGACAAGTCAAAGATTGTCACTAGTTGCAAAGCATACAATGATCTTTCTAAGATGCTCAAGTCATTAGGAATGGTATCAAGTGAAGAAGGATCAGAAAATACTTCTTATGAAGACATCATCTCAGCAATAAAGAAGACTATTGGTGAAGGTCCTTATTATGTGGTATCAGACAGAAATCCAAAGTCTGCATTCAGTGAGATTGCAAGCAAAGCAGACATCAAGTCAGGTACTGGAACAGACAATGGATTCATTGACTTAGTTTCTATCAACAAAGAATACAATGATAGTGATGAAAAGAAGAATGATCCTACCTTTGCGTTCAATGCATGGAAACTTAAGATTAAGAATGCAATGTACCAGAACAAAGTCTTGAAGAATGGCAAAGGTCTCACACAAGAGTTAGATGCTAAAGTGAAGCAGATGAAGATGTTGTTTGACTTAGATCCTATAAAGCTAAGTGCAGTTGCAAGGCACGGAAGAACATCGATAAAGTCTACTTACTTCAAAGTAAGACCTGCTATATTCATTGTCAATGATACTGTAGTTCCCGGAATAGAGTTTGTAAGTGATACATACACAAGCACTAGAGACGAGAACATCTATGTGTTCTCAGATGAGAAGTTGAAAGACATCTAAAATATTATTAATCAATTAATATATTATTCAATAAATGAAGTCATTGACACAATACATAGCAGAGTCGTTAGATTCTAGTATCATCAGAGACAAAGCATTCAAGTTCACTGCATTGTCAAAAGTACTTGACAGAATGAGTGTTCCGACTACTAGATCAGTGAGAGCACAAGCTCAAGAATCCATCAAGAAGTTCTTAGGAAAAGGTCCATACTATGTAGTTAGATCTGACATGAAGTTCACCAAAGATGTCTTCAAAGAAATTGTTGACAAAGCTGCGGTTGGATCTCATGGCATAGTTGATGTGATTGACATCAATAAGCTTTACAAAGATCAGATGGACGAATATGGAAATGCTAGTCCTGAAGTGAGAAAGATGAGAATCAAGAAAGCACTAGAAGTCAACAAGACACTCAAAGAGAAAGGACTTACTAATGACTTAGATACTCTCCTTAAGAGAATGGAAGACTTAGTGAAAGAAGATCCTATCAAGCTAGATCATTCATATACTTTAGGCAACTCTAAAGGAGACTTAGAGAGAAATGTCAACTTCTTCCCTGGAGCATGCATCATTGATGACAAGCTTGTTCCGGTGCTCCAAGCATACAATGAGTCAATGTATGCTAAAGACAAGACATTTGTGCTAGTGTTCAGTGAAAGCACACTGAAGAATGGCATCAATGACACTACAGACAAATAAAAGACAAAGTATTTAATACTTTTTAATAGAAATAGTTGTCTATCTAGACTATATTGATATTATAATTAAATGAATAAGTAAATAACAATGAGAACAAATCAACATACATATTATCAAGATACTATTATAGAACAGGCCATTAATTATGATAGCTTGCTCAAGTCTTGTTGTATATGTGATGAGATTGAATTTATCAATTAGCCTCCACTGTTTTAAAACGACAACATAAACCTCAAGACAAGAGCAATGCAATTCATTTGTGTTGCTCTTTGTTGATTCAACATAATAGGTGATTATATCAGTTGGTTAGATAGCTTGCCTGATAAGCAAGAGGTCGCAAGTTCAAGTCTTGCATCACCTACAAAAAAAATGAAAAAGTTCTTTGAAATGATGAAATAATTCCTAGATATTCTATATTAATAATGTACGTAACAAAACAATAAAAATTTAATTATTATGAATATGAATAGATTAAAGAACAACATTAAGATACTTGATATATTGAGACAACTTGCTCATGAGTTTCCTAATATGAGATTTCATCAGTTGCTTATGGCAGTGAATGCTACTATTGATGAAGATCAGTTCTATGAAGAATCAAGTGTTACTTTAAATAGAATTAGAAAATTCCTTAAGAATAAGCAAGAGATGTTCAATTAATGTAAGTATATAAACGGTGCGTTTGACAAGTGGTTAAGTCGCCAGCTTTTCACGCTGGTATTTCATCAGTTCGAATCTGATACGCACTACTTTATATTGGGTAGATAGGTAAGTGGTTAAAACGGCTTGACTGTAAATAATTTAATTGTTGTATGTTCAAATCATCATAGAATGATACATGTAAATAATGTTATTCAATAGATTATTTACAAAATTTATCTATTGAGAACACATTTAACAATTGGAAAGACTATTATCATTTAGAACGATAGAATGGGTCAAAGGAACAAATGATAATCATGACGAAACAGATGCAAGAAATTGCATAGGAGATTGATGTGTGGCTAGTCAACCTTAAGACTTATCTAGGTGCATTAGTTCAGTTGGTTAGAGCGCTACCCTGTCACGGTAGAAGTCATCGGTTCGAATCCGATATGTACCGCAAAAGAAATTGGACTATAGTATAATGGCAGTACAGAAGATTTTGGTTCTTCTAGTCGGAGTTCGAATCTCCGTGGTCCAACAAACATTGAGATATGGTGTAATGTGGTAACATCCAAGTCTCTGGAACTTGTGTTCTTCGTTCGAATCCAGATATCTCAACAAAAAAATGAAAAGTTCTTTGAAATTTTTAATATAACTTTCTATATTATAAAAGTAAATACATAAAAATGTATATCGGGCTTGTAGCTCAGTCGGTTAGAGCAGCACACTCATAATGTGACGGTCTCGGGTTCAAATCCTGACTGGCCCACTTTAATTTTTAATTATGCCTAATCAATATACAAAATCATCAAATGGATTATTAGAATATAAAAAATACCATTATTTCTATAAAATAACTAATCGTTTAAATGGTAAATATTATTATGGAATACATTCAACTGATAATTTAAATGATAGATATAAAGGTTCTGGTATAAGATTACATGAAGCATATAAAAAATATGGCATTAATAATTTTAAGAAAGAAATATTAAAATTTTTTAAAACTAGAAAAGAGGCTTCAAAATATGAAAATAAAATAGTTACAGAAGATGAAGTTAATTCTGATAAATGTTATAATTTAACTGTAGGAGGTGATAAAGGTATATCCAATGCTTTTAAAGGAAAACATCATACAGAAAAGACAAAACAAATTGTATCTAAAAAATTAACAATACCTGATGATAAGTTGATTCTTAAAAGGAGAATGATGCATAAAGATGGTATTAAAAAATCTGTTAAAATAGAAGATATTCAAACATATAAAGAAAATGGATGGATTTTAGGAGGATCAAATTCTTCTTATATTCATACTAAGGAAGAATATTTAGATATATTAAAAGAAAGAAAAAGAAAACGAATTGAAAAGGAAAATATATTAAAAGGAAATAGAATAAAAGAAAAGAAAAGAATTCATTCAATATTATTAAATATTGCAAAAGATGATAACATAAAATTAAATAAATTTGGATGGAATAAAATTATTATTAAATTATTAAAAGAACAAAATATTATTATTAATTCTAATATAAGAAGATTTATAACAAATAATTGTCCTGAATTCTTTAATTATAAAGAAGTTTATAATAAAACATATATCGCGGATGTGGTGTAAAGGTAGCATACGAGGCTCATAACCTCGAAGAGCCGTTCGAGTCGGACATCCGCAACAAAATAAATTGGAACTTAGCTCAGTTGGTTAGAGCAATTGACTGTTAATCAATAGGTCATCGGTTCGAATCCGATAGTTCCAGCAAACGGCAACGATTATTTAGAGGCGGCCTAACTTAAGGCTACTCAATTGGATATGGTCAAGCTAATCACTTGAGATGGTCAAGCATCGCCAAACTCTTGACATGGGCTGATAGTTCAGTTGGTTAGAACATTTGCTTTGCAAGCAAGAGGTCCTGAGTTCGATTCTCAGTCGGTCCACAACACAATTGCTCCGATAGCACAGTGGTAGTGCAGCTCACTTGTAATGAGCAGGTCGTTGGTTCGAATCCGACTCGGAGCTCTCCTCTGCTGATTTTGGGCAAGCTTGATTGTGAAATTGAGCTTGCCCTTTTTCTATATTGTTTCATAATCAACTAACATAAAAACATGAAATACAACTACATATATAAGCTTACAATGATAGATGATGGAAAAGTCGTCTATGGTGTGCACGAGACAGATCACATGGATGATGGATATCCAGAGAGAAAGTTGAGCAAAGCGTTCAAAGAGATAGTTGCTATGTTCAGCACTATAGAAGAATGCAATAGTTTCTATGACTATTGCAACAACAAAGGATTGTTTGATGGTAGCATGCAACTAGACAAGCTTCTTTCTTCTTACAATAAGTCTATCAATATAGAAAAGAAAGAAGAAAAGAAAGAGAAAGTAGCAAAGACAAGAGTGCCTAAGCCAAAGAAAGTCTCATTAAGATATGTGAATGATCCTGAGTATGTAGAAAAGATAAGACAAGCCATAGAAAATGGAATTGACTTGTCAAAGCACGGATGGACCAAGAACATGATAGAGAAAACAGGAATCAACAAAGGAACTATCCATAGACTAATGAAGACACACTTTCCTGACATCTATGCTAATGCTTATCATCATGTAGAGAAGTTCAAGCAAGTATGGATTATCAAAGATGGCATTCCTAAGAGAATATCAGAAGGAAATTTAGCTACTTATGAGAAAGATGGATGGAAACTGAAGAAAGCACAATCATAGATTGTGCTTTCTCTTTATCTATGAATGTAGAACTGTACCCATTTGTCTTTCTCTTTCTTCACTTCATCTATCAAGTCTATAGCCTCATCTACAGCATTGTTGATTGCTTTTGACAACTCTGGTGTCTTCAAGCTCTTGTAAGGATCATCATCATAGCTAGCAGATCCAACTTTTCCAATGTATAGTTGCCAGTCTTTGTCGTCATCTTTTCTGCCTATCAAGAAGTCTATCTCTATTCCTTCTTTCTTGTCACGATAGACATACTCTATCTTCAAGTACTTCTCTCCTTGCTTCAAGTCGGTCACTTGCTTGTCTGGAGCAGTGTATATCTTGAACTGGATGTCTGCTCTCTGCTTTGCTTTAGCATCATCTTTAGCACCTTGCTGTCCTAGAGCATTAGAACTTTCTTTGTCATCTCCATTGTCTTCATTATCACCTTGAGTAGCTGCATCATCCATTCCTTCTTCATCTTCTACCACATACTTGATCTTCTCTTTCCATGTGTTGCCTTCAACCATAGGTATCAACTGTATCTTGTTGACTGCTTCACAATATAGACTTGGATTGTCCAAGATGTCTTCTATGCTTCCAAGCGACTTCACTTCATCTATATATGAATTCTTATCTATAGTAAGTAGTATAGTAGAATCAGGATTGACATAGCATTCTATAGTCATAGAAGGAGCATCATCATCTGACAAGTACTTCAAGTACTTTCCTTCTGTCATCTTTCCTTCATATATAGTAGTTCCAAACTTCTTTATAGAACAGTCATGCTCTGTCATGTACTTCCATATAGATGGTGCATTGTCATGTGCTTCTCTCAATGAGACAAAGTTGTTCATTTATTGATGAATTGAATCATTTATTTAAAAATAAAATTGATCTTAGTCAAAAAATGATACCAGATTTCAAACTTTCTTGTTATTTTTAATACTATCTTTAATAAATTGTTCTATTTATTAAATGAACATGAATGATTCATGACCATCAAGAATGAATTTAAATGTAACAAACATATATATGACATGAAACTATGAAGTTACTGAAAAAAATAGGAAACATCTACTTGAGAGTGATTGCACTTTCATTAGACTATCCTTATGAACAAATGAATTTTATCAACAAAACATGAAGAAGTTACTTAAGAGATTTTGGCATTCTTACAAAGAAGCCATGGAGTTGTATGGTGAGGCTATTCTCATCTCAAAAACAGTTTAGTCAAATTAACAAATGAAAGTCATGAAGAAGTTTATCAATGCCATCAAGAGAAACATGAAGGTATCTGCAGAGCGTGGACTCATGAACTGCACTGGATCTATACCTTTGTGGGCAACAAGTTACTAAGACATTCTAGATCCAAATGCCAATGGAGAAAGGCTCCATTGGTTGATGTGAAGGTGACCATCACTTTCACATTTGTGGGATTTTTAATAAAGACAATGACTAACTAACTAAACATGAACTTCAATGACATGGCTATATACATAAAGAAAGGAATCAAAGGAAACTTCTTCACTAAGCTAGTGCAACAAAATAGTGGATATAGTAGCAAGAGCTTCTTTCTTGTGATAGTGACTATAATAGGAACATTGCTTCTTGCTGTCCCTATATTTGTTCTAGGAATAGAAGCTTGGTTCAACCACACTATAGCTACTGACTTGAATGGTGTAGCAGCATACATAGCAGCGGTAGCAGCTGTCTTCACTTCTGTAGGTCTCACCAAAGTGTGGTCTGAGAAGTATGAGCACCGATTGCCTGGCCCAGATGGAAAGATTGGCACTGATGATGACATCATAGTGAATGTCACAGATGAAGAATATGACAAGATATTAGCAATGATGAAAGAGAAAGAAAATGCTAATGATACAAGTTTCTCTTAAGATGCCGCCAGGAGTCGCTGGGCGCCGCTGGCGGCCGCGAAATGGCTTAGACTATAAATTATATTAGGGCAACATTTTCAAGGCCGCCAGCGTCAAATTTCACATTTGTTAACATTTCATCATATCAATTATATCAAGAGAATCTCTTGAATCTAGATTCCATCATCTGGTGTGGTGTCAGCGGCATGTCATAGAGTGATCCTTCATCATTGCTGTATTGAGATGGCATAGTACTCATACTACTCAACATATTGTTCATACTGCTTACATTATATATGTTGTTGTCATATATAGAAGAAGTAGAAGAAGTAGAAGGCATGCTTCTGTTCATGAATGGATTTGCATTGTTGATAGGAGAAGGTACAGTTGAACTTGGAACTCTCACTGTCTCTGACACAGACTTCTTCTCTATCACATTGCCTAATGCATCTCTTAGCAGCTTGAGCATCTCTATCTTCTTCTCATCTTTCTCTGCATCTTCTATCTCTTGCCATCTTCCTGTTGCTCTCATCTCTATTTCCCATTCTTCTATGAAGTCTTTGTACTTAGTGGTGTTCTTCAACAATGGCAACTGGACAAAAGTCATTATCAAGTCATCATGTCCATATGCAGCAGCATAGCTTCCATTTCCATTCTTATCTTCAAAGTTCTCTAATTCTGACACTGTTAGCAAGTCAGTCAAGATCACATCAAACTTCTCTATCATCATCTTAAGGAGTGCACAAGCAGATATCTTAGTGGCATGACTAAGCCTTATCCCTGGTATTGTGCTACTGTTCTTGAATCCATTCAAGTTAGCAATAGAGTCTTCTTGGCTTCCTTTCTTGTATCTTGCTAAGCAACTCAAGTCAAATTCTCTGGCAGGATTCACTTGCCATCTCCATGCTGCTTCTGGCATGTACTCTTCTTCATTCAAGTTCTTCAGATAATTGTAGAACAATGCACCGTATGTGTTCCACTCAACAGACACTAGTGTCTTGAATGGATTGAAGAACTGACCAAACAGTACCCAGAACTCTAGTGCAGCTTGCTCAAGATCTACTGTGTTACAATGCCAGTATCCTACTTGCTCAAACTTCTCTTTTCCTACTACTTCTATTATGTTGAATGTAGTGAAGTCATTTCCTCCACCTTCGGCTAAGTCAACTAATATGATGAACCAACCTTCTTTTAGATGATGCAACTCATATCCTTTCTTGAATCTAAGGTCATTCTTATGCAGACTGAAGTACCAACTGTCATCCTCAGGTACATCAAACAGATAAGTCAAGTCTCTGATCTTTCCTAAAGTCTCTCTTGAGACAAGACACTTGTCTGATGCAGAGAATTGTGTTCCGTATTGATAGTAGAATGCTTCTTCTGATCCTAGCACACCTACCATCTCCGCTTTCCATTTCTCATCTCTCTTCTTCCAACACTTATTGTCTTTGTCCCACTGAGGCACTTGCCACCAGTCTATGGTCATAGGAGCATACATTGACTTTCCAGTCTCAGCAGCATGCCATAGCTTATAGAACAAGTTGAATCCATTCTGCGTTGACATGATGCATATCTGGGCTGAAGTATCTGCTGACACTACAGGTATGATGTTGTTGTAGAATAGCTCAACATCATTAGGAGGACACCATGCAAACTCATCAAGTATCAAGAAGTTTATAGTCTTACCAAGACCTGCTGTAGGAGAGAATGGCTCTGTTGCAATAGTTGAGTTGTTGTCAAATGATATCTCGGACTGATTCCACTTGTACACACCTAGTTTCAAGTGATAAGGCAAGTACAAGAACATGTCTTTTATCTTCTTGAGCAAGTCTCTTCCTGCAGGACCTGACTTTGAAAGTATTAGGCCTGAGCGGTCATTCTTGAAGAGTATAGACCAAAGACAGAAGATAGCAGTTGTGACAGACTTTCCTGCCTGGCGGCATGCTCTAAGTATTGAGAATCGATTCTTCTGACAATGCTTGATATATTCTTCTTGGTAGTCACGAAGCACTGCTGCTTGGAGACCGTCAGGATTCATGATGTAACACTTAGATGCAAAGTATATAGGATCTTCCATGCAGTGCAAGTAGTCTTCTATCTCTTCTTCACTTCTCGCAAAGACTAGATTGGGCTTGATGAGCATAGTGTTCTTTCCTATGAAAGGATTGGCCTTCAGTGGCAATCCTTTCTTCATAGCTTCTACTGCTTTGTTTAAGGTGATAGTAGTCCAGACTATAGCTTCTGCTTCTTTTCCGCCTCTCTCATACTTTATAGGATCAAAGCTCTCATATATGTCTGTGTTGTCTTTCTTCATAATTCATTACAATGGTGATATTCCTAGCAAGCCAGCAAGCTTGAACTTTGCTTTCTGTATCTGTGTGGCAGCAGCTTGCTTCACTTTAGCTGTGTTCTTGTTTGTCATGTTGTTCAACTTGTCTATCTTCTTGTCTAATGCTTTTATAGTCGGCTTGACAGTCTGCTTAGCAATTCCTTTTGCTATTCCGTCTAAGAACTTGTTTCTGTTGTCCATTATAGTCTCTGCTTGATCATCAATAAAATCATAAGCTAAGTTCTTGTACTCATTCTCTAACTTGTTTATCTGTCCACCTATCCATTGTGGTCCTTGCATAGCATACTTGCACACATCATTGACATAGTTGTTCATGTAAGAAGTGTACTTGTTGATGTATGTTGTTGCTAGACCAACATAAGTGTTCACATACTTAAGTATCTTCTGTGGACCATTCACTTTCTCTTTGAGCGCATTGATGTTAGACTCTGTCTCTTTGTCTATCAAGAACTTCTTAGGAATGTCTGCAAGTGCTTGCTTCAGTTCTTGTCCTGCCCAATATGTCACCCTAGATGTGAAGTATGATGTGACAGTGCTTGCTATCTCTGATGTCTTCTTGGAAAGCAATCCAAGAGAGTAGCTAGTCACTTCAGCTATAGCTTCTTGCGCCATGTCAGATATCTGAGTGACATCTCCTGCTAGTGACATTCCTGTTCCTATCACATTTCCAAATGTTGATCCTAGTCCTGCGCCTACAGAGCTAACTGTCAGCATAGCTCCATTCTCTAGCTCTCCTATCACATCAGCTGCCTGCTTCTGGATATTGTCTGCTATGTCATATATAGTGCCTCCTGCTACTTCAAGTCCATTGGCAGCAAATGCAGATGTGATCTGGCCAGTCAAGAAATTCTGTCCGGCATCTATTGCTTTAGTCTTTATGCTACTGCTTAGTGACATTCTATCTCATATATATCATTATTGCACTACAAAGGACTTTGATGCTACTATAGCAGGTGTCAAGTCATTCAAGTCTTTCACTGCAGCATTCAAGTCTTCTGCTAGATGCACTGTTGTCCATGATCCTGCTGCTTTCAGTGCTAAGTTTCCTAGATTCTTCTTGAGCGAGTTCAGTACATCTACTAGCTTGTCTCCTAGTATCATTGGATGGTTGTCTCCTGTCTCTGTACCTACAAACGCTTGGCCTCCTTTCATAGACATCTGCATCCCATTAGAGTTGTTGAGAACATCTCCGGATGGTGTCATCTGTGATGATGCTGATGTTGACACTCTAGTCATGAATCCTTCATCTCTGTTGTAGTACATCTGGTGTCCTACACCTTCTCCTGACCTTGACACTAGCACATCATAGTCATCATTCTGTATAGTAGCTGTAGTGTTCATGTTCAAGTCAGGCTTAGGAATGTACCAGTACCCATACTCATTCTTGGTGTCATTCAGCACCCATATCTTCTGTCCTTCTTGTGGCTTGGACACTCTCTGATATCCAGAAGAAGAGAAAGGCCATACCCAGAACATGTCATTGATGTTCATGCTAGTGTTGTCAAACAATCCAGGAGCAACTGCCTTCACTCTTCCTAGATGCTTAGGATCATTAGCATCTACTACTACTCCCTGATATATCTCAAAGTTGCTTAGCTTCATCTCATGTCATTAGTTACATTTCTCCTGATGACTCTCCTGATGTGTTGTCTGGTTGCACATCACCCATCATCTCATTGTCTCCTCCTTCATCTCCTCCATCTGATTCCATTCCAGTTTCATCTCCTGATCCTTCATCTCCTTGATCTTCCATTCCTCCATTCATCTCTTCATCATCTGGATTCTCTTCTTCTGCTTCTTCGTTCTCTTTGTCTTCTAACTTGCACTTCTCATTCCATTCTAAGTCTGCTTCCGACATCTTCAGATATCTTAGTATCAAGAACTTGTCACTGAAGTATCGCTTCTCATTTCCTTCTGCATCAGTAGTCATGAACGCATCTCTGATGGTCTGGATGTACTCCATTCTCTTAGTGTCAACTTCAATGTCCATCATCTCATTGAACTGATTGTAAGAGTTGTACTTGAATCCTATGGCATCAAGAATGCGCTTGTCATTCTTCATCTCAGGAATAGAGAGCACTAGCTGTATCTGCAATGGCTTGATTATGATAGTAGCAAAAGCATTCTGAAGTCTAGTGACAAATCTACCAAAGTTTATCTCATCTCTCAATGTCTGTGTTGGATCTGATCCAAACCAAGTAGATGCAGCTTCTTTGTCAAATCTGTTCTCTGGTATCTTAGACATCTTGTATAGCTTAGACAAGTGATACTTTAGTTGCTCACTGTCATTGAGAGATGGTCCTTGGTCTGTGATAGTCTCTATCTCAGGCTTTCCATTCTCATTCTCTGGCATCCAATATTCTTTGTTGAATGGAAGATTTGCTTTTCCATTCACTTGCAGCTCGCCTGTCTCAGTATTGAAGCTTATGTCTTCTCTGTATCGGTTCATCGCAGAGTTCAGTGTCTGCATTCCCTTTGCTCTGTTCATTCCATTGACAGGTATAGTGAACATAGTCTTGAAGCTAGCTTGTGTGACTGTCCATATCACTTGTGCTTGCTCTATGATTCTGTATATGTTGAATGGACGTATCAGGCGCTCAAGATAAGACTGTCTCTCTGACACTCCACTGTCTTCATACTTAACATATATGACTTGTGAGTCCAGAAGCTTGCGCTCTTGTCCAATCACTCCTTTGAACTGTGTCCAAGAAAGCACACCATCTTCTACTGATCTAGTGAGTGTGGCAGGATCTATGTCTACAATGCCAGTTATCATGTGTGGATTCTCTAGATTGTCATAGATTATCTCAAATGCTATGACACCATCTATCAGCCATCTCTTGAACTGATCCCAGGCATGATGCTTCCAGTCTAGAAGCATGTATATCTTGTAGAATGAGGTGTCTATGGAGTTCTGTATTGCTTTAGATGATTCTTCATTGAGTGTCTGCAGAACGGCATTGTCAATGTACGGCTCTCCAACATAAATATCTTGGTCATCATAAACTATGCATTCATTCGACATGATGTCGAGAATGTCTTCGAGCTCTGGTTGCATTGCAAGCGTTCTCAGTGTGTCACGCTTCTGCTCAAGTGTCTTCTCTCTGAATGGCTTGTCTTCTTCTGGCTTCTTCTTCCAGTTGTCCATCAGTCCATTGTAGAGAGATCCATTGAGCATCATCTTCTCACTGTCAGACTGAAGAAGCTTGTCAGCAGGAACAGCAACCATGTTCTTCTCTACTTTTCCTGTCCAGTCCATTCCATAGTGACTTAGCTTGTAGAATATCTTTGACAGCTTAGATGATGTTCCTCCTCTAGTAGTAGTTCCAGTAGTGCTTATTCCATTTATAGTAGTGTTGAAGTTCTGAGAAGACTGCATTGCCTCATACAACGATTGCTGTCCTTCTAGAACGTCTGTCAAGTTTCCAAATATCATAGATATTGATATAGTACTATTTAGTTGTATATGTAAAAATAGGAAATCTTAATTTGAAATTTCTTAGAAGATGTCTATATATTTTGCGTGACAAAATGTTATAAAAAGTTTGAAATTTAATTCAACTTTTCTATATTATATCCGAACTTAAAAAGAAATGACAATGAGAAATCCAAGAATGTACTTCACTATTGAGTCAGGAATCTTCTATCCTTATCGTGGACAGAATTCTGTCTTAGATGCAAGATATAGAGGAAACACAAAGATAGTAGAAGAGACACTCTCTACTTATTCTAAAAAGATTAAGTCTTATATAGAGAGAAACAAGAACAAGAATGTAGTGTACTGCACTTCAGACTATTCTTTTGACAACAAGACATTTGTATTTAGCTTTGATAGAGTTCCATCAATATCATCAGACAAAGATCTAGAGACATTGTTCGGTGTCAAGTCTAAGTTTGATGCTACTAAGAAATATTGTTTTCCTTCTACTTCTTCTACTTCTTCTAATATAAGTGAAAGCAATGAAGAAGAAAAGAACATGTTGTTCATAGACACTCTTCCTGAGTGTCCTGACATCAATGATACTGGATTCTATGTAGAAGACAAGAATTGGAAGTACTTAGTGAGAAACATCAAGCGAAAGAAGCCAACTTTGTTGATTGGTCCTACTGGAACTGGCAAGACTGAGCTTATCTTGATGGCTTGCAAAGAACTTGGAGTGAACTGTGAAGTGCATGACATGGGAGCTATGCAAGATCCACTTACTGACTTGCTTGGATGTCATCGAATCAAGAATGGAAACTCTACTTTTGACTATGCTAAGTTTGTAGATGATGTACAGAAACCTGGAGTCATTCTTCTTGATGAGCTTTCTCGTGCTCCATTGATGACTAACAACATCTTGTTTCCTTGTCTTGACAATAGACGAGAGTTGCCATTGGCAATTGCAGATTCAGAAGGACCTCGATCAGTCAAAGTCCATCCAGATTGTGTCTTCATTGCAACTGCTAACATTGGATCTGAATATAGTGGCACTCAAGAGATCGATGCAGCTCTCATGAACAGATTCTTGCCTCTCAAAGTAGACTACATGCCTAGACAGAATGAGATAGAAGTATTAGAGAAGAGATGTAACATATCAGAAGATGATGCTGTCACTATTGTCAAGTTTGCTAATGCAATGAGACAAGGAAACAAAGAAGGAAACATTGCTTATCCAGTGTCAACTCGAGAGAACATCGCAATTGGAGAGATGCTAGCAGATGGATTTGACTTGATTGATGCAGTGACATTTGTCATATGCAACAAGTTCAATGATGAAGATCTGAAACCTGTCAAGCAATTGATGATGACAATGAACTAATTGTAAAATAAATTATATATGCGAAAACTATCAAAATCTCTTATATAAGCAAGATTAATTAACTTCGTAGTAATAAATGTAATAATTTTTTATATAACATGGAAAGAATATTGTATATAGTTAGAGGATTCTTGGTATGCTTGCTGTTTCACAATATAGAATATTGGGACAGCAATCCTAATAGAGATGTTGGACCAATGTTCTGGAGAAGATACATGGCAGGAGACATTCATACTTGGTATGGTAGAGTAATTCATACTTATGAAATGAAGAAATTCTCTTATGAATATGTTGGGAGATGGTTTGTAGATAGTAGAAGTGAACTTTATGAATAAAGAAAAAGAATATGAGAGTGTACAATGCATTGCATAGCAGAGCAAGAGAGAACAACATGAAGATTGACAATGACTTCTTGCTCATTAAGCAAATAACTAACATCTATAATTATCATGTAAAGAAAGACAAGGACACCAAACAAGAATACATAGATGATGCTCAGACAAATGACTTGCTCATAAGAAAGTCAGACATATGCAAGATAGAAGCTACTTTTCCAGTGAAGATACAAATGAAAGATGATAGAGTATATGAGTGCTTGCAATCATTCTCTATGATATACAATCAATTGTTCAGAGATTGTAGCACACGTCCATACACTCCTTATGGTGAGTATCTAGGCAACAAAGAGGAAAAAGAAACTAAATCAGAAAACTTAGAAAACAACAATATAGATGAAGACTTCTTATAAGATCAACTTAATCAAGATGTATGTCTCTACTGTACTGAAAGAATATTCTAGATTATATAGAGAAGAAGGAATCAGCTCAGTAGTCAAGAACTGCATCAGCAACATCATCAATAGTTACAAGCACATTCCTTATAGCTATGCACATAGTAGATGCTATGTCAAAGTAGAGAATCATCTAGGGTATGGGTTTCATCATTGGCATGACTGGGACAAGATCATCATGTTTGCTTTAGTTCCGTGGCTAAGTCCTGATTGCATCAATACCATCCATGTTCTGATGCAGAAGCATCATCCTATCTATTGGACTAAAGATGAGAACACAGGAAACTGGATCAAGAAGTACAAGGATGCTTATTCTGAAGTTGATTGGGAGCAAGCAATAGTAGACTGGGAATGTGCTAGGTTCACTAAGCCGGACAAGCCTCTTGATGCTTATGACACTTATTGCAAGTACTACAAAGGAATAAGCTATGACTTTGACAAGAAGATTCTGTCTATGCTAGATGCATTGAACTTGATACATTGGACTGATAGGTCTGATACAGACTTAGTTTGTAAGACAGACATCATGAAAGACTTTGTTTGGAAATAATGTTGAACATGTTCAATGGAAAGACTATGTTCAATATGATTGAACAATTATAAAAGAATGAACAAATGATTATAGACAGAAGCTGGAACAAGAAGAACAAGACATTTTATATATCTTACTTAGACAAGAATGGAAACAGAGCATTCTACACTAAGCAAATGAACTACTGGAAGACTTATGAGAACAATCCTAATGGAAAGTTCAGGACATGGGAAGACAAGCCTTGTGAGCAAGTCTTCAAAGATGCTAACAAGTATAGTCCTAATGAGTTTGATCAATTAGAGTTCATATACAACTTACCGGAAGACATCAAGAAGGAAATTCAAGCGATGCGATTCCCGAGGGTTTATTTTAGTGACATAGAAACTACTATTGGTGAAGAATTCCCTGATCCCGAGAAAGCAGAGCAAAAGATACAGTTGATAAGCTTAGTAGGTCCTGACTTGTCTGTCATGGTGCTTGGAATCAAGCCATTGTCAGAAGAGCAACAAGAAATTCTCAGACAGAGATATCTGAAGTACATAGATGATTGTGAGTTTGCTAGAGAGTTGGTGAAGTCAAAGAAATGGAATCCTAAAGTGTACTATCATAGCTTTGATACAGAAGAAGCTATGCTAGAGCATTGGTACACTAGAATCATGCCTAAGATTGGATGTCTTGCTGGATGGAACTACTATCGATTTGACTGGCAGTACATGTGGAATAGAATTAACAATCTGTTTGGCAAGTTCAAAGCACAGCAACTGATGAAAGCAGCTAGTCCTATTGGAGAGATGGACAAGATATCATGGTCAGAGATGGATGGAACTAAGTATAGTGTGCCTAGTCCAAAGCATTGCATGATATGGGACTACATGGAGCTTATCAAGAAGTATGAGTTCAGTCTGAGACCTTATGAGAGCTACTCATTAGATTGGGTAGGTAGTCATAGTGTGAATGCACACAAAGTGAAGTACAAAGGAACAATGAAGGAATGCTATGAAAATGACTATCCATTGTTTGTGTATTACAATGCAGTTGACTCTTGCTTGAATGCATTGATTCATTATCGATTCAAGTGCATCGAAAGTCCATGTGCATCTGGCGCAGTGACAAATGTTCCTGCATTGAAGTCAATGGGTCAAGTAGCACTCACAACAGCAAACTTGTTCTATGAGTTCTACAATGACAACAAGCATGTAGTGTATGACTACAATGGAATTGACAGAACAAAGGTTCCTTATGAAGGTGCATTCTGTGGTGCAGTTCCAGGAAGACATGAGTATTGTGTGTGTGATGACTTTGCTTCACTTTATCCATCACAGATCATCACTTGCAACTTAAGTCCAGAATCTATTGTCAAGAACTTAGTTGGTCCAGATAGTCTTGGAAGATACACAGAGATTCCATGGACTGAAGCAGACTTAGAGAAGTTCAGGAAAGATCCTAACTACTTTGTCTCTGTCATGGGCACTGTATACAAGAATGACAAGCAATATGCATTTCCTAGACTCCAAGCAAGACAGAAGAGACTTCGAAATGAATATAAATACATAGGATGGAAAATTGATGCAGAATTGCTTTCTGAGATAGATCGATTGATAAAAGAAAAAGAAAATGCTGCATAGATAGATGAATGGATTGACAATTGTCAATCCATTTTTTAAAAAAGTTCATCATTAAAATGAAATTTTCATTTTTATTTCTATATTATAGATGTCAATAAAATAATTATTCATCTTATAAAACAACAAGACAATGGCAAGAGCATCATATAAAGTAAAGAACATTTCATTAGTAGACAACAACATCAATAACACTGGTTATGAGCAATATGAAGTTATTGTTGAGTGGACTAACAAACTTAATGAAGTTCGCGAAGTGAGAGACATTGTTATTGTCAATCCTCACTCTACTATATATGGCAAGTATCCTAAGCCATTGTTCATCAAGTACCCTTCTAGACACTCATTCTTTGTCAACAAAGTGAACTTCCATTCTTTAGGTGATGATGTTGACAGAGCAATCAAGAAAAATGTTGCTAAAGCTCTTCTCAAGTTCATGTACCCTGGTACAGAAGGAAGACAGTATGTAGCAGAAATTTTCTAATTACTAGCATACAGACAATAATATGAAAAGATATGGCAGAAGTCTGAAGAACTTTCTTTACTTAGGAAAGAAACCGGATACTCTTCTCGGAAAGAGAGTATATCAGATTACTTATGTGGTCAATGGACATGATGAACTAGAAAAGTTAGTTCATTGTGTTGTTGAGATTGTAGATGGTGCATTGAATGGAAAAGATTGCCCTATCATCCTTTCTCATAAGTTTAGTCAAGAAAAGGAAGATGGATCTATATCGGATATGAATTCATTTGACAAGAAAGAAGTCACTTATGTAGATAACACTATAAAGAGAATGTTCATTAAAGAAAAGATTAATTTTGATTAGATATGGAGTACAGGACTCAGTTGCAGACATTGCTAGAAAAGACTTACAAGAACAAGAGACTTTGCATCACTAAATATGAGGCTATGAGCGATAGTAGAGGAATAGGAATAGGATGGGGTGATGTGAAGCATGTAGGTAGATGCATATCAGTCAAAGTTGATGGCATCATGACCAAGAACACTAACTGTGAAGCATACAAGATTAGTGTGAAGATCATTCACAATGACTTAGCGCAGTCTAAAGAATGGCTGGTGTTGAATGACAGTGAAGTTGAAATTATTGATTAGAATTACTATTCATTGAACATGACAAAGACAATAGAACAAAAATACAAAGAACTTACAGAACGTGAGCATATTTTACAGAGACCTGGCATGTGGGTAGGCTCTATCAAGCCAGAACTTTCTACTCAGTTCATATTTGACTATAAAGAGAATGTGATGGTACAGAAAGAAGTAGAGTATGTTCCTGCTATGCTTAAGCTTGTAGATGAGATCATCAGCAACTCTTGTGATGAGTATAGACGCAAAGACAATCTTGGTCTTACTAAGCTTGAAGTTACTATAAATGATGATAACAACACTATAATTGTACATGACAATGGAGGAATTCCTGTAGTGAAGCACAAAGAAGCAGGAGTGATGTTGCCACAGTTCATATTTGGAAGACTGAGAACTTCTTCTAATTACAATGATGATGAAGACAGAGCTGGAGTAGGAACGAATGGTGTAGGTTCTGCACTCACTTCAGTATTCTCGACTTACTTTGCAGTTCGCACATCTGATGGAAAGAAAGAATGGAGAGGTGCATGGAAGAACAACATGAAGACTTTCTTTGGAGAAGAAGTGAACAAGAGCACTAAGAAAGATCATGGCACTACTACTACATTCAAGCTTGACTTGTCTAGATTTGAAGGTGTGTCTGAGCTTACAAGAGAGTTCAAAGACATTGTGTTGACACGTTGCATCAATGCTGCCGCTGCCAATCCAGGACTTGAAGTTGCATATAAAGATGATGAAGTGTCTAGCACATACAAGTTCACTGACTTCAAAGACTACATTGAGCTATATAGAAACTACTTGACATTGAAAGATTGCATTGAATGCTCATTTGACAACAATAGAGTATATGTGTATCCTGACGGCGTCATCAATGTAGGATTTGTCAATGGTGCTATATGTAGCAAAGGTACTCATGTCAAAGCATTGCATCAGTTCATCAATGCTACTATATCTGAGTTCTTGAGGAAGAAAGACAAGATAGATGTTCTTCCAAGACAAGTTGATGGAAACTATAGCATGTTCTGCGATGTGACAGTTTCTAATCCATCATATTCTTCACAGACTAAAGAAGAACTTACTACACCAGTAGAGAAGTTCTATAAAGACGAGAACAAGAAGTTTGAAGTAAGTCAGAAGTTCTTAGATCAAGTAATCAAGTCAGACATTGTCAACAATGTGAGAGATTGGTACAAGAAGAAGTGTGAAGCAGAAGATCAGCGCACTCTCAGAAAGCTCAACAAAGAAGCGAGCAAAGGTCTTCGTCGCTCAGACAAGTATGTCACTTGTTCTTCTAAGAAGAAGACTAACAAGCAACTATGGATATATGAAGGTGACTCTGCTGCTAGAGGTCTGCGAATTGGGAGAGATCCGGAGACACAAGCCGGATATGTCATGAGAGGTGTGCCACCAAACTCACTAGACATGTCACCATTGCAGATAATGAAGAATGATGTCTTCAATGACATCATCACTATATTAGGTCTCAAGTTTGGAGATGACTTTGATGTAAAAGACTTGAAGTTTGACAAGATAGTGATATCAACAGATGCTGATGTTGATGGTGACAAGATTGCAGCTTTGCTGTTGCTTCTCTTCTCAAGATGGCCTATCTTGTTTGAGAAAGGCATAGTTTGCAGAAGCATCACACCTATCATCATTGCTAAGAAAGGAAAAGACACTAAGAAGTACTATAGCCAAGAAGAGTTTGAGAAAGATGCAAGAAAGCTCAAAGGCTACATGATCAAGTATGTCAAAGGCCTTTCTGGCCTTGATGCTAGCGAGACAAAAGAGTCAATGAGAAACCCAATATTCATGCACTTCAAGCTTGATGACTTGTCTAAGTCTATGTTCAAGAAGTGGTTTGGAAAGAACTCTGATGAGAGAAAGAACATGATGGGAGACTTAGTATAACATAATAAGAATTATGCCGAAGAAAGTAGAAAATAAAGTAATTGTCAAGAAAGACATACAGAAGTCAGTCACTGATTTTCTTAATATTGAATACTTGAATTATTCATTGGCCACGGTCGGAGATCGCGCCATACCTTCTATATGTGATGGATTCAAGCCTGGTGCAAGAAAGATAGTGCATGCAATGTTTGAAGGATCATTGAAGAATGGATCAACATCTAAGTTGCTTGCGCTTGTTGGTGACACGATGAAGATATCTTTGTATGCACATGGAGATGCTTCTTTGACTGGAAGTGTCTGCACATTAGCTAAAGACTTCTATAATTTTTACAATCCATTAGAAATTGAAGGACAAGGCGGATATCTACGCAGTCCAGAAGCTGGTGCACCTCGATACCTTTATATTAGAAAGTCAAAGTGGGCAGACTTAGTGTACAAGACAGACTATGACTTATTGAAGTATGTGTTTGAAGAAGGTGACTATGTTGAGCCTGAGCATTACCTTCCTATAGTTCCAACTGTTCTCTCGAACTTAACACTAGGTATTGCCAATGGATATTCGTTCCATACTAATGCATGGAATCCTATAGACATCATTGATTGCTGTCTAGAGAAGCTAAAGTCAAAGAAAGCTATTGACAAGTTCAAGACTGTTGTCAGGCCATACTTGCGTGACATACCGCAAGACAACTGGAAATGCGAGTCAGGACAATGGTTCTGCTATGGTGAGTGGAAGACTAATCAGTCAAAGGACATCATGACTATCACTAATCTTCCGTCAGACACTACTTATGTTGAGTTTGAGAAGCTACTGAACAAGCTTTGTGACAAGCAAGAGATCAAAGACTACAAAGACTTGTCAGAAGATGGCAATGTCCATTATGAGATAACCTTCTTCAAAGGACAGCTTGCTAAAGAGATCAAGTCAGACAGATCAGGAAAGAGACTTGCTAACAAGTTCAAGCTCATCAAGAAGTTGCCTGATGACTTGCTCTGGCTTCTTGATGAGAATGGAAAGCTCAAGTTCTTCAAAGACAGATATGATGTAATCAACTACTTTGTGAACTGGAGACTTTCTATATATACAGAACGAAAGAAGAAGTTAGTGAAGTTGCTAGAAGAGAAGTACAAGAGCAACTCTGACTTAGTCAAGTTCATAGAGTTAGTATGCAAAGGAAAGCTCAAGTTGCGCAACAGAAGCAAGAAGGACATCAAGGCAGACATGGATGTTGCAAAGCTTCCATTCAACTTGATATCCACTCCTATGTCTAAAGTGACCATAGAAGAGAGAGATGAGCTTCTGAAGCAGAATGAAGAGATCAAGAAGCAGCTTGAGTACATCAAGAACACAACAGAGAAGCAGATGTACATAAATGACTTGACCGAGTTGAGAAAGAACTTAGTCAATGACTTCAAGTAATGCATACAATTCCGCTGGATGGCCTTTAGGCGCCGCTGGCGGCCATGAAATAGCCTGTCTTAATAATTATGTTAGGATGAGATTTTCATGGCCGCCAGCGGCGCCTAAAACTTTATGATTAAATAGAGTTTTTCTTTGAAATTTTTATAGTTTGTTCTATATTATATTTGAACAAAATAATAATGATTATGACTGGAAATATTACTTTTATGGTTTATAAGAATGGTAGAAAATATTCAAACATCAAGTTCTCTTCAGAAGAAGAAGTTCTGAAGTTCATGGACTTCAACTTGCCAGGAGATTACTCTTTTGAAGATTACTATGACATCTTTGAGTATCCTTATGGTTTCTTTAGAAAGAGATACAAGATCAAAGACACTAAAGAAGGTCTTGTATTTACTAGAGTTATGCCTATCAAAGAACCAAGAAAGCGTCATTTCGATTAAATTAAATTTCAAATAACATGAAGAATAAGTCTATATTGACACCTATCAAATGGACTGGATGCAAGAGAACACAAGCAGATAGAATCATAGCGCAGATGCCTGAAGACATCACATCTTATTGTGAGCTTTTCCTTGGCTCTGGTGCTGTGATGCTTCGCCTATTGAATGACTATCCAGAGAAGATCAAGAATTGCAAGCATGTCATAGCATCAGACACTAATGCGGACTTGATTGCTATGTGGAAACTGATCAAAGACAACCCGAGTAAGTTGATTGACTTCTATTGTAAAGAATGGAAAGAACGTAACACATATCTTGGAAAGTTGCAACCTGACAACAATGAAGGTGAGATGGTAAACCATCGCAATGCTCATTACTATGCACTTCGTGACAAGTACAATGTTCATTATATGAAAGGAACAGAAGAAGGTGGCATGGAACTGATGACATTGCTTGCATTCAACTTCAATGGGCTAGTACGTTATGGAAAGAATGGATTCAATGCTGCTTGCATGCCTGTAGTTCCGGGCATGCATCCAGATTCAAAGAAAGAGATCATAATGAATTGTCATGAGCTTGTCAATAAATATGATGTGAAGTTTGAGAATGCTTCTTATGATAGTCTTTACATTCCTATGGGTTGCACCATATACTTGGATCCTCCATATAAGATGTTCTTGAATGAGAAAGGAAAAGACGGTGTCTACAATGCAGGAGACTTCAATCTTGATAAGTTCTATGATTGGTGCAATGAGACATCAAAGAATTGCAATGTGTTAATTAGCTTTGATGGCGGCACTGCCGGAGATGAAGGATTTCCTGAAGACAAGAATTGGACTAAGATTGTCAATGACACTGGTACTAGTAAGTTCAGACGTCAGATGTCTAGGACAAGAGAGCCTAACAAGTCATTGAAAACTAAAGAAAGTCTTTATGTCAAGTTGTTATAAAGTGATGCAAGTTGTTGATGGGCGCTTAGAATGGCGCTTCAACAAGAAAGGATATGACACATACAAGAAAGCAGAAGATGTTCTGTTAGCTTGGTGTCCAGATGATGACTGGAGACTTGAGCAATATGCTATAGTGTACTTCAAAGACTATGGAGAAAGACCTAGATACTATAATAGAAAGACATACATTGTTGGATTGTACTTCTTGAGAGATTGCATCTGGCAATGCATCTTCAATCAAAGAAATTTGTTAGGTCCAGTGACAGACAAGTTAGAAATTACAAAAGAGACATTAGAAAATGAGTGTAAGCAAGATAGGAATTCCATTCACTAAGCAAGCTAAAGACACAGGTTTGTTCTTTGCTTCTGACTATGTGGTGAATGGCTTGTCAGAAGAAGTTCATAGAGTGAACTACAAAGGAAAGTTGATTTATGATAGTCCTAAGAAGCTAGGTAAGCAGATTGAATATCTTGGATTGAGTGACTATCTATATAATCATCAAGATGATGCTAAAGTATACTTGCATGTTGAGTGCTTGATGGGTCTTCGTGGCTACGATGGATTCAGAGCATGTCAGCTTTATGTACAAGCTAAGTGGATGGATCTAGATACTAAGCACTATCATGTGACATCAAGCAGCATGTCACAAGGTGAGTATTGTGAGTTCATCAAGTTGTTTAGTTGTACTTGTCTAGAATACTAACATAGCTATAATAATCATGACACTAGAAAGAAAGTTAGAGTATGATGTAGTCTATCTGAAGATGGCTTGTGAGTTGCGCCCATTGTCATTTGCTATCCGTAGCAAAGTAGGATGCCTCATAGTTTCAGATGATGATCAGATCATTGCACAAGGTTACAATGGCATGCCAAAAGGCTTTCCAAATGCTTGTGAGCATCAAGTATGGAATGAAACAACTCAGAAGTATGATTTGAAGACAAATGATGAAGTACTTCATGCAGAATCTAATGCTATTGCAAAGTGTGCTAAGTGGGAAGCATCGTGTCAAGGAGCTACTGCTTATGTCACACTAAGTCCGTGCTTGCAATGCTCTAAGTTGTTAGTTCAGTCAGGAATCAAGAGAGTAGTCTTCTTAGATGAGTATCGAGACATGACTCCATTAGAGTTCTTGATCAAAGGTGGTGTGACAGTACAGAAGCTAGATTTGTTGCACAAGTCATTAGATGAGTACTTCATTGACAACGAGAGTGGATTACTGAGTTCATATAGAAAATACAACTAAAGCTTATGTTCAACAAAGAAAAAGAAATCAATAAATCAGAGTTGTTCACTTGTCCATGGAATCAAGACAATGGATATGTGATAGACTATACGTTTGCAACACGATTGTTCTCATTTCTGTTGAGAAACTATCAGTCAATGGCTTCTGCGCATCCTATGGACGAAGAGGAGTTTGAGTATTTGATTAGGTCTGCTGCTACCTTGAAGAAGTGGCAAATGAGTGTTCCGACAAAGCTGAACAATCAGTATTTCTCTAATCTAAAAGGACAGAAGATAGAAGCACACAAGATCAAGTACTTGAATGCCATTGGGTGTCCTAATGTGATAGATGTAGAGAAGTACATCAATCAAGAAGTTGAAGACAAAGACAAGTCTTGCTCATTGAGAGATGGAATATGGATAGCAGTCAATCCTGATGGAAAGTACAGAGCATTCATTGGATGTCCACACAGAAAGAAAGAGAAAGAGATGGTGACAGACTATGACAATGAAGAAGAAGACTATCATGGGCATTTCTTTCATCCAGAGAAGTGGTCAGGCAACTATGTAGAATATTGGCAAGGATACTATAAAATCGACTATGACACTGGAACCATAGTAAATTCTTTAGACTTGCCTGCTAAGTTTCAAGGAATGACTTGGGAAGATAATCCAAAGCTATTGTTATGAAAATAGTTTGAAATATAAATAGATTGTTCTATATTTAGTACGTAAATTCTAAATGTAGAACAATTATGGCATATATACTTAAGCATCCTACTTGGTTCTCGGAGAGACCAAGATGCAAGACAAACAACTTTGGCATCATTCCATCTTCTAAGTTCTTGTATAAAGAGAATGAGATTGAAGCATACAAGAATAGCTCATCATTGATGTCACAAGCATTGATGATTGTGTCAAATCAAGTGACAGAGAAGTCTGCATCACTCATATGCAAGAAGAACTCTGATTCTAGTTATACTAATGGCAAGAGAATTGTCATTGGAATGAATCCAATCAAGCAACATGATGACTTGTTTGATGGCATGGACATTGAGATTGGATTAGCATGTCATGAGTCATGTCACTGTGCTTACACTGACTTCAATGACTATTCTATGATGAAGTGCAACTATCCTATAGCTCACTGGCTTCATAACTTATATGAAGATGAGTGCATAGAAGAGATGCTAGGAAAGAGATATCCACAATGGATGCACTTCTTAGATGCTATCATCAGTCATTACTTCACTTCTAAGAAGTTCATCTCAGAGACTAAGAAGCTATATGACACAGATGACAATATTGGAATAGCTCAGTTCATGATATTGTTCATGGTCAGAAAGTCAGAGTTCTCTAATAGATTTCCATCTGAATGGATGGATCAGTTTGGTCCTATGCTTGACGAGATATATGAGAAAGTGATAGTGAATCTAGAGAAAGCAAAAGACAACTGTCAGTACACTCCTACTTCACTCACTTCTAAGTCAGCATTAGATACTATAGAGATTATCAAGAAGTATGTCACTCTTGATGACTTAGTTTCTAAGCTGAAGAAACCAAGTCTTGGAATGATAGGAAATAGTTCTTCAGAAGGAAATCCTAATCAAGACAAGAACTGTGGCGAGAATGGACTGTTCAGTCCAAACACTAGAAAAGACAGAAAGAAGTCAAGCGATGCTATTGACAATAGATATGAGAATGCAAAGAAAGAAGCAAATAAAGAAGAATCTAGCAAAGATGGACAGTCTAGTCCTGTCAACAAAGCAGAGTTCAATACTGCATCGAAAGAGATAGGAGCAGCCAAGCCAACTCAATCAGACATTGCAAAGTACAACAGAGCAGCTAGTCAAGTAAGAGAAGAAATTTCTATTGCTAAGAGAATAATCATTCCTAATGACAAGAAAATTGAATTAGAAGATGATAAGTTCCATCGAAATGGCCAGCTCATCAACTCTCATCTTGTCCAGGCAATCCAAGGAGTGAACTGTGTCTATCAAAGAAAAGTGCAGAAAGTCAAAGATTCTACCAATCCAAAATATGCTTTTGTCATAGCAATAGATGAATCTGGATCAATGGGATATGGAACTACATTGTGTCCTAGCATCATAGCTAGCTATCTTTCTATCATATTCTATGAGGCAATGAAAGACTTTCCTGGCATAGACATCTTCATATATGGACATGGAGACAATGTAGTCAAGTATGTGAGTCCTAAAGACAAGAACCCAGGAAGACTTGCTTGTCGTCAAGTTCAACTAAGTCAGAATGAAGCTATCTCTTATGACACTATATTGAGAGATGTAAGATTGCAGACCAACAAGCAGATATTCTTCTTGAACATCACTGATAGCATGTACTTAGAGGATGACAAGAAGATAATCAGTGTGATTGATAAGTGGAAGCTTGAGAATGTATTGTTTGGACTTCTATCCATCAAGACAGAAATACAACATAGTCAATATTCTTATGTAGTCAAGCTCAATGAGTACTTATATGGCGACAGATACATAGAAGTAAATGAGACAGAGAATGGAATGAAAGAAGCACTTAAGAAATTTGCTACTATCATAAGAAAGAACTATGACAAGTTCAAGAGATAGTCATAGAATGCCGCCAGGAGTCGCTGGGCGCCGCTGGCGGCCGCGAAATGACTCAGACTATAAATTATATATCCGAACAAATTTTAAGGCCGCCAGCGTCAAATTTAACATTTGTTAATAGATATCATTTTTAATTGATTCTATGACTTATTTTTATCTATAAATTGATTATAAAGAGATGAATAGTTTCTTAGACAACTTTCAACCTACTATAGTGCAGTTCTCAGATGATCCTTGTGTTCCATTGTCTTGTAGAGGCAGATACATGCTTTGCATCAACATAACAGGAATCAAGTGGTTTGAAGAGAACTTTCTGAAGCTAGAGATAGGAGGACTGATAGAAGGTGAAGCGCTTGGTCCTAGTCTTCTGATGCTAGAAGATAGTGGGGCTAACAAGCTTGATGTCCCTAGAGTGTATGTTCCTATCAATGAAGACTTAGTGAAGTCAGATGCATTGCTAGGAAAGTTCTTGATATCTGGTCTTACTGACAACTTAGTGTATGCTGAAGGAATAGAGTACTTCAGACCAGGTCAAGACTATTATGTGAATGAGACATTGTATAAGTGGATAGTTCGCAAAGAAGATCATCAAGGAAATCTTGTAGCACCCATAGATGAAGAGAATGATGACATAGTGCTGCCTGACTATCTAGTGTATGATGACAAGACGGAGACTTGTTCTTTGTCTGATGCATTTAATGAGTTGACTGATGAAGAGAAGAAGACAAAGAACTTCAAGTACTTCTTGAACAAGAACAAGATGATAGGAATGAAGTTCAGTGATGATGAGCTTGAGAACTTAGCATCAACATTCTTCAAGTATGTTCTAGAGTACACTATGATAGAAGACAGCGCAAGAACTATATATCCTAACAATGGATATGATGCTGTCATGAAGTACTTTGCTAACTTCAAGTCGGATGCTGCTACTGTCTTGTTGCAAACAATATTCAATCAAGACATTGTTGATGACAATGCTAATGACAATGTCACATACAAATGCAACTCTTGCTCAAACACTATCACTTCTATGAGCGGATCTTCAACTATAGAAGAGAAGAGTTGCTATGAGAAGTACAAAGATGCAATGGACATCTGGCTATCAAGTATGTTGGCTTCTATTGACTATTACAATGATTGGTTCATGATAAGAGAATGTGATTCAAAGTATGCTAACTATGACTTGATAGACATTCTCATAGACTTATTGAAGTCAGCTATAGGATACAATCATTATCCTATGAGTGAGAAGTCTAAGAAAAAGTATGGGTGCTCATGTCCTAGCCTAGATTCATCTTATGATGATGAGAGTGATTGCAACAAGAACATACTGATGAACTACATCAAAGTTCTAGAATGGACAAAGAAGTGTGAGCTGAAGCAGAACACTAACAAGATAAGAGTATATGGAAAAGAGTTTGCTACACTTCTTTCTAAATACTAATAAGAACATAACATAACAGTAATACAAAATATGAAAAGTTTAAGTGAGACGTTGAATGAAGCATTGCAAGTGAATGAATCGAGTGACAAGTACTTGAGATTCACTTTTGGTGACTTAGGACATGCAGATGAGACAATCAAGTCAATAGAAGACTTAGGATCAAAGAATGACATCTACACAGAGAAAATTGATGGAGGCATCAAGATAAAAGTAAATGACTCTAACAGAGACAAAGCTGAATTTATTCAAGATGTTTTGCAGCAATATGTACAGAAGATGCAAGATGATGAGAAAGCTGATCAAGACAAAGTGAAAGCACTAGCAGATCAGCTCAACAAGCTTTCTGACTTCATAGATGATGAAGATGATGAAGACAATGATGAAGGAGAATAAATCCTTTTTCATTGACTTGACATGAAAATGGCAGAACTTAAGTTCTGCCATTTTTTGTTATCAATTCTGGTGTATGAATATGTAGTCATCTAAGTTCTTTCCATTCTTCTTAGCATAATCTATGAACGAATTGTATTCAGATATAGTTCCACTCCAGATGTAAGTAGGAACATTGTCATAAGCTCTGTACATGTACTTTCTAGAGTTGAGCTCATTTATTTGCTTCTGTAAGTTGTAAGCCATAGAGTTAGGATTCTTAGGATCTGTCTGTCTCTCTAGCTCTTGGACTCTTTCTTCTAGTGCTATGTATGATGAGAGCAATGATTGCCAAGACACTACATAAGGAGTGAAATAAGAATTTTTAGTGTTCACTATATTGCTTAGATCTTTGTCTTTAGCATAGTCATAGTGCAATCCATCATTGTCTAGAGTAGTCTTGTCTTTGTCGGTGTAGTCATAGCTGAATGTACCCCAGTACAAGTTCTTAGCACCAGTGATAGAAGTGCTTGTCACATAGCTATATGCTATAGTCACTTTGCTAGATATTGGGTTCACATCATCATCACCATATTCCTTTATAGTGTCTAATATAGGTGTGTAAGTGACATTCATGCGTTCTATCACTTTGCTAGAGTTGTTCAATAAGTTGACATAAGATGAATTGAATGTCAGTGCTCTTGTGTTGTATAGTGTGTGGCTACCATCTTTGTTGTCAGAATAGTCAAGAGACAAGTCTGGGTCCTTCAAGTCAAAGAAGTTAGTGTCTATGTCAGTGAATGGTGGAGTAAGTCTTATCAAGTTGCCAAGATGATCAGTGACTAACAAGTCATACTTTCCGTTGTCTATGTATTCTATAAGTGATGAATAAGAAGTAGTAGTAGATCCAATGTTGACATCTGTTCCTTCTTCATATACATCATTGTCATTAGTGTCTATGAATTGTGATGTTGTTGTAGTAGTCACTATGTTGTAAGTAGAAGTTGACTGCGGAGCACATACTATGAATGAGTTCTTTATGTTAGTTCCGAGTCCATTGTAAGTAGTGCCACCATTCTCATAAGTTGATGCCCACTCATTGAATCTAGACAATTCATCGAATGATGCATCTGATATCATCACTCCAAACTCTTGTCCTTGGTTGTATGTCAAGTTGCCTAAGAATGCTTTCATTTCTTGTTATTTGATGTTATATCTTTCTTGATCTGATGCAGGAGAAGCATCTAAGTCTTTGTATATGTTGATGTGCTCATTGTAAGATCCAATGACTTGATCATTCCTCATCTCTGTCAACTCATCTATCTGTGGATATGTGGTAGTGATCTTCAGTGAGAACTCTACTGTCTTCTGATTAGTGTCAGAGCTAGTCATGTCAATCTTGTTGATTTCTATAGACTGTTCTGTTGGCCAGTCTATAGAGCACTCTATCACATTTCCTAAGTATGTTATGTTGTAGTACTTGTTGAACACTAGCTTAGAAAGCACTTCTTCTATGAGTATCATCGACTCATTGTAGTTAGACAGAACATACTTGCATTTCAGCGATATCTCTAACGGAAGTCTTCTCACCTCTGCATTCATGCCTGTCAAGTCAGTGCCTATTCTTCTCTCATAAGTTCCTCTGACATAAGGTTGTGTCAGCTCTTCTAGCGGAACAGACACACTATCCACTTCTACTATGCATCTAGGCATCGACATGTATAGGCTGTCTTCTCCTGTCACTTCTGTTGTGCTATAAGAATACCCATTAGACTCAACATACAAGTAAGAAGAACCAGTGTTGAATATGAAGTGCTTGATAGGCTTTCCATACATCACTACATTTCTAGACAAGAATGACAGTGCTCCTTTGACTACAATAGACAAGAATCTGTCATCTTCATCGGCTAGTCCATCAAATGACTCTCTCATCCATGGTCTTATCCATTTGTCTGTCTTCTTGTTTACTAAGCTCTGCATCTAGATTATGATGAAATTTATAAGTAAAAATACCTATATTTCATACAATACTTTTATTACATATCACATAACATGACATATAAGATACTAGACTTAACTAAAGGAGAAGAATCACTTCCTTTGTTGATGGAATACATGTCTAAGAAGGAAGGAGATGGAAAGTATGTTCCTATGAGCACATTCATAAGCAACTTGAAGTTCGCAACTATATTTGCTGCTACACCAGACAGAGTGCTCCCATTCATATTAGATGATGACTTCTTTGTCTGTGCAACAAACGGATTAGACAAGACAATCATAGAAGAAACTATCAATTTCATGTCTAAGCATCCTAATCTGAAAGGATTGAAGAAGCTTACTATGGAAGATGAGTTCACTGGAAAGTACTTGAGTGTGCCTAGACTATTAGTGAATGGGATATCTTATGTTGAGAACTAGAACTTCCATCTGTCTATGAAAGACTTGCCCATCTTCTCATAAGTCTTGCCCGCTGCTCCAACAGTCTCTTTGAATGTGTTCTTGATAGTTCTTCCGAGATGCTCAGATTCTCCATATAAGTTCCCAAATGCAGTAGATCCATCTATCATTCTCATAGCAGATGACAAGTTAGCTTCAGATGCATCTACTAGTGCTTTGTATACTGTAGAGTTGTTGTTAGAGTAATAAGGGTGCTCATGCAAATATTTAAGTTGCTCTCTTCTAGTGTTGTCAGGCTCAGTAGCTTTGTTGTACTTCTTACCAGTAGCAATAACTTCTTCTAATTCATTTTCTCCTTCTAATGAAGGGTCCTTTGATTTTATTGAGTTTTTGATAGAACTAAACCAACTCTTTTGTTGTGATTGAGATGTGCCAGATGATCTATAGTCATGATGGTCTAGAATACCGCTAGATCCAAAGAACAATCCAGCAAACTCATTGCTAGTATGTTGGTAGCATCTCTCATAGTTTATCTTTATAGATGGCTTAGATGAGAAAGGCTTGTCATTGGTGAATGTTGAAGGAAGCATTCCGTTGAGTGACGCATAGTCAAACTCACAGTTCTTGAATGTGAATAGCTTGAATGACATTCTAGTAGAGAAGTCAGATCCATTCAGTGACTTGTACTTTGTAGTTCTTGACTTCAAGTCTATAGATGATGTATGAAGGTATCTTATTGGTGCTTGGAACACAACAATGTCCATGTCAAACTTTCTTAAGTTCTCAGGAACAACTTCTACTTGATAGTTGTCATCATATATAGCATTCTTGTACAAGTCCATCATAGTCATGAGCTTCATGTCTACCGCTTCTTCTAAGCATTCTATTGTGATGCTCTTTGGCTTAGTTAAGTTGTCAAAGTCAGTAGTCATAGCATTGTTAGCATCATGTATAGACGAGAAGAACCAAGGAGCATGAGAAGATATGTAAGACAATGTTCTTATGAACTTGAACAACATCACTTTCTTGTCATAAAGTCTAAGACAATCATGATTGCCCGTCTTCTGATTCATGGAAAGATATCTCAATGCAGTGTTTTCTGTATAGTACCCAGCATCTTCAATACCAGTATCAGTTGTCACTTTTCCATCTCCTATCACACCTCCTAGCAACCCATAGTTAGTGTTGAACTTGAAGAAAATCTTGAAGTAATACCATACAGGGTCATTTAGCAACGTAGAAGTTCCTTTTTGCCAGTCAACTCTCTCATTGATGAAGTCTTTGTAGCTCCAGTCTTGGATGTCAAGCAATGCTGCGCCTTTCTCGCCTAGCAATGACTCTCTACTAGAAAACGTCTTATATTTATCATAATTTCTTAGTTCCTGGGCCCTATTATTGTTTTCTTCATTAGAATCTAGCTTACTGAATGCACCTTGATATTTAGTCTTGCTACCCTCATAATTTTTTAAATTTTGTTTAGAAATCTCATTAAATGCATCTAGTGTTTGCTGTGTGAATCCTGTGTCAATCTTCTTAGCAAGAGAATCTAATGTGGCACCTTCTGAGAAATTGATAGCATTAGTGCTTAGTCCGCTATCATTCAGAGATTCTGACAATGTCTTCTTGTGAAGTCCGTAGTCAGTCTTCTCATCTACTAAAGTGCACCCATACTTGTTGTTGTATTCATTCAATATAACTGGCATATCCTATCATCTATTATTGTTTATCTTATAAGTGAAAGTGTCTCTTATGCTCATCTCATCTACAGACATAGGAGTATAAGAAGAAACTTTAGACAAGTCAATGTCATGCTCAAGACCTAATAGCCTTGATCTCATTCTTGCTTTGCCTGTCACATAGTTCACAGACACAATCTCATCATCTTTGTTCACATATCCATTCACATTCAATGCATCATTGTCGGTGACATCTGATATGTAGTTCTTGTTCCAGTAGTCACTCATGTCTACTTTCCATTGCTTCATAGGATATGTCTTTGTCTTGAATGTGCAGACAGATGCTTCTTTGTAGTCATCTCTTCTGTGCTCGGATATGTCTACCATGTCTATAGACAACTTTTCTGTCCAGTCATAGTCATGTGATGACCATAGTCTTGTCAATGCATCTTCTAATAGCTTGGCATGTATAGCTTCTTCTTGCTCTGATGTGTACTGAGACATTGAAGACAATCCTGTCCCTGACATCAGTCTTGTATATCCTTTGTCATATTTGTATTCAGTGCTCATTGATATTGTTCTATTATTAGTTTATGTTGCTATCTTAGGATAAGAAGAAGTGTTCAAGAACTGCAGTGTCATGCCTTTTCGTATCAAGTACACTCTCTGTATGAACTTCTGATACTTCACATCATACTCAAATGACATGCCATCTATGTAATACATGCCACTGTCTCGAGGATTCAAGAATCCGTATCCATCTGCATCTATCTTGTTCTTCAAGTCTTTGTCTAAGGTAATGTTTGCTTTTGCGTCTGGCTTGTCTCCTGTCAAGCTATCAGCGTTAGCCACCATAGTTCTCTTGCTCTCATTGTCATACTCAAATATCAAGACATTGATGAGTGTTCCTCTCTGAAGCCCAAGATTAGGATTGTCAAGCTCTATCACTAGTCGCTTTGCTCTGAGTTTCTTAAGATAGTTGTCATGAATCTGTTGCTGCACTAATATAGGTGTGTTGCCGTCATCTTCATTTCCAAACTCTGATCCTACATCAATTCTCTTGTGATAGTTGTATTCTTTGTATTGCTCATATCCATCTACAGAGTTCTCTTGCATCCTTATGTCTACTTGCTCACATGAGTTGTTGTTTCCATCTTTCACTCCTATTGGATTAGTGAACATTGGAGAGACTATGGCACCACTGTCCTGTATCTTAGTGTTGTCTACTTCATACTTGTAGTTTGTGAATGTCATGTTAGAGAGAGCAGGCATCTGCTTGAAGTTAGTGAGTATTCTTGCTACCATCTTCGACTCATGATCTTCTCCTACTGCACTGTTTGTAGGATCTATTCCTAGTGTTGCAATGATTCCAAGCTCATTAGGCTTCACATTCTCTTTCATTATCCAAGGAAGATTCACTACAACAAGATATCTGTACAAGTCAATCCAACAGTCAAACACACTATCTGCATCTTTTCCTCCATATGCGACATGCTTCTGGATTGCATCATAGTAGGACTCGTTGTGCAAGAATCTGAACTTGTCATCAGATATCTCTTTCACTTCTTTAGAAGCAGCTAGACCAAGTCCTAAGTCTGTCACTGCTGCCCAATGCAAGAACTCATAAGTAGTAGGATGTGGATTAGGTCCTAGCTGACAATGCTCCGCAGGACATCCTACAGGAGGCTCATTGAACTGTATTTGCTTGCACATTGGCTTGTCTAGCTTCATCAGCTTGTATGTAGCATAGTAAGTGATCTCATAGCTTGTGTACTTCACTTCTCTGACATAGAAGTCTATAGACACCGGCTTGTATGCACCATCTACTTGTGGTGTCAGTACTATTGTCATGTCTGCATTCATGCCCGGAATGTCATTAGTAGCACCCTTGTTGTTGAACTGAGTCACCTTCACTATAGCAGAAGGAACAAATCCATCATAGTCTATGTACAAGTACTTTATTCTTCTGAAGTCTATCACTAAGTTTCCTACTCTGACTATAGGAATAGCAACACCTTCCACTTTCTTTGTGTCTATGTCACCGCTATTGACGCCTCTTATAGAATTAGTTATGTCGCTGAAGTTTATCTTTGCTACTGGACTTGGCTTTATAGTAGGATCATGTCTCACTATAGGATCTGTCCTGTTGAGCAATGGCTTGCTAGCAAGCGCTTCATAGTCCCATCCACTCATATTCATCATTCATGTTTTTAGTACAATACAAGAACATTGTCATTAGTGATAGTGTAGTTGTGATCTGTTATAGTAGCCTCATTAGGACTTCTCTCTTCATCATAAGTCTTCTTGTTGTTAGTCTCTTTCTTCAATATAGGACTGTCATCTACTAAAGAGTCATCTACTTCACTTGTCTTGTTGTCTATCAGTTGATCTACTATAGACGGCACAGGACACACAAGTTCCATTCCTTCATTGAGGTCAAATGGATTGCTTATCCCATTCAGCTTGCAAAGCACATCAGCATATCTGTCATTTCCATAGATAGCAAGAGAAACTAAGTCAGGCCGCCCTATGTATTCATGCGTGACTGTCACTAAAGTGACATTCCCGTCTAAGTCAATGTCATTGTTGTATGTCTGCGACAACAAGTTCAGACATTCTACATTGTCTTTAGTAATCTTTGTCTTGTGTGAAAGCAAACCATATTCTAGTCCCATTCTTTCTAATTATTGTTCTTCTATTTAATAATCGAAGAAAATAGAAGAAGTAAGAGAACTAAGAAGAATATGGATTTTAGACTTGTCTCTTGAACAGAGCCAAAGTGATGTGCGTTAATAAATGTTAAATAAGCCGCTGGCGGCCTTGAAATTTGTCCAGATATATAATTTATAGTCTGAGGCATTTCGTGGGCGCCAGCGGCGCCCAGCGACTCCTGGCGCCCTCTTATGAGTATATTGTTAGTTAGTGATAATGAATGTTGTATCTGCGGGCTTGCTACCCAATGCATTGAACTGACTAAGAGTACCAGACCATAGATATGTGGATGTGTTGTTCTCTAATTGAGATCTCCATAAGCAACGCTTCTCTAAGTTAGTGATTCTCTTTATCAACTTGTTGTACTGGTCAGCAGTGATGACACCACACTTAGATCCATTAGGATCATCTACTTGTCCCATTGTAGTACCGTCATTCAAGACTGGTATGTTGATAGAGCTATCAGGACCAGTATGGTGGCTATAAGAGAGAGTGACTGTGGATGCAGTGTTAGTATACTTCCATCCTTGCGTCCAGGCAGTATATGTGAAGTTGCCGGCACCATCTATAGTGAGCTCAGACAAGTTGTCATACTGGTGATTATTGTTGTTGATGTACTGTGTCTGCGACTTTCCAGAAGGATCATTGAGTGACTTGATGTTAGTCTTAGACCAACCATTAGCATTTCTTCTCTGTGTCCAGTTCACTAGCATATACAAGCAATTCTCATTCTCGACATACCATAGCTGTCCTAAAGCATCGGCGCCATTTCCTACTTGGTTAGCATAGCATTCTTGTGAGAGAATGAAGTCAGGTATGTTGTACAGATTATCTAGGGTGTTCACAGTATGGTGTCCTGCTATCCAGTTCATGTTGGTGAGCGCTGTAGTTGTCTCATCTGATGGAACAAGCTTAGCATTTCTGTCCAAGAAAGTCTCTTTAGCTCCTATGTATGTTGAAGTGCCAGTACCGTTAGCGCCAGCCACACTTCCGTTTGTTGGTATTCTTCTTGCCATTTTATTGTTTCACTTTAAGATATTGTTATGCTCATGCTAGTAGTACCTACACCTGATCTATATATGTTGTATACCTGTGTGAGACCTGCACCATTAGTGTAGTTTGTTGAGCCTACTTTCAAGAATGATGATGTGATGATCTCTACTCCATTCTTCTTGATAGTGTTTATGTTGCCCCAGTCAGCAGGGTAAGCCATGACAAAGCAAGTAGTTCCTGTAGCAGTGTAGTTGATAGTCCATGATTTATTAACTATCTTTGCTGTAGCTAGTCCTGATATGACAGATATGTTCATGTTGTCTGCTTGTGCTTGTGTTGTCTGTCCATAGAACAGCAATCTATATACTGACCAACTCACATTGCAAGTTCTGTTGTCTTCACCTGATGCAGGAACTATAGATCCTAAGTGCCTAGATCCATTAGAGCTAGCTGCATAGTCATCAGGATATCCGGAGATTATCAGTCCACGCTTAGCAGCATATATCTTCTCATAGCAAATCTGTCCAGCATTAGAAAGCACTCCAGATGTCCAAGTACTAGAGTTAGTGTTGACGGCAGGAAGTGTTGTTCCCCATGTTCCTTCACATCTCTCAGCATTCTTCTGGTTGCTCACTGTCCACTTCCATGTACCGGACCACTTTGGCTTGAATCCATACTCAACTTGCAAGTTAGTGATAGAGTTAGACTGATGCTTGATATTAGTGAGAGTATATGTAGTAGTACCATTGTTCATGTATATAGTCCAAGTACCTGTAGATATCTGTATTCCTGCTATCTGCTTGTCACCTTCCCATATAGAGTCAAGTCTTGCTTTGTCTCTAGCTGACATGAGACCAGCCATGCCGACATTGTCATTCTCTAATGCTCCAGGTAGGGCTTGTGGAAGAGTAAACTGATATGTGTTAGTAGGCCATTCATTAGATTCTTTATTGAATGTCTGTGTAGTGAAGTGGAGAGTATAGCTGACTGGTGTATAAGTGAATGCATCTATTGACTTAGTGAAGTAAGTTCCAATGCCAAAAGTGTCAAACTTGTCATTCACTGTGTTGTACAGATAAGTGTAAGAGTTCCTGTACATGTTGTAAGTCACTACAGCAGACCAAGACTTGTCTTCTTTGTTGTTAGGATACTGTCCTGGATCATGATCATTAGCATATACATAAGTGTTGTTAGAGAAGTAAGCTACACCATTGTATCCTGTGCTAGTTCCTTGACTTATCCAGAATGCATTCTTTCTGTTGTTGTCTGCTACCCCAATACCGATGTTGAAGTATGATAGCTCATCATAGTTGTACTTGCCTACACTCACATTAGTGTTCTTGGTTGTCTTGATTCCTTGTCCTAGACCTATAGAATAAGTTCCGGTGATGCTAGTGCTTGTCTTGTCACCAATGTATGCATGTGCCGTCTCTATGTAAGTAGATCTATCATGAAGTCTAGCATCATGTGTGTCATCTGTATAAGTTATGATGTGCCCAGTCTTCACATCTGCTATCTTGTCACCTGTTATCTTTTCTGTTCTGCCGCCTTTGCTTACAGTTAGCAAGTCATGATCACCTATGGTTGTTGTTCTTGTTTCCTTTCCTACAAACAATGCAGTGCCATCTATAGTAGTGTTGATGTCACCGGTGACATGAGACAACTTATTGCCATTATGTATTGTTGTTGTGAATCCTTGTATTGCTAAAGTATAGTCACCATCTACATAAGTGTAAGAATTTCCTGTAGTGTAAGTTCCTATGCTTGCTTTGTTAGTCTCAGACACATATCCATCGGTGATCACCGTTCTAGTTCCGTGCACTGCATCTGTCTTGTTAGATGAAGTGTACTGGTATGTTGTTCCTGTAGTTGTTGTCTGGATAGATCCATTGTTGTTCTCAGTCACTTTTCCATCAGTGATGACAAGTCTA